GTTTGTGGTAACTGTGCCTGCAGTTGTTGCCGCAGTTGCTGCCGCAACGGTACCACTAATGTTGCCGGCCGGAATACTTGTCAATCCCGTTGCCGCACCATAGAACGCGCCAGCATAAACGTTTCCAACCACACCAACACCACCTGCAACTTCCAACGCACCTGTAGCTGTAGATGTAGACGCAGTTGTGAATCTAACGTTCATCTGAGTATCATCAATGATAACTCTATCGGATAATGTCTGTACTGTGTTACCTGTACTACCTGTTGTAGCTGTTTGGAAAGTGATCTTACCTACAGTTGCATTACCTGTACTTGCACCTGCTTTGATTGCAATATCACCACCAATATGATTTTCGCCGGCTGCTTCGCCAGCGGCTATCGTCATATCACCACCTGCACCATCATATGTACCACCAGTGATTATAACATTACCACCTTTAGCACCATATGTATTAGCACTAGCACCTGATGTTATAGTTACTGTACCGCCTTGACCTTGTCCATAACCTGCACCGCCGGATAGTGTAGCAAGACCGCCGGCCGCATTACCAGTAGCAGAAGCGTTACCACCATAAACATATAGTCCACCTCCCGCGCCAGTGCCATTACCAATACCGCCGGTAATATTAACATTACCACCCGTATCATTCGAGGTAGTAGCATTGCCAGCATTAATATTAAGATCATCACCGGTCGTACCATACGTAGCAATATCATTAACTGTTATAGTGCCTGAAACGGATAACGCTGTTAATATACCTACACTAGTTACATTTGGTTGAGCCGCTGTAGTTAATGTACCACCTAGCAATGTAGAATTGAATGCACCTGTTGCGGCATTGAATGTTAAGTTAGCATTTGATCCTTCAGCAACGTTACCTGATGCGGCATTAGCAAGAACAGGGTAGAATGTACCAGTCGTAACGTCAGCTACACTGATAAAATCAGCAACGTTTGCATAAGCAACGTTTAAATTTGCCACACGTGTTGTACTTGTAACTGTTAGTGGGGCTGTGCCGGTTGCTACGTTCGATATCAATCTACTTGCAGTGACATTACCTGCGGTATCTAAGTTAGCACCTCTGATATTTCCAGTGGCATTTAATATTGTTGCAGACAAGTTTCCAGTTGCGGCGTTGAACACTAGATTAGCATTAGCACCATCTGCTACGTTACCTGAAGTAGCATTTGCTAATATTGGATAGTACGTACCTGAACTTACAACTGCTGTGTTAATATGATCTGCAACGTTTGCATATGCTACATTCAAATTAGCAACACGTGTTGTACTTGTAACTGTTAATGGGGCAGTACCTGTAGCAACGTTTGATGTTATTGTACTTGCAACAACAGAACTTGTTGCGTTTAAATTACCTGCGTTTGCGTTTCCGTTAATGCTTAATACATTGGTAGTAAGGTTCCATGTAAAATCAGCATCACCGTCTAATACACCACTGTTGTTGAATTGAACGGAGCCTGAACTTCCACCAGCAACACCTGTACCGCCACCTGCACCTGAGATAACGCTGGTAGCAATAGCTACGTTAGGCGTTGATGCACCTAAGTTAGTACCAACTGCCGCAGTTGTTCTACCCGAATCAGTGTACAAACTTACATTACCACTAGTAGGATAATCTACTGATAATGTCATGTAGAATGTTTTACCGTTAACGATTGTGTTTGCATTTGCTCCACTAGCACCAGTAATAGTAACAGCAGTACCGTTAGTATAAGGTACTGTATTTGCTACTCGCATAACGATAGGTGTAGCATTACTTAGTGCAATAATTGGAGTATATAACGTACCTTTAGGAGTCCAAGATAAGTTGCCTAATCCGTCTGTTTCTAAGACGTAGCCAATAGAGCCACCGCTGATACTGACATTAGCAACACTACCTAGGTCAATATCTCCGCCGGCGTCACCACCGCGGTTAACCCAGTTAGTACCGTCATATGCAAGAATTTGACCATCGTCAACTGAGACAGCGGAAATGTCTAAATTACCAACTGCGCCCTCAATTTGACTGAAAGCAATATTCGAATAGGATGTGAGAACCTCAATGTTCTCATTGGGGGAAACTTTACCAATGAAAAGTCGTTTCGCATCAGTCGCAAAGCCAAATTCAGCTTCGTCAAGCTGTGGCAAGTCAACGATGTTACCTGATCTTTGTTGGATTTTTGATATCTGTACAATAGCCATAAATGTAATCTTTACCGGTTGTACAGTTATTTATCATTAAATCATTATAGGAACTTCATGTAATATTGTTCTACTCGCTTGAACCACATATCAGTATATTTGTCAAATTCAGTGCCTTCTATGATGAATTCTTGATAAATGTTATCTTGCGTACACATGAAAATAACACCTTTACGGATAGTAGTTCCATGCACTTCGTTGTGTGCATTAGCATAAGCCGCTAATTGAACAAAATAATCATCAATCCACTCACGTTTTTTTAGTTTGTTAGATTGTTTGTGATCCATGATAGCAGGTTCATTGTTATGAACACCCACTAAGTCAGTGGTACCAGCATACACTTTAGGGAAATAGAGAGGAACTTCTGTCCCCCAGTACTCATTACAATTGACAAGACCCTGTCTAATAATAGAATCTGCCATTTTGTGACTTTGCTGACTATATGGATTAGAGCCGGGAACCCCCAACTCTCCTGTCTTGATATAGTCCTCTATCCACTTGTGCATACGAGTACCACGACCAGCAGCCTCAGTGGTAATCTGTTGTGCTTTTGCAGGACCCATGCGCTTACGCCATTCGTTCAATGCTTTCTTAGATTCTTCTGATTTAGTAGCATCTAAAATTGTAGTGACTGAGGGTAGCTTTTCGCCATCAGGCGTTGCATATCTTCGACCCTCAGGCGTATCAATTCTACTGATTTTTACATAGTTAAATTTAGTTGGATTATACATATTATTCCCAGGCACTAGTATATAATGTACCTGACAGGTCTTTCTTGTTAAAATCTTTTAGTGTAACGTATGAACCCGTAATGGGAGTGAATGAACCATACTTCATTGTTAATTGGTCGTAAAAATAATCTGCTGTGATATACATAGATTCTTGACCTTCGTGACCACATGGTAACTTTTCACAATGCTGTATCAGTTTATAGATTGGATTTATAGTATCATTATTGATAAAATTAAAATGATTTTTATATTTTTCAATAACCGGATCTGTTTCGGAGTTATTAAAATCTACGAAAAAAGAAGAAACATAAGGAATGTTATGTGCTTTAAACAATGAATCTAACGATAATTGACACAGCATAGTCCTGCGTAAGAAATCTTCTTCACTCCAATTGTCTAGTAACGCAGCCTCATAGAAGTTTCTAGGTTTACTGTCAGGAAATGATATAGATACATACCCTTGAGGCAAATTCTTATTATAATATTTTCTGCACCAAGCTTCTCTGCGCCATGGCTGAGTCCAACCTATGACATATAGTGGTTTGTTATTGTTAGGTAAATCTTCAAAGTAGTATTCATAAGTGCGCCTATGAATAGTATCGTTACCTGATCCGGGTACTGCTAGATTAACTAGAGGTACGCCTAACTTTTTTGCAAGTAATGCAGGCCATCCGTTGACTGTTAGATCAGGTAATCCCTGACAATACGTCCAACTGCAACCATTTACGACTAAGTGTGTTATTTCCATTATACTCTAAAGCTTTCTCCACACCCACAGCGATCACGTTCATTTGGATTAAGAAATTCAAATCCTTCGTTAAGACCGTTCTTAACGTAATCGATTATCATTCCCTGAACATATGGACTACTCTTGGGATCTATGTATATAGCGCACCCTTCACAATCCAATATTAAATCACTGTCTATCGGTGTATCGACAAACTCTAGTACGTATGCAAGTCCAGAACAACCTGTAGTCTTTACGCCTACACGTATTCCTGAACCTTTTCCTCTTCTTTGTATTTGCTGTCTTATTTTTTTAACTGCGGCTTCAGTTGCTTCTATCATTACTTACCAGTGGCGTGTTTAGCCATGCCTGCGACAACTTTTTTGCTTTCTTCTTCAGGGGGTGCTTCTGGAGTACCGAAACCTTTGAAAACAATTTTGTCACCCTGAATGTTAGAAATAAGATTTTTAAGTGGGAGTTGTTTAATCATATCGTACAAGTCTGTCTTGTCGTATATGATATCATATTTTTTGAGATATTGCAAGAAATCGGGAACTGACATGTTAGGATCAGCTTGACCTTTTTCTAAGTCTGACTTTAACTGGTCACCTACGGCTACAAGTTTTGTAACCATAGGATTTGGTCCAGCAAATTCATAAAGACGCATGATTAACGCTTTGCTCGGCCTACTGCGCCACCAATACTTGGTTCAGGATCTTCTTCGGGAGCGGGCATATCCATACCAGCATCAGCGTCCATGTCAGCACCTAGACCAGCGTCCATGCCTGCATCCATACCACCTAGCTCATCGCCCATACCAGCATCTAAGCCAGCGTCGGCATCTAGACCAGCATCAGTAAAACTACCTGCGCCACCACCAGTGATACTATCACGTGCAGACTTCATCTGAGCAAATGCTTCTTTTAATGCACCACTCAATGTGTCTAATTGTCCAGAAACGATATCATTGTATGCTTGAGATTCGTTTGCACCGATCTCAGATTCAATGCTGTCAACAAGTGCAGGCAATTCTTTAACTTGCATTTGACCAACATCTTCAAGCATTTTTTGAATGCTATCAACTAGGTCTTGTGCGGCTAAAACAACTTGCGACTTATCAACTTCTTCGTTTTCCACAACGATTCGTGTTTGAGGCTGGCTTAGCAATTCATTAAAATGTTGAACAAGTGCTTGTTCCATAAACACTAACTTCATGTAGCCAGGGTTAGTTTGATTCTGGTGGAAATCAGGAGCTTCTTTAGCTTCCATAGCTAAGGAGCGAACTTTCTTTAACATCTTTTGTGTATCCATTTTATTCATTGAAGATGGATCAAAAGACATCTTGTAGTTCTCTGCTAATGCTCTAGGAGCATAAACTTTTTTGTCAAAATCGGTTAATTTCATAGTTGTATTCCAAACGTTATAGAGTATTTATCTTTTTGCCGCAAACTTTCTAGTTTGCCAATTATTTGATTCATTGATAAATGAACTCATTTCATGAACCATCCTTCGTTTCTTATTCTGTTCTTCACTGAGTTTGGCTGCATATATCAATTTGTATTCAATGTCATTTGTCTTTTTTAGTAGGTTTTTGTGAACCTCTATATTAACATCGGTTCCAGCAATCATACTGTCTAAGTATTCGATTCTTCTGGCCTGACTGTATTTTGTTCTATTTTCAAATATACACCAAGTCAATGCATTCTTCAATGTAGAAAATAACTTAAATTCGCTACTATTCCTTAGTTGAACTTTATATCCGTTTTTTGCAGGATATACTGTAAAACGATTAAAGAACTCATAACTACCATCATCGTTCTGTAACATAGCTATGTCAGCCATTTTATTGAAAAATTCCTTTTTCAAGAATTGACTTATCTTTTTCATTGCAAAATCTTCAGTCATAATTCACCGTAAAATAAATGTTTCTTAGTTCGCCACTTCCATCTAAAAAGGCAGGAAGTTTATTCCATTCAGTTCCGCACAATATCATAGGTACATTATGACAATCGCTGTACAATGCACCTAATTCATTAATGCCATCATTGAAAACGCTGTGATGCTGTATATCAAATATAAACTTCCAACATGGTAGTTTTTCATCGTCTTGTTGCTGAAATAAGAATCCAAAGTTATCAAACTCATCAAGACTTATATCTATTCTTTTGGGCATAGATATGATTTCAGGTTGAGACCTAAGATTGATGACTTGAAGTATAGTGTCAAAATTAGCTTGAGTGTTGCGTTTCTTAGTCCATTCAGTGATATCTTGATCGTCACCTGGTCTGGTTCTATTCAGCACCCCAGTCTGGGTTATATCAAATAGCGTGTAACATGTTATTCTAAAACTCATAGAAGTATTTAACAGCCACAAAAAAACCCGAGAATTTCTCGGGTTCTTTGAGCAAGTTAAGATTAACCTGTGAATGTAGCAGAAGCCGCAACTGTAACAGCTTCAACAGCCGCTGTCAAAGCAGTGTCAAGAGTTGCAGTTGTCCATGCGCCAACTGGATAAAGAGCAACAGCTAATGTATCATTAGTGTCATCTGTATATTCATACATATAGATTGTAGCTAATTGTTGAATAGTTTGGATAGCTGTGTTCAATTGAGTTGTTGTCAATGCACCGTCAAATGTGACAGTGAAGAAGTCCAACTTAGGACCTTGTGGTTGAACTGTTGCGGCAGAAGTAACTGCGTTAACACCGCTGTTTGTATAAGCTGGGCTGTCATAGTTAATGACTGGTAAGAAGTCGCCGTTTACACGTGTAAATTGTGCCATGATAAAATTCCTTTAAATGTTTTGAAGCCTACTGCCTCATACACTTATTTATGCCTGGCACAAAAAAATATCGGTTTTGGATACTAAAATTAGCCGCGGCCGGCTAGATTTTGGCGACTAAAGCCCATTCTATCTACGAATTTTAGTCCGTTTGCAACGAATCCCTCTTGTGTTTGAGTTCCATCTTGTAGATAGCCCTTGACAGGACTAGATTCTGCGGCTTTGTTTAATTGTTCTACTACAGACATTTTTAAAGCATAGATAGCGGCCCAGATTTCAAATGCGCCCTTAACACCTTCCATGTTCTGTTGTAAGTGATTTTCTATTTTAGCTTTCATGCTAGCAGTCATGGGACGACCGTCAACGTATTCCATGAAGCTTGGCAATAGATTAGACAAGTCACCTGCAACAATCTTCTTGTTGATGAATGTAGTAAACAACTGATTGAATGAACTTCTAGCTTGAGGCGCAGTACTCATTAATTGATCCACTGCAGGACCATACGCACTGATTGCACTGTTTGCCGCTTTGACTAGTTTATTATCTAGTTTTAATTTAGGGGTGATAGGCATTTTAGCAGGAACAATAGCTACGTTGCTGTTGTTCTTTAACTTACCAATTCCACCATCTAGTGGTACTGCATCGTCGGTTGTGTATGCATCTGGTGCTAGATACTGGTGAACAACAATACCTGCAGTTTTGCCACGGAAAAACTGACCCATTTCACTGTCAGCTTCTACTGTATATGCGATGCCATTTGGATTTGCTTTAAACTGGTACAGTCCTTTTTGGTCTTCTAGTGGTGCGCTGAACAACAAATCACCCCAGTAATAACCCTTGCTACGGTCTGCTTTTTCTAGACCAGGCCAAATGTTAGCAATAAGTTGATGTAGGTTTGAACGATTCACACCACGTTCCATGTCATACTTTACGAATTCTTCAGGACTATAGACTTCACGCCCGGAACCATCTTTCTTGTTGAACATGTGCTTGTCCATGATGCTGAATCTACCATCAACACCGCGACCAAATATCAATGCAGGATATCCGTCCCACTTGATAGTTACTTTAGCTGGATTCTGTACAGTATCTACTGCCGACTGTACCGCTCTTGTAGCACCTTGACTACCTGCTAAAAATATCAAATCTTCAGGATGATCTAAGTGGCCTTTATCTTCAAACAAAGAACGTGGTTCAACATAGTCTATATCAGACAATGTATTACGTAATGAAGCTAATGTTTCTGATAAGTTCATTTTCTACTTTTCTTTGCTTCTGACACTGGAGCAGCCGGGGCTGGGGTGTTTGCTGCCTTAACTAGTTCTTGTACAAAACTAGTATACGCTGTTTTATCTAATGCGTTCAATCTTGTCATTGCAGTTCTGATTCCAGCCGCAAGTTCTTTAGCATTTGATGCAGTACTAATAGCCTTCACCATAGCGTCTGATGCTTGTGCACCTTGCTGACCCGGTTTGCCTTGCTGTGCCTGACTACCAAATCCAGGAGCAAAACTAGCGGCATATGCCGCATTCGCTAGTTGAGTCAGTGCAGTCTTGCCCTTATCTTGTGCATATGTATCTTCGATTTTTTGAATTAATTCTTGTGTATGGGAGTCTGATAAATCCACACCTTTTGCATAAGTAGGTAACCATCTTTTGAAAAACTGCCCTACAGATTCTGCTTCTTGTAGTAGGCTTTCAAATATCGAATTCAATTTTTGATAACGTCTTTCATGTATGCCTTTTACTGCGGCTTGACGTATCAATCCTTTATCTTGTTGAAATCCAGGTTTCTCTTTCTCAGCACGAACTCTTGCTACTAGTGCATTATCGGCCGCAGATGAGGCCGCATTTGCATCAGCAGTTTTCTTCATCTGAGCCTGTGCATCTTGTTGTGCTTGTATGCCGGCCGCCTTTTCAGCTTCTCGGCGTTTTTTCAATGCATCCAAATCCAATGCTTGACCTTGAGGTTCAGCAGGTTTTTCTTTAGGTTCAGCTTGAGGTTCAGCTTGAGGTTCTGTTTTTCCTGATAAACTAGGGTCTACTCGACCGCTTTGTATCTCACTGTTCAATGTTGCATATGCTCTTGCTACAAAATCGTTGATGAACTTATTTTTGCCCATCTTTTCTGCAACAGATAATTCTCCTTCGGTATCACCCTTAAGTCTGTTCTTCATTTGTTGAACAGCGGAAGCACCGTAATTACCGATCCAGTTTTCTAACTTTTCATTAACTCTATGTACGGGTTTTACCTTTATATCATTCAGCCTCATGATTCTTCCTTATACTTTTGGCAAATCTTGCTTGGTCACGACCCTTTATTGCGCTTAATAACTTCTTTTCCAATAGCTCAGAAGTATCCTTATCATAGTGTTTATTGATAAGTTCAATAAGATTGATCGCACTAGTAATGATGTTGTGAGCACGGTTCTCAATAATATGAGTCATGTCACGGTTATTACCAATAGATTCTAGTTCTTCTAGAAGGGAGCGGGTTTTCTTTTGCATAAATTTGTCCTAATTGTATTTATGCTTGATTACTTCTTTAGCGAATTCAACAGGGCTTTTAGTTTAGTACCCTGTACATCCGCTACAACACGCTTATTTTCCGGCTCAATTTCCCCTGTTATAGGATCGACTTTTTCAGTCACTATAGACTGTGTTTTTAGCTTATTCATTAAATCATTAGGACTAGATTTAGGAGCATACTTTGCTTGTTGATCTGCGTATCCGTCAGGATCTTCGTCAGTAATACGCATTGTCTCAATATTATACTCTAAGTCAATCTTCTGACCCACGCCCGTTGAACTACGTGATTTCATACACTGTATCTGATACTTACCACGTTCACGCATACTACGACTTGTAAAGATACCGAACACGTTATCTGCTGTGTTAATCTTACTGATACCACCAGCAATGTGACTGTGATCGAATTCAATTTCTTCAACCGCACTACGATTCAACTGTGAGGCAGTAACTAATAGAATCCCTAGTTCTTTTGCTAAGTTACGCAATTCTTCTGAAACGTACTTGTCTTTAATAAATTGATCGTTAGGATTAACTTTAACACTCACCGGCATAACCAAGTCTAAGTAGTCAACCATTACAAAGTCAACTTTGATACCTGTCTGAATCTGTACTTCTTTCAAGTATGCACGAATGTCGTTGACTGTACTTTGTGCAGGCATACCCTTAACACGATACTTACCTGATTGTTTACCAACCATCTTAACTTTGAGTTCAGTAGTATCGATATCTTTACGAATGTCTCTAGTACTCATGCTGGTTAACATAGCATCAGTTCTTAGTGATGTTAGTTCTTCTGAAAGTTCTAGTGAGATGTAAACACCACTGAGTCCTCGTTGCAACCAGTTCAATGCAATGTTCATCATAACCAATGATTTACCTGATCCTGAGCCACCTGCAAAAATGTTCAATTCACCTCGACTGAAACCACCATATAATAGTTTGTCCATTTGAGGCCAGCCTGTAGATACTTGACCACCAGCATTAAAGTATTTGTTAATACGTGCTTTAGGGTCAGCAAAGTAATCTGTACCCATGTCTTTTTGTAGACTGATTTGTACTGCATCTTTAACTAGTTTTTCAACTGGACCATAATCACCCTTCTCAAGCATGTCAGCCGCTTTAAGAATAGCACGTTCTAGTTCTTGTCTCTTTGTGAACTTCTCAAATTCTTCCAAGAACTTTTCAGTATGTCCAGGAGTGATATTTTCGATAGGTTCAAGTTTAATGTTTGTACTTGCTTCGATGAATTCTGGTTCTGGAATAGTGCTAAACTTTTCTGCACTTTCCTTAAACATTTCAACTACTGGTCTAAGTGATCTTTCAAAATTCTCTGAATTGATAATGTTAGCTACACGTGTGTATAGTTGAGCATCTGTCAACATCATCCTCAGAAACCACTTCTGTACTTCCGTTGTGTATTCTAACTTAAATTCCGATTTGTTTGCCAATTTTCTTCCTCTGCATTTCTATTTTAATTTTACTATTTGTTGCGTTCTGTAAGATACTTAACACTGTAGATAGCTTACCGTATTTTAACAATGCATCATTTGCATCTTTTACATCAGGTCCCCAATCTGGTAGACTGACTTTGTATCCCAATTCTAATGCTCTATCAATCATTTTGAATCCAGTCTTGTCTCTGTCAGGGACAACGATAATAGTTCTGTTCAATGAATTCAATAACTGTGCTTGTTCGTTGCTAATATCATCATGCATCAATGCTACACCATCTACACTCAATGCATCGAATATACCTTCAGTAACAATACATGTTGACCAATTAAACTTTTGTGCATCAATGTTGAATACATATCCGGGCTGTTGCACATTAAAGTACTTAGGAGATTTGTTATCTAAGAACCTACTAGTATGACCTACTATTTTTCCTTTGTAGAAATAAGGAATGATGATGCGATGTTCTTTTCTAGAACCTATTCGCCCAGTACTATCTGGTGTCACACTAAAGGGATAACTATCAAAATGAATGCCCCTTCGTTCAAGATATTCAATGTATCTATGATGTTTAGGATTATCTAAATCTAAACTCTCAGCCTCTTCGGGTAATGGCTTATGACTGAATTTGATTTCTGCTCGACTTCTGGTTCTAACCAAGTCAAGTAAATCTTTGTTTTGTAGACTTTCTAAGTTCCACTTTTGTATTTGAGTTTCATCAATGCCGCACCATTTCAATAACAGTCTAGATGAATTAGATATTGTTTTGCCTAGTACAAAACCACATTTGAAACCGCAGTTGAAACAATGATAAGACCAATTGTTACCATCCAAGTGAATGCCACCTCGACTACGCTTGTCTGGTTTGTGCCCACGATTGTGACAGCAGATTGCGTTGAAACTATGCCACCCACTTTGGGATAGTTTCTTTCTGCCCGGAACAATAGATAGGATATCAAACATACTACGATTTTAGCATAGTATGTATCAATAAGCAACAGTCTTGGTAATTATCTAGACAAGATGTTTGTGATTGCGCCCGTATTGCTAGTGAATGTCATTCTAACATATGGGTGATATCCTTCAATGACATATCCTTGGGTTGTGCTGTTGTTTGAGTACGTCGCAGTTGTGATTGGGTACCAATCATTGTCAACAATAGTCGATCCTTCCACGGTTACATCACCATTGTATTGGTAGAAGGAAGTTTGTAACGTCAACACTGGATTGTTCTCTGTACTAATTACACTAGAATAATATGTGTTTGCGTTTGGTAAAACGTTTGCTATGCTATTGTTAGAATCAATATTGGGGAACGGTTGCCCTGTGGGGATGGTTACGTTTGCTGAAGGTATGAATGCTGGAAGTACTGAATTAACTATGTTCATATCCCCACGGGCGCCCGCGTTTTGATCTACGAATACTGGGAATCCAAATTGTCCTACTGGAATTTCTAATGAATAGTGTGCTTGTTGTGCAGGAATGTCTTCAATGTCTGATGCATTTAGTGTCAATACCGCCAAGCCGTTAAGCGCCAATGTAGGTGTTAGTGCTTTGCGTAATAAAACTTCTGAACCATCGTAGCTGATAATTCTGCAGGATATCTCCTTGCCCGTAATATCAACGGGTTTTTGTTCTTGGTTCAAGAATTGGAATTGAATTTGGTTATCAACTCCTTTGTGCAATGTTAATGGTTTTGCGTATACAGGCATATATCTCCTCGCTGAATTGCCGGAAAGTAGTACAACAATCTGTCGTTGGGTATAAATGAAAACTGGGGTAGAATACACAGATGAGGTCCTTTAGTGTATTTAGCTCCTAAATATTAAAATATTAACTTCGGGCGACCGGTAGTAAATATAATCATTGTTGAAAAGAATAAATGGCACAAAACGAGTTTTTCAGAAAACTTAGCGAGAATCATCCATTCATAACGGTGTGTTCATATGCTAACCAAGATTATGTAGGTATCATACAGAACAGGGATGATGTGGTTACCACAATCTATGATTACGGCGCTATCATAGAATCAGAAGCTAGGGCTAGATTTTTAGAATTAGGAGACATATGGTGGTGGGAATCAAATAGACTGATTCCCATTAACCTGTTTCTCAAAGAAGATTGGGCTATTTTTAAGCCGTATCTAAGAACGTTTACAAATAAGAACTTAGCTGTATTACATGGACCTATTACTAGTATGAATGAACTTCATAAACGTAGGTCAAAAAGACGCAGTATTACGTTAGTTAAACGATTACCATAACTTCTTCTAGTAAATTCATGTGAACTACTACTAAATGTGAGTAGGCAATTGCATGACTCTTTTTAAACGTATATCCGTCACTTCCCTTATCCCACACTGTTTTTGCTACATCTTTCCAACTCTTCCCGATCAAATGTTTTTTACCTGGTCTAATAATAGCTAAGAACATAGCTAGTCTAGGGATACTATCAATTGGTTCTGGCATCGATCTTAGTGTGCTATATTGATTGCCCAAATGAATCAACTTCTCAACAAAGTCTTTATTTTTTAATTTAGACCAATCAGGTTCTCGCATCAACTCAATGAGATGCTGTTCATCACGAACCATATTATAGACATGCACGTTCAATAAGTCTAGTTTTAAATACCCTCGTTTTTCTGCATCTGCATAATCTAAACTAGACATACCATATACAGGATCGTAAGGTATTTCGGTGACATGGACACCAGTAGCGTGTTTACGCATAGGACTAACCTTACGCATCGCGGCTGGAATATGGTCGATCAGAGACAATACTTTTTCTCTATCTCCAAAGTCAATGTCAATGTCACTGTTGAATTTCATGAATGTTTCTTTACCAGATCAGGTGAATACTGTGGGGGTTCCTCATCAATTGATTCTACACCCTTTAGTCGTTCAAGTCTAGCAGTTCTGGCTCTGAGTTCACTTGAACTATAATCATGATTACGTTTATGATAATGTAACTCGACCCCGTTGTTCATGCACCATTGTTTACCGGTGAAGTCTCTATTCAAGTATTCATCGCTGAGGAATCGAATGTCAATCTTCTGTGTCATTAGCAATTGAAGCAGGTCATATTCAGTTTCGTAGATAAGAATTTCATCTACATACTTGCAAGCCTGTAATTGAACATAGCGTTCATATGCACTTTGAATGGGTTTGTTTTTGACACCGGGTCTGTCAATGGTAGGGTCAATTTGTAATGCAACAATTAAGTAGTCGCACAATTGTTTTTCCATCTTTAGCATAGTTACATGACCTGCATGTAACAAGTCAAAACTACTGCAATTAAATCCTATTTTCATTTATCTTTCTCCGATAGTATGGGAGTTACAGTAGTAGGCCATTCTATATTGTACTGATCCCATTTAAAGTTTTCTTCAAGTTCTTTGTGATATGGCATGTCAACAATGTACTGAATTATTGCACCTTCAGTCAATGCCATATAACCATGTGCATATTGCGGTGGAATTAGTAGACCATTAGTTTCATCTAATTCAACAGCAAACCACTTACCAGTTTCAGGTTCTAGTGCTACATCAAATATTTTACCTACTGCTGGCATCACTAGTTTAGTTTGATCTTGTCTATGCATGCCTCGGATTACATACTGAACAGACTTTGCAGTATTAAGTTGACGATATGTTCCTCTCATACCATCTTCTGTAATCTTCCATGTCTCACTAAAGTTGCCTCTATTGTCAGGGTACTGTCTGCGTTGTATAACTTTGACACCGGGTAATTCTTGTCCATATATTTTCATGTGATTAATCCAGCCTTAATTAATTTTCGGTATGCGTCTTGCACTACAATAGCCTGTCTTTCAGCATCTTCTACTGCTTTGTGACTAGTAACGTGTCCACCGTCTTTGAGTTTGACTCCTGCGATATCCCACAATGTTCTTGTATCCCGCATTGACCAGAATGGCCAGGGTATAGGATTTGGCTTGTCACTAACTTGTCTCCAGGCATGCTCCATGACGACAAGGTCAAATGGAGCGCCATTGCTCCACACAGCACGGCGATTCCAACAAAACTTATAAAGGGTCTCCATGCACTCACTAAATGGTTGACGTCCTTGGTCTCCCAGTGCTTCTTCAAGTGCCTCAGGACTCTGTGTAGACCACCACCGTAATGTATCTTCATTGATACTCCTATTGTAAATTTCTGTTTGATCTTCGATTGTAGGTCGTAGTTCTAATCTTTCAACTACCCCATTGCCTTTAGGATCAAATCGTACTGCACCGATAGTTAAGATAACACAATCAGGGCGTGTATCTAAACTCTCAATGTCAATCATAATGTCATTCGCCATCTTTATTGCTTTTCCATATGTTATCCATAGTTCGGATATCATCAATTATACTACGATCTAAATAATTAAACAATAGAGCCTGGCGAGATTGGTCATGTGAATTGGGCATACTGGAGTGCAATACTCTACAGTTATAGTAGAGAACACTACCTTTGGGTAAAGTAGGCTGAACACACTTTTTCAAAAACATTGAATTATAAAAGCCCTGATAGCACAAGTTGATATTGTGATCTTGCTTCTGACTTCCCGGTACTATACCAGTAACACCCCTAGACTTATCCAAATCAAATAATGATACGATTGCTTGCACACCCAATAGTCGTTTGTCATAGTTGTATTTCTTAAAACGATGTGGTGTATCTACATGAGGGTTGACCCAATTGCTATGCCCTTCAATAACTACAATGTCACTAGCATACCAGTCAGCTAGTGGTAGTTGTGGCTTAATCAATTCACTTACCATCGATTCAATTTCTATGACTTCGGGCCAATCCATAACCATTTGACTCCACCAGACGCTGATATCAGGTAAGTCTTTAATCTGTTCACGCTCGGCATATGTGCGATTTGCGCTACTTGCACGTACTGGTTGTAGTATGTCAAGCTTTGCTACAACTGCATCAATTAGTTTCTCTGGAATATAACTGATAGCTACATCATATCCCTGTCCGTTTGTTAGTTCTGCCATAATTCATACATAGTTATCAGTTTTGTAGACCATATTGTAATATCTAATGTTTTACCCGATCCTGAAAAATCCCATCCATCACCCCTGTTACCAAAGTTTCTGCGACACCACTTAATGATAGTTGTAGGATCGCCGGAGCATCGAAAGATGACTTTATTAGAATCACGCGGGTTCAAACATTTGTATTCAACAAATTCTATATAAGGTGCTATTGTATCAAACGGTGTAATTGCCATCGAGTATTCTCCACATTAGTTCTTTGCTCATTACCTCAACGCAACGGTCTGCTTCTATTTCGTTTTTAAACGCTAGTCCAACAATCTCGTACATATCTCGTACATATTCAGTGTAGTTCTTCTTGTTGAACCAAATATCACTGTTCACCCACATAATATCATACTCATTGTTATTTAATTTGATAGCAAGTCCGGCGTGGTCACTACGAACGGTTCTAAACATAATCTCAAACAAGTCTGTTTTCTTGATATGCTTAATCATCTCTGTTGTTTGTGGCCAGTCTACCATATAAGTAACACCTTGTGCATCAAATTTTTTTACTTTAAAACTCATGACCACCTCAACATAAACCATTCAGCATCTTGTGCTTTTTCAAACATCCACACACGACCTCTTGCTTTATAATGGCCCTTTACATTTTCTTTGCACCATTCTTTAATCTCATGTGCAAATGATGCAGTCATGTTTGACCATGGCTCAGATATAGCTACTTTGACCCATCCTACTTCTTTAAGAAGATCGCATATTAGTTCCCAGTCAAATTCTTCTGCCATTTCGTTGCTCAACTTTTCTGCTAGTTCTTGTTCTAAATCTTTAATCATGCTATTACCTCTGAAAACATCAATCCAAATAGTGTTGCGTATCTATCATCTTCGAATGTTATAGTCCAGGCGCGGCCATTTCTCTTTGCTATCCAACCTTGCCCACCTCTGCTATTGTGCAACCAATGCATTCTTGGACCTATATTTTTTGCGATCCAAGCTTCATGTTCATTTGTAAAATCACGTAGATATATTGTTACCATATTAAAAACTCAACGTAAACCAAAGGTAATCTTTCTCATGTCTGAATTTTACACTAACTTTCGTGTCAAGTCTAATCCAACGGCAATGTCTTTCTGGATTATTAATATTTTTATACAACCATAATACTACTTCTTTGTGTAGTTTATCTAAATCTGATTCAGTTTGAGCAGTTATAACATGCGTATGCCAAAATGGATGGTCATCTTCCCATCCTCTTACCCAATCATAAAGGGATGATTTCATATTATCAGAGAGAACCATGTGGCATTCTTTCCGTCAACAAAATCAAATATTACACATTTTCGTTGGATTTTTTCCCAACCTTCATCACACTGAGGTGGAATGTACCTAAAAGTAAAGTCCTTGTTCACGTACAAATTTTTTTCTTTTAGTTTTTCAAGCAGTGCCCATACTTCAGTTGAGTTATCAACATTTACTACTATCTTCATGACCACCTCAGCTTAAACCACATCATATCATGTTCAGTGGCAAAACAGAATCTATACTTGTCAAAATTATTTCTACCTGCCCAGAACATACACCACCGTCCAGACCTATAGCCAATAGCGTCCCAACGTTTTCCGAGTTGTTCTTCGCACCATTGTCCGGCTGGTACATGATTGTCTTTATGAATGAGAACTTCATGACCTAAATGTCTATACTCATTCTGTTTCATGACCATCTTAACAAGAAATATGTTAAGTCTTTTTCGTTCTTGAAGGCAAAGTAGATTATATCTCGACCACCAACATCATCGAATTTTGCTTTACCGTAATCATCTTCCCAGACTCTATGAATGTCTAAGCGGTAGTTCCATCGAATCTTATCTTCACACCACAATCTCATTTCATCGTATCCATAGATATCACCAAACGGTCCATTGTCACAAATACATTGGAATGCGTAATGACTGTAATCCTTAAAGGAACATACGTAGGGATACTTCTCATAGAAACTACCTACATCATCAGCATACCTTGCTACGTCAGGATCCCTGTTGTGTCGATAACGTGACCATGTGTGGTAACCACTTTTTTCAAGCTTTCGTTCAGCTTTCCATTTACGTATTCTAGCTTTTATCCGCAACATAGTTCAAACATTATAGCATCTTTTTCATCTTTGAAAATGAAATCTAAATGATCCTCTGTTAGTTTAGTAGTAAATTTGTCTCCCGGCAATCCAAACATTTCTATTGCCTGTGCACAGGTTTCATTCCAATCGGTAACCGTATCACCCATCTTCCAAGGTATACGCACTTTAGTACCCGCCGGCTGTGAGGATCTCTTTAACTGTTCTGACATTCTCTGGTTCTCTGTGAAACTTTAGTGCCCACTTTTCAGGATCAATATAATCGATAATCATCTTAACATGAGAGGGATCAAGACTATCCATAAATTCAATACCACTCTTACTTTGAAATAACATCCATGGACTAATCTTACCTGTTGTGATTGCATAACAGATTTTATTTCTGTTACCATATCGCAAGTAATCTTTACTCTGAATCGTTTCTACTTCTGCTAATTCAATGGTAGTTTCAACACTACGATGAATTGCATCTAGTGCATCTTCTACTCTAAGATATTCAATCAAATACTTATTATAGTTTACGTCTTTTGCCCATGTGTCGATTTTGATTTGATTTTTTACTAACCAATCGGCAAATCTACTAACGTTCAATGCATTGATATCTACACAATAAGTACCAAACTTAGCAAAGGCTGTATAGTACGCACTCTTAATGAATTCTTCATAAGTCCGTTGTTTCTTATTTGCACTATTCTTTTTGTAAAATTGCAACCAAGCTTGAAATGCTAAACGATTGCCTGGACGATCTTTTTCTAACCAACGATGTTTGTATTCACAAATATGTTTAAGAACAGTGGACTCACGTAGGAAAGTACGGCCACAAAACTCACAACCATACTTGGGATCAGCGATTGCCTCTGTCTCTTTCGTACTGTTCGATATCTTCATCTGTTACAATCTGATTTAATGTTTCTAAGTCACTTACCTTCATGTGAGGATAGATTTGACCTAGATGCATTTTACGTTTCTGTTCTGCTACATATGCTTTAGATACTTCAGCGATACTTTCTGTATCTGCCTTAGGATAAATCTTTGTGTAGTATTCTTTGACTTCTTTGAGAGTTGCAGCCTCTTTGTATTTGACAACACGATCTCTAATATGAGGGATCCACTGATGAAACTGTTTGCCTAACCCGGGGCTTGCACTACACAACATCATCCATTGTAGTTTGGGGTGCTTTTGAACAAACTCGGCAAACAGATACTTGTTAGCATACTCATTTGTGCCCATTACGTAATAGCGAGACAATCCTTCACTACCTTTGATTGCGCTCATCCAATGTGTTAACATGAATGGGACGATTTTCTTTTTCTGTTCATCGGTAAGTTTGTCATAAAAGCCATAGTCTTTGTTATCGAGTGCGGCTAATACTGCAAACAAATCTACGTCTACATTTTCAAACTTTTCGTCTTTTGCTAGTTGTGGTTTTTTCGTTGCCATTAGAATGCCTGGTCGTAATCAACAATCTCACAGTTTCTACTAATCTCTTTAACAAAGTAAACGCATCTGGGTTTAATACCATCATCAATAGGTACACACAGAAATTGTCCGTTCTTCAATCGAGGAGCATACCAAGTCACATCATGGTATATGTCTACGATTTCAATAGGCAAGAAGTCAGGCCTAAAACTAGACAACGGATTAAATTCAAATGCACTAAAGCCCCTATCGTTAATACTTGTTAGGGGCAATGTCTCTAAATCACCGTGATCTTTTTCACCAATCAATATCTGCCAATCAACTGGCATCTTAACAGTAACATCACCAATGCGTAATACTAATGCAGGTGCTGAAAAGCTTTCTAAAAAGATCAATGGTATATAATGATAATCTACGTTGCTAGGGTTACTGTTATCTAGTATTGCAAATCGTAAATCATCTATTTCATCTGGAAGAGTCTCCAGATTGTAATATTCGTTTTCAAGGGTAAGAATTCTCATATGTATATTATATCACTTATATGTTAGTTTTTCCAAGTCAAATGGATAGTTTGCTTCTTTATAAAAGGTCTTACGTTGAGTCAAATGCCGTTTAGCAAATTTACAATTGCTTGTTATGTCCCAGATTTGGACGAAGTCCTTGTCCTCAGCTTTTCTAATACCTCGCCCAATTGATTGTATAACTCGGACAAAGCTTTTTCCGGGCTCCAAAAGAACCAGATTAAAAATACGAGGAATATTAATACCCACAGCGGCCACACCATAAGTCGCCACAATAATCTTGTTAGTAGCAGTCGCAACCTCATCATAATTTTCTTTTCTTTCTGTTAGGTTAGTTTCACCTGACACAAAGGCTACCTCAGGTGCATCTTTTAGTAGACTGAATATATCGCTTAGTCTGCGTTGTAATTCTTTACCTGCACTAATTCTGTCTACAAGAATCAGTGTATTGCCTGTCTGAGCTAATTTGTTGATTAGGACTGCAATCGCATCCAATCGTTCTGTGTTTTCAGTTAGATACTTTAATTCACTTTGATAATTACTGAACTCAACATCATCTTTTAACTGAACAATGTTAACGTGACATTGTGCAAGTACACCTTTTTCTTGTAATTCACTTGCTGATAGTTTACCAATTACAGGACCTAAGCTAACAAACAATGACATGAATTCAAACTTAGCTTTTGGTACAGTACCAGTCAAGCCCCATCGAATAGGTATACGTGACATTGGACCTGTCAATAAAGACTTCAATGCATCAGCCTTTGCCATGTGTACTTCGTCAACCATGACACAAACAACATCTTCAATAAAGTCAATGATTGTAATCTCAGCTTCACCTGACTGTGTTTTTTTCATCATGTTATTAAGTGATTGCCAAGTGCAGATAGTATGTGTACGACCTATCTCTTTTCTGTCACCGAAATATACACCAACATCTAAGCCCAAGTTAATGTAGTCAGCTTCTGTTTGCCGCACAAGGTCCTTGTTAGGGACAATAACAATTGATCTACCATACTGTTCTACACTCAAACTTAATGCCGCAGTTGTCAATGTCTTGCCGGCGCCAGTTGCAACTTCCTGAATACATTGAGGGTTCTCTAAAAACTTATTAATGATTTCAATTTGATAGTCACGCAATACAACAGGCTTACCTGCCATTACGTGTTTTGCTGGCCATAGTTTGTGTTTGAATGTCTCCTCGGACACTTTGTCAAAATTGAATGTTGTGGTGTATTCACGTTGGTCATCTAAGTCAATGTCGTAACCAGCCTGATCTAATAGAGGAAGTATTTCTGGTAGTAGATTAATGTACGTACTACCACCCAATGCAAAATAACTTGTCTTTCCATTCCATCTACCAAGTTTTACACTAGGCAAATACCTTGCACCCGGTACTTCAAACTCAAACATCTTCATCAATGTCTTGCGATCACCTAATTCTAGGCCCTCAAGTTTTACATTGACTTCATCTTTCACGGTTATTTTACATGACTTCATTTTACTACCACCGGCATTGAGTTTTTTACCTTTATAATTTTTTTGAAACAGCTAGATGCCGTTGATACATTTGTTGTTAGAAACATAACTACAGGATTCTTTTTGTCCTTCAACCTTTCTTCTATCACTATACCTTTATTATCATCTAGGTATAAACCAGAAGTTTTTATCTTTTCTGTTAGAATTCTACTATACTGAGCCGCTCTTCCAACTACAGTCACAGAATCACAGTTGATTGCTTTTAAACATTCTATCACACTATCAATGTTTACAATGTCTACTTCGGGTGCGTATGATGATGCAAACGTCAATACTGTATCTCCACCAATTACACTATCATCAATTTGAATACCATGTTTTGCCAAATTAGAAATAATCTCAGGATCATTTGAAAGTGGTATGTGCGATATTGCATCAGCAAGACTAGTGTTCATAGCCGCAACTATGTACATGTCATTGTGCTTTATCAAAGTGGGATTCCAATACTTGGCATTGTATTGATCTACTGTATTTAACAAATCGGACACTACTGGACAATAATTGACAATCGGATAATGTTCGTTTGCTACTTCTATCAAATACTTTAGTGCGGTTGTACTGTAAGGTGATTCGTAAACCTTTTTGTCTTTATACCATGCAAATGTGTTGAATTCTTTTTTGCGGAAATGTTCTATAAATTTTTTACTGAATGGACTACGGAATGTAATGGTATCATTCGCAATGCTTACATAAGCTTCTGTGAATTTAGGATCACTAGGTACAATGATAGATTCCCATGTCAATCCTACTAAATGAACATCCGACAAACCATGCTTATGTAATTGACGTTTGTATTTTTCTATCAATTTGTCAAACAGTGACACTTGATTGGTAGTTAAATTTGTGTGTTGCATGGTGAGTAGTTGCAAATTTTGCACGAACCTGAGGTCGTACTTACTCAACCGCATCATGCCACTTTGCATGAAATATATCAGGTGTTCTTTAGTTTGTACAGGTATCATCCTACTATTATAGATAATACGTTAGACTTAATCAAGTATAAAGGAAAAAAAAGGGAACCTAAGTTCCCTTTATATAAATTATCGAAGAGGACTTATTGACATTGCCTCTACGCACACTGCAGGGGTTAACCTTTCATGCAAGTTGCCTTAGCAAGTTCACGCCAGTTAGCAGAAATCTTAACCAAATCAGCAACCTTCAAACACATACGCAAAGACACTTCACGCAATTTGTTGCAGTTAGCATCAATGAAAGACATAATTTCATCAGTTTGTTCCTGAGTGAAATCATAGTCAGCAAACAAACCACCATCGGCATCGCGGTGAACTTGCTTGATACGCAACATTTTGTCACGCTCAGTATCAACTGTCAGGTCCAAAAAGTGACAACGAGACTGGAGTGCATCCAAGTGAGGTTGCATCTTAGAAGCCTTCTTGTTATCGAAAGTCTTGTTAGTAATGAAGATGATAGAACCGTTAAAGTTAAACGAGTTAGGGATACCTTCTTCACGCAAGATACGAGAATCTTTGTTCCAAGAGATACGGCGAGTTTTGCCTGAGTCAAGCGCACCTTTCAGTACGTTAACAGCGTCTTGATCTTCCCAGATATCACAATCATCAAAAACGAGAACGTTTTTAGCATCAGAGAATTTGTACAACTTAGCAAACAAACCGATGCCTGACATAGCACCTTTGACAACTTCAAAGCGGGCCTTCTTGCCTGCAACTTGATCGAACAATGATGCCTTTTCCATTTGCAAAGACACACCATGTGACTTACCGATACCCGCAGGACCTGTAACAATCATAGCACGAATGTCACCTTTGATACATGCCTTAGACATTTCATCAAGCACACCGAAACGAGTAGCAATACGGTCCATTGCTTGTTCATCAGTTTCAGTAACTTGAGCAACAGCAGTGGGCACTTCGACTACTGGCTCAGAACCATTCAAAAACTGAACATCAGACATTGTATCGACCTTGACTTTGACAACATCAATGTCAATGTTAAATTGACCATCATTCTTCACTGTAACGTAACCTCCCTTTTTACCTGTTTGAAAACCACGTACCAGTGTGAACACTTCACCTTTAACAGGTTGATTGCGATACGTACCAGAAATAATGCGAACTGTAGACATTGATTTGCTCCGTTAGTTAACTGTCAATACAAGTATTATACACGAATGCCCATTTATTGTCAACCTTTAGGCAAATTCGTAAAACTTAACAGATGGGTCCAACTTCTGCAATTCACGTGCGGCCTTAGTCAATTCATTGTAACGGGCTTGAACAATGCTACGGGGCAGTTCACCATCGCATGTCAAATTCTCGGGACTCAAATCTGAATCGATTGAATCGGCAATCTTTTGACGGTCAGTTGCATTGTCTAAGGTAAGTTCTTTGGCACCAAAGATTGTAGCGTAAGCGTTCTTGCGAACCAGATATGTTTTTAATGCTGACATTTTTAACTCCTGTTGTTTAACTGATTAAGACTCTATTATATACCCAAAGTGATTTATTGTCAACCTTTTAGCCACGAATTTCAAACGCAAATTCAGTGCCGGCCCTAGTGACATAAATTTTACGGCCATAGACCGTGATGTAACCCCATTCACCATATTGGTAAATGTCATGCGGGTCCTTTTCAATAGTGACATTACGGACTATTTCACAGAAACCATTGCGCCATGTAGGCAATTTCTGCTTGAAATACTTGTCGTTGTCACGTTGAACAATAAAGATTTTTGATTTCATAAATGTATTATACACCCAAAACCATTTATTGTCAACCTTAGGAATTGACAGTATTAAACGGATCATAGGAATCAGTAGACTCATCCTCAAGAGTTTCCGCAACTTCGTAGACCCAACGAATAGGGATATCCAAACGACGGGCAATATCACGCGGATCCAGACCCGACTCAAGGTCCAATTGTACATCAATGAAAAGTTCAGCCATAATAGACATTTTTTGTCAACCTTTAAAGTTTAGCAACCAATTGATTGTGGATCATATCCATTTCGGATTGTTCCACGTAGAAATCAGTAGTCGGATCGTAGTACTGACCTTCTTTGTTGTCATAATACAACACTCGACCGGAGAAGTTGAACGGGCCTTCTAGACCCTTACGAGGACCGTATTTTTGACGCATTTGATCCATTTCAAACTTATCTGCAACAACACGATAGCCCATTTGCAACTCCTTTTGACTGTTTAAGCCTCTATTATAGACCCAAATTGATTTATTGTCAAGCCAGTGTCAGTTGGACTTGCAGACCTTCCCAAGTACCTGCAAGACCAGTAGCACACTGGTCAGCAAGACCTTCACCGGAACGGGTGAACTCCAGTGCATCTAGAGCCTTTTGAGTGGCTGCATTGCACTTGGCAAAGTCACCTACACCGTTGCGAATCTGTTTTACTGTAGCATAGAAACATGCTTGACCAACGATAACACGAAACTTTTGAGTTTGCTTGAAACGCTTCATAACCATGTAAGACTCCTTTAATCAATCTATACATGTATTATATGCCCAAACCCATTTATTGTCAACCTCTTTGTTTGAGGCGCCAAAATTGGCGCCACCGAACGGATTGCTTTGTTCGATGGAGGCTCTTAGTGCCAGTGAGAAACTTGCCGTCAATAAGCTTACCGAAGGGCTTTGCTTTGGGTTGGCCCTTCAGTAGTTTTTCGGCAATGCGTTCGTAAGTACTCATTTTGAAGTTCATACATGTATTATATGCCCAAACCCATTTATTGTCAACCTTCTAGGATAGACCCAATGTTGAAGTACTGCAATTCATCACGGCGTGATGCTTGCATTTTGATGTTAAGAACCATATCACCGTTTTTAAATTGTGTGTCCCATAAACCAATCAATGGATTAGTAGCAGTAAGACCAAAACGATAAGCACGATTCTTAGAATCTTTCAACCAGTACTCAGTAAACTTACCTCGGGTCTTACTATTCTTTTTGAACCCTTTGACTGGCGTAAGTCGTACAGACTTGTCAATTGTCTTACGTGTGAATCTATCAAACTCAGGGATGTCTTTTTCAAACTCACGCTGGATAACATCAAACTCAACATCATGTGCATGAAATTCAGGTAGCCTATAGACCATTGGTACAGTCTTCTCAGTGAACTTCTTTGAATCACCTAGCAAGTAGTCTTTCAAATCTTGACGGAACTGTGTTAGTCGTTGGTCTTTCAATGTCATGACCATAAACTTCTTATTGTAGTAGTCACGCACTTCCTCTGCCTTAGTACGATCTTCCGGTGTCACGTGCCTAAACAATGCATCGGATAGTAAACTAGTAACGTGTGGTTGAAGGGTATGTTTGTCTTGTCTAATGCGATACCATGCACAACTTAGTGCCAACAAATCCTCAGTAGTTTCAATTATTTCATACTTCTTCACGTTGCTAGATGATGAATTTTGGTCTGCAAAGATGCCAGTTATGCTATTAGATAAATTACCTAATGTGAATACTTGCCCTTGTGCGCCGGTGATACTAATGCTAGACGGTATTGTATATGTCATAAATTATCCTACAGTAATGTCTTCCATACCAGCAGTACGGAGACGAACAATGTGGCCCATCTGCCATTGTTTGGCTTCAAGACCTTTTAATATACCCAACCAACGATTACGCAATAATGCGACTTCGTTGATTAGGACCTCAAAGTCAATAACTTCTGATTCACCGTCTACATACTTTTCAGCATCACGGCTTGTCAGTGCTCTATTATACGCTTCTAAGTATTTTTGAAAATGTTTTCGGCGAATTTGCCTTAGCCTAATGTTGAGATAGTTTAGTACCGCTTCTATCTCTTGTAGTTGATTGAATCTATGTTCAGTAACACCGGGTAAATTGGCAATGTTCTTTTCAACATTGCCATAGATTTTTACCTCTTGTTTGGCGCTAGCCAATTCTGACTCATAGTGCGTAATGAAATCCGGTATCGCAGATAAGTCCTGCGATACTTTTGTGTACCAATTCATTTAATCCCATTCATCATCTTCGGGTTCATCGTAATCTTCGTATTCTTCTTCGACTTCGTGCTGTTCTCTGTAATACTTCAAAGCACTGCCAATATCTTTATCACCTCTAAACGATTCTTTAATATCGTCCGCGTCATATCCAGCGTCAATCAAAAGATTGACAAGGGTGTCGGCGGCATCTTTTCGTTCATTAAAGTCTACATGACTTCTTAGGGCTTCCCATACTTCTGTTACGATATCCAAACTCATTCTGTAGTTTCTCCTTCAGGTTCTACAGAATTACTTATCGTTGGTTTGATTTTTTTGCCATATTCGGACATAACTTTGTCCAAGCAACCATCAGTGTTTGCTTCCCATGCTTTACGGAACTTCTTAATGATTTCTCCGTCAAGTGTAGTATAAACAAGACTATTGCCTTCTTTCTTAACAAGCTCGTCCTTCTCAATCATGTCAAGCATGCCTGAGTATGGATTCATACCTGTTTCATATGGAATCTTAATCTGAACACTTTCGAAAGGCTTAGCGTAACGAGTTTTCATAATCTTACATGCACTGCGAATGCCGCGCACATCAGATACTTTGTTACCATCTTCATCTTCTTTAAGTTTCAGTTTCTTCATCGCAACGACAATTGAACTTGCGTAAACGAAACCTTGACCACCTGAGATTTTATCATCCGGGTCAAACATATCTTGTGAAGCATAAGTGTGATTAGTAGCAACTAATCCAACGTTGTGACTACCGAACATGTTAACACAATTGCGAACAAGTGATGTAAGTGCTTTAGGCTTACGACCCATGTCACCCTTCATATCACCTGCTTCAAATTGATTAACGTCAGTTGGTGTCAACAACATACCAAGCGAGTCAAGAACAAACAAGACTTTTGGTTTGTCATCTGTTGGCATTGCTTTGTATGATTTCATGAATTCGCTAATTGTTTTAGCAACGTCATCAATCATAGCCATGTTAAGCTTTAACAATTTATCTTCGTCAGTTGAAACACCTAAAGCATGTAACCATGCTTCGTCAAGTGCGTTTTCGCTGTCAATCAGTACAACGAAAATGCCTTGTTGTTGTGCGTGACGAACTAGGTTTCCTGAGCAGATGAATGATTTTCCTGATCCTGACTCTCCGGCAAAGACAGTAACTTTACCAAGAGGTACGCCTTTATTAAAGTCACCACTAATAAGATAATTGAGTGCAAAGTTACCAGTTGAGATCCAGTCAGTTGGATCATTGAATCCAATTGATAATCCTTCAATAGACTTTGTAATGTCTTTACGAAATTTACTAATATCGAATGGTTTTCCCATGCTTACTCCACATCCATTGTGTTGTATTCTTTGATTAGTGCAATCAATTCTTCTTCAGTGTTACAAAGAATCTTTGCATTCTTCCAATCACTTTCTTCATCACGACCACCTACTTCAACCATCCAACCATTGTCATAACGGTTAAGTGTAATTGAATCATTTACTTTTGCTAATTTAGTTAATTTTTTTGTCATTTTATTCTCCTAATTATTTTTGTACGTTTGTATACATTCTATCAGCGAATGAAAATTTGTCAAGGAACTCTGGACAATTGTCTGCAATTCTCTCTAATTCATAATCGCTAGGATAGTGACGCAAGACCCCGCGGGCGCGGTCTCGCACTAATGATGGTACCCTAGGAGTGCGCCCAGGATCGCATAGTTCTTCTAACAGTTTTTTACCTTGCTTAAGGGCACGGTAGCGTTCGTCGGGTAATGTCATGGTTTTCTCCTAAGGAAGGGAGCCGAAGCTCCCTCGTTCCGATTAAGACTTGTTTTGTCTCGCACGAATCATCGCTAGGATGTCTTGTGCTTTATCGCTTGATGCTGGCGCAGTCTTTGGAACCTGTACAGGTTGTGAGGCTGATGCAGTGTCATCTTCCCAAGGAGCTGTAGAAGTTTCTGCTACGGGAGTTGCTACGGGTGCGCTGGTTCCAGCAGACGCGGTTGTTCCTGCCGTAGCTCCTGCAGGGGCTTCAATTCCATATGGACGATAGTATTGACCCCAACGTTCGTTGTCGAATGGTTGACCGTCAACTGATGCCTCAAACATTTCTTTGATAACACGCAGTTCAGCTTCGCTAGGCTTCTTAGGCAAGAAGTCAGCCAAGTTGTGCAAGCCATGTGCTTCAATAGCGGCTTGTTCTGTTTCTGTTAGAGGAGATTCTTTACGTGCCCAGTTACTTGTAGAGTAATCTGCATAACCACCTTTGCTTGTTTTCTTAACGTTGAAGTCAAGACCACGTAGATAGTCTGTTGGCAATTCTTCCATTTCAGGATCCATTAGACTGGACTTGATGATAGTAAAGATTTGTGGGCTGATGATGAATCTGCGAATTGGGTTCGCAGGAGTCTTGTCGTCACCGATAGGGTTTTGACGAACAAAACCTTGAAATAGATAACTACGCTTCTTCCAATACTTGTTAGCCATTTCTTTCAATGATTCGTCTTTGTACCAAGGACGAACTTCTGCAAGAACAGGACAAGCATCGCCATACATTTCCATACATGGAACTTGTACAACAGTTTGCTTAACGTTAGGATCGCCCTTAACGCCATTGAATGGAAGCTTGATGATTTGACGCTCTACCCAGAAGAAGGTGTTACTAGAATTTGCGTCTGGCAAGAAGCGGATCGTGGCTGTTGTGCCTTCGTCCATATTCCAGTGGGGGTAGATTGAGTTATCAGATTGAGCGCCTGATGCGCCTTTTTGTTGCTTGTTTTCTTGTGCCGCGATACGAGCACGAATTTCTGCTAATGATGCCATGATATTTTTCCTTATAAAATTGAGATGGTCTCGTTTAATATTCGACACTACCTATTAGTGTCTAACACAAGAACAAGTATAGCAGTACTTTCTTCTCATGTCAATAGTATTTATGCCAGATGTGGTAAACCTCACCTTTTAAGTGAGGTTTATTTACCCTTTTATCTGTTAATGATTCGCATCATTGCAGCCAAATCATCATGACCTTCTTTGACTTTTTCTTTTTCTTTTTGTCTCTGTTCTAATTCTTTACCGTATGCTTGTATTTTCTTACGGAATTCCTTTTCCTGATCAGGAGTAGTTTCTCCTTTGGGAGTTGATTTACGGGCATCGTATTCACCGGTATCTACTTCAGTGACAACAGCTTGTGCGTCAGTGTTGATAAAGTTCTCACCAACTAGATCACCGATCGTTGCTGGCTTGTGTGCTTTAGGACCTTTGTTACGCCATTGACCGGCTTCACCGGTAGCATAGTCCCCAGCAAACTCGCCTTCTTCATCTAGCTTATTGTATTTGTCGCGGATTCTTGTCATTTCTTCTTTACTAGCATCATCACGGCCTGCTTTGCGTAATGCATCCATACCTTCTTTACCATATTTCTTATTACCTAAGTATGCTTGTAATGCGCTTTCGTCCATATCTTCTTCGTCTACACGCTTTTCAACATCACTGATTGCCATGCTTGGCTTGCCATGATTCATGCCACGCACGCCGGCTTTTTTCTGTAAGTCTTTTAGTAATTCGTCATCGTCTTTACCAACGATTGCTTTACCAACTGCTTTAGCACCCGTTGCTAATGCGCTACCGACTTTCTTAGCAACATCACCGATGCCTTCATCTACGCCACCTAATGATTGTTCGATTTGTTTAATCCAACCACTAACATCACTGGAACCTATTTCATCAACATCACCGACAAATTCAGCAACATCACCGATTGCTTGTGCAACCTTTTCTGGACCATGCTTTGCTAATAAGTCTACACGTTGTAATAGAATGCGACGGGTAATAGCGTTGGCTACTGGATTGTCATATTCATCAGATCCATCTAACATACCTTCGTCTAAATCAAACGCATCTAATCTAGACTTTTCAGTAGACTGGTTGTGTGCTAATGTTTCTGCACCAGGAGCTTCTTCTATTTGCTGTACTGGTTCTTCACTTGCTTCACCGCCATCACCACCTTCAAGTAAGTTGTCAGCCCATTCAGCCAACTCACTAATTTCTTTCATCTCACCTAAGTTCTTGCTTAGTTTGTTTAGTATAGGCATTACAGACTCAATGCGTGGGTCCAGTGTTTCTTGGACAAAAAGTTCGTTCAACGCATTGCTATCAGTATCATCTTCCATTAATGGCGGAGTGTATGATTCAAAGTATGATGTGTAACCACGATGGCCACGCAACTTACCTAATGACTCACGCAATGATTGATAGTGATTCAATCCTGCTTCTACGACACGTTGAGCAGATTCATTAAATTGATTACTACGAACAGCACGAACAAATCCTGCCATCTTTGAATATTCTTCGCACAATGATTTCAAGTGGTTCCAACGATCATCATTAGGAACACCACCTTCTGCTAAGTGTCTAGCATAAACTTGTGCTAGTCCTGGTTTGCTAGTAGGTGATAGAAAACGTTCACCTTGTGCATTTTCTAAGAAAATCTTAGCAACGTTGCGATATCTTTGCTCACCTTCTTGTACTTGGCGAGTATGTTGTAGGATAATCTTTACGGTAGGTACAGCATCGCTATAGCTTGCTGATTTGCCCATTGGATAATATCCTTCTGCGATTTTTTCTTTCTTCTTCATATAAGTCCTTTGTGCCATGTCACTGTCAATTTTTTCTTTGGGCTCTAATTTAAAACTCAACTGACGAGCATGTGCCCATTTTTTCAAATGTCTTAATAAGCCATACCAACTATCATCAAATTGTGTACCCGGAGTACGCTCATCTGCTTTATTGGCTAAATCTTGGTCATAGTACAGTGTTAAATTTTCTGCACCGTCAACCGAAACCCATGCTTCATCTATGGATTTGCTACCCTGTTTGAATGTAAATTTGAATACATCTGCTTCCTCGGGAGGAACTGTTTTTCCTGCATTTGAAACATCACTATCTCTAGGTACAGGGTCATACCCACGGGCGTTTAGCAGATCGTATAATTTACGGTTTAATGAATCGTTCTTAATTGGCATAATGTATTTATCAACTTATCACAGCAAAGAAGGGTAAGGGTTCTAGATATTCCTCATGGTCTCGGATTTGTTCTTCTAAATTATAGTGATAATCTGACAATTCCTGCATCATTCTGATAGTCAATAAGCTGGCCATGACCAAATCGTCGGTTTCGCCTATTTTTGCGGCATAACTTCCGCCGGATGCAATAAATGACTTCAATTCTGATACTAAACTTCTGCTATTGATGGTCATTTTTCTATTCTCAACTAATGTTTTAAATTTAGCACAAGCCGCTAATTTTACTTTCTGTGTGGTGTTAAACCCCTTACGTTTCTTCCCTCGCTCACTTAGAAAGATTCCTGGGATGTTATTTTCCCCGTACTCGTTTAATGACACCAATGAAGCCTCACCTATAGAATTATTCTCAACAGAATAGTAGATATTACTGGCTTCGCCGGTACAATCTTCAATGTATTTGTTTATTTGTGCTAACAATTTAATTTGAGTAGGGATATCAGTTTTATTGTGCTTCCATTCACCTATTTGTGTAGTTGTGTTTGCTTCAAAGATTTGAATAGCTGCCGGATCACCACCTGTACCCAAACTAGGATCTAATGCTACTGTATAGATATTACCTTTACTGGGCTTCTTGTACCAACGAACCTGACCCATACGACTTACAGGTTCAACACCCTCTAAGTCAATTAATGTTGTGGCTGCAATTAATGTTTCATCAGCAATAATGAACTCACATCCGATCTCTCGACGGAATCGGTCCTCACCTAACTGAGCTTTCATTTCTTCTGCCCACTTTTCGTCTCTGCCTGGTTGCTCTGTATAATATGCTCTGTATGCTCTGAATCCGTTTACACCTAATTCAGTTTCATTTCCATATGAATCTTCACACTTGTTAGCTTGTTTCCAAATCAATGCAAATTGGTCTTCGTCACTGTTAGGTGTGCTTGTGATAATCGCTTTACCACCAGTAGACAAAGTAGGCGTAATCGAGGTCCAGAACAACTCAGCAATGGAAGGTCTAACGAACGCAAATTCGTCCAAGTATAACAAGGAAATAGACATACCACGACCTGTATTTTCTGTCGTGGTTGCTGACACGATACGAGATCCATTCTCAAAATCTAATGACCCCTTGTTGTAAGTGGTCACACCTGCTTTAATGTGATCGGGACAGGCTTCATATGCATAACGAATACGTTGCATAATCTCCTGTGCGCCAGTGTACTTGTGAGCCGCAATAAGAATTGTACTATCAGGTACAAACATAGAATACCAAAGTAGATAACCTGCGGCGCTTGTTGATTTGCCTGATTGTCGAGGCATTAGGCTGATACTGAAACGATACTTATGATATGTCTCAATCAATCTTTTTTGATATTCCCATGGATGATAGACCATGCTACCCCTAGTAGGGTGCTGAATCATAAAAAAGTTATCCATGAAATATAGATAACCCGTATCTGGGTCGCAACATTTCACAAAGTCATCAAGTTCTTTTTGTGTCTTGAACTTTGTTTTCGTGTAGGGCGTTTTAACTAATGACGGTGATCCACTCATAGATGAGTATTTAGCTTTTACTTGATATCAAGTGGTCTTGCTTTAGTCGCAATAATACAGTAGAACTTTTCTCGTACTTTTTTAACTTCACCATCAGGGGTATCTTTTACACCCAAATCAAATTCTATGCTATTGAACACATTCACATCAAATCCTGTTCTTTGCAACAGTGCTAACAATTGCTGTTCGCCTAAAATACTATAGTGATTCAAGTTCCATTCGTGCTTACGTTCGCAATCGGGAGCAGGTACTTCAATGTAAATCTTGCTTCCTTGCTTTAAAATACGATTATATTCCATCAAGCTAAAGATAGGATACGGGCTATGTTCCAATGCATGACGTAAGAAAATAAAGTCTACTGACTCGTCATGGTAGCCGTCTTTTTGTGGGATGAAGCTAAGGTCGTACTTAGCAATCTTGTGACCTTTATCTTCACATATCTTTATGTCACCGGGACTTAGTGTAACTCCAGTCACGTTATTGTAACCTCTAAATTTCATTTCATCTAAAAAGTATCCGGGGCCACATCCCAAATCTAAAATCTTAGCATCTTTAGCTATATTAAGAGGATCAAAGTAAGTGTTTACAACTTGAGTGGTTAGTTCTTTGTGGAATTGACTATCACCCTCATCATAAATGTGAGCAGTGTACAACCATTCGTTGTAAAATTTTAATTTAATTAGGTCTAAAGTGTTGTTGATATCGATCATAAGTATCCTGCAATATATGAGAATACTTATGCGATTTTACCTTAGAATTATTTTTTCTTGTAGCCCTTAAAAGGCTTTACTGTGCTTTGTGTATTTGTATTCGGTAGTTCTTGACTACGTAAATCACCATCATTCAAATCTTCAAAGTGACTACCATTAACTTTATATGCCACTTTTAGCATATTAGCTTCTTCTTTAGTATAGGGTGCGGCTATATCATATCTGCCGGCCCAACTTTCGTGATTCATATCGGGTATAATGGTGCCGTCTGTGCTTGCGGCAGCCATCATGATACGATTCAATTCGTAAATTCTATCGGCAAACTCTTGGTCACGGAATTTATGCAGACCACGGGTAGCTATTTGTTTACGTTTGCTTATCTTCCCTACCTTGTTTTCATTTAGGAATTCGTCTGCTCTCATTTTCTTCTATATCCTTTGAAAGCTTTGATAGGAGAAGTATATTCAGTATCTTCCATTTCATCACTACTAGGTGTACTGACTAATTTTTTGCCGGATTTGCCGACCTTCTTTAATGCTTGGTCAATAGTTTTACCAATCTCTTTGTCAAACTCAGATGATATAACTTGATTTTCTCCCCAGCTACTTTCTGCCCTAAAATCAGGCTTATGACCATTTTGTACATCGTCATTACCGCTTTCGCCTCTTACTGCGGCAATTGCTACACCAAAACGATATAAATCATAGAAGTCATTGTTCTGTAACTCTGGAATAACATACGTGTTGGGGAGAGACTTAGATGCTACGTCTAAACCGTCATGAACATCACTAAGTTTTTGTTCTGCTATGAACTCTCTAGCTCTCATTCCGATCCTTCTGTTGTGATGGCTATTTCATCTTGTGTACTCATTACTGAACCTGCTGAAAATCCATCAAGTGCTATCATAGGACCATTTACTAAATCAGCACTGGTAATTTGATATGAGATGTAATGATATATAGTAGTGTTGGCAACAGGGTTTACTAATACTCTAACATTGCCGGCTGACACGTCCATATTGTAACTACATAATGCGTTACCTTCAGATGAAGTTCCATATCCTGAAAATTTTACGCCACCTAGGTTATTAGTAATTGCTGATGACAATACTATATTTTGCATGTTTACTGTGCCAGGATCATAACTACGTATCTGTATCATGCCTTGTGTAAACGTATTAGCTGGATGTTCTAAAATCACTTGATTAGCTGTAAGGCCGACTGTAACTGATTCTGCAATATTAAATGTTGTGCTGAAAAGATTAGCAAAATTATTGTTAACTTTTTGGAAGGCTACTCTTAACGGATCGCCTTCTCCGTCATTTGGTAATGTGCCAACGTTGATAATTTCTTGTGCCATGGTTATTCCTGAATACTATCTTGTATTTATCTCTCTAACCAAGTCTTGGGTCGTTCTATTAGTAATGGTCTTTTGCTACGCTGAATTTCTTGCAGGGCTTTGATAGCTTGTATTCTTACTGAAACATCTTGTGTTTCTTTCACTATTTCAGTAAGAGCAGAAATTCTGGCTAATTCAGCCATCGTATAGTCTTTGTTTAATGCTTTTTGTGTATCTACATACGTTTGGTAGTCGTTTGTAGACGCACAGCCGGCTAATAAACATAACGCTAATAATATGCTATTATTTTGCGCTTTCATATATCTTTTTCTGTTCATTATACCATTCTTGCCATCCATCGACTTTGGTAGAACACTCATAGTACAATGAATAATTGTGAACTACGACTTTTAACATTTCTGTAATTGCTACTTTATCACCCTCAATCTTCTTTAGAGATTCGCACTTTTTCATAAGTTCAGGAGTAGCATTAGGAAACTTGGGCGCTACAGGTACAACTGTGGTCGAACATCCTGCTAGTAACAGTATGGGTAATAAGTACTTCATTTTTTACCCTCCGCAGCCTTGTTTATTTCGGTAGCTTGATTGTGTATGTTTATCATTTCTTTAGGTACAGGGCAGTTTTCAATATACTTGATTACTTCCTCTCTCCTAATTCTTTCAGGGCCTTCTACTTCTTTGATTACTTCTTTCGTGTTCCATCTATCAACATACTTGATAATGTCACGTCCCTTTTCTTTAACTATCTTGGTCGTTTCTACTATCTTTTCTTGTATTTCTACGTTTTTATTGGCGCCCTCAGCCTCAACCTTTGCTAACTTAGCTTCCATTTCTTTGACTTTAAGTTGCCATTCTTTGGTATCAGCGAGACCGCCCTCAAGATATACACCCAAAACCAATACTATCAGACTGATGATCTTGATGGGCAATAGATATTGCTTTATAAAGGGTACAAAACCCAGTACAAATCCGGCTATGGTTCCCAATACACCTGCTACGAATATAGAGTGTATCGCCCATTCTGGTAAAAAGTTAATTATCCACATACAGTTATTTAGCCCGATAAATATTTTTAATGAGAAAGCTTATAGTACAATTAGAGAAAACGATGCCCGAACCCTTTAAAAAAGTGGAATGGAGGCTGAGTAATACTTGTAATTATGACTGTGCTTATTGCACTGATGAGTCTAAAGCAGGTGATGAAAAACACTTAGATATTGATACAAATAAACAAGTGGTAGATAAGCTGTGCAAGCTATTCAACGGGGAAAGAATACAATTTACTTTTACCGGTGGGGAGCCTACATTGTATCCAAATCTTTATGAGTTGTTCAGCTACATAAAATCTAAGAACAAAAACCATCAGATTAGAATGTTTACCAATGGTAGCAGGACTGTAAAATGGTGGGAGAATTTTGTACGTGAACCAGTAATAGATTTCATCATGTTTACATACCATCAATCTCAAGTAAAGAATATTGATGATTTTGTAGGATCGGTCAATAGTCTACATAACACCAATATACAGGGACTGGTATTCTTTACTTGTACGCATGACGATTTTGATGATACATTATCTTGTTTACATTATATTAGTGACAGAGTGGGGATAGATTGTCACTTAAAAAAGATTCATGGTCCTATACTAAACAACTACACGGTAGACCAAACTGAAAAATTTATAGAGAACAGAGTAATATCAGGTAAACGTCAAGGTAAACAAGGAACTTACAATCAAGACTACAATCTATACGTTCAAACCAAATATCACGATGGATCGATAGAAAATATACATGATCCTCAAGAATTTTTAGCGAGAGGACAAAATAGATTCTTATTTTGGGACTGTGATATAGGGAAAGATAGAATTGTTATATACAGTGACAGAGTGTATAAAGCAATCTGTCAAATAGGTAATTTGATGTACACAGTTTACGATGATTTTGTGCCAGTAACTGAATCAACTAAATGCCCCTTCATGACATGCACATGTGGTACAGACATATTAGAATCTAAAAGATCACCTTTACTCAAGAAAAGTATTCCAATACTTTCTCAGTAATAAACTCAACTTCGTTATCTGTCAACTCGGGATAGAGTGGCAGACTGATTACACCCTTACTCAACATTACACTTATACCCAACATATCAGGTTTTGTTAAACCTTTACTACTAGGTAAATCTCCTAGTGTGTATTCATAATGAATCTTAGTATCTACACCAGATAACAACATATGTGTATGCAAAGAATTTCTATCAGGCATATACATCACAAACTTTTGATGAGCATGCGGTGATCTAGTATCGCTAAGGCATTCTACTGGCAAATCTTCAAATGCCTCACACCAATGACTAGCAATTTGTTTTCTACGCAATTGCCATTCATCAATATGCTTTGCACGAACCATAATCTGAGCACAATCTTGTTCACTCATTTTACTGTTGGTGCCCACATCGTGGAAATAGGGCTTATTATTGTCTCTATACTTCACTGCGTACAGATACAATTGTTCATCATTGGTTACAATAGCACCACCGTTACCACTAGCAGGTAAATTCTTTGTAGGATCAAAGCTGATGGACATCCCACTACCAACATTGCCACCGCATTCTAACCAATGCTGTGCTCCATCAACAATGACACCGTGGCTTTCCTCATATCTTGCTTCTGGCCATGGTCTGCGACCTGCAAATCCCATAAGACAATCATATACGCCTGCTTCTTTACCACGTGACATTACACCATATTTGTCAGTATCACCGAGTTCAACATCCCAACCTGCAGTCAAGAATGCGTTAAGTGTTGCAGGATAAGTAAGATTAGGTATACGAATCTTAGGATTGCCAGCCATCACACTTTCATGCTTTATCTTTTTATATCTAGCAATGATTTCAAGTGCTTGTGTTCCTGAATGAACAGTGATGGCATATTTAGTTTGTGTCTTGTGTTTCAACCATTCTTCAAATGAACGAGTGTAATGACCACCTACTAGGTAGCCATCCTTTAATGCACGGTGAGTTGCATCAAGCAACTCATCCTTTAGATTAGCATATTGTCTTGCTAGACCAAAGTGCGGTATTTTCATATTTTAGATTGCCAATATTTGCTAGTACTCAACCACTCATAGTATTTTTGAAATCCTTCTTCCACATCAACTTTAGGATCATAACCAAAATCTTTACGTGCGGCATCTATGTTCAATGCGCCGCGACTAGGGAAGTCTGCATCTTTATCTCTAACTTCTATTGTACCTTTACCGACAATCTTCACAGCTAGTTGTGCCGCATCAAGCAGACTTCTACTGTGGGATTTAGTAATGTTATATGTCTTATTGTCGGTATTAGAACTTAAACTGGCGGCAACGATTCCATCTGCGGCATCTTCGACATAGGTGAAGTCGAGGGTTTCACCTGCTCCATTAACCTTAAGAGTTCCATCACGCATTGCTGTGAGCATGAATTTTGCAATGACTCTATCCTCCACATCAAGTGGGCCGTATACAGCACTTGGCCGAATAATAACATGATTAAAATAGCCTCTGCGAGTGTAATCTTTAACCAAGTGTTCCCCGGTGAGTTTGAGTATTCCATATTGTCCTTGTGGTTTGCAGTTATAATCTTCTGTCACATCATCAGTAAAGTCACCATAAACCATACTTGAACTGATGTATACAAATTTCTTTACATTGTTTTGTTTGCTCAACTCGCATAAGTTAAGCAAGCCTTCGCTCATTACACGACTACCCCATTGTGGGTTTGCGTTAACTACTTTCTGTCTAGGAAAGCTAGCCATGTGAATGACAGTATCAAATTTATGAGCCTTAAACATCCATTCGATGTTTCCGTTAGACGCACAAATATCATACTTGTATATTTGAGTTGTCTTGATTTTTTTCTTTCGTTCAGAGATGAGGTAGTCTATTTCTGATTGAGGAATGATTCCATAATTTGTTTGCGTGTCAAAGATGATAACATCATGTCCTAACTTCTCAAGTTTAGATACGACATGATGTCCTATCAATCCTAAACCGCCTGTTACTAAAATTTTACTCATATTTTAATTTCCAATACGTATATGCTTTGTCAGTGAGATGGGCTCTGATTGTATAGATATAACCATATGTACTAGGATCTAGGTGTCTGTGCCATGAAGGCTGTTCTATACTGTTCTTCATAATCCATTGACCTGACTCACTGTGTTCCCACTCATACAATGACTGCCCGGCCCATAGATCAGGATCTTCTACATCACTCATCCTGAAAGAGTGAACTATTACACTTTGTTTCATACTGCCATACTCGCTTTAATTTGATCGTGACTCTGATAATTCTCTAAGTGAATGTCTTGCATTGTCATTTCAAAAATGTTATTCTTCTGAGAATTCAACATCAACAATGGTGCGGGAAATTCAGTGCGTGACAATTGTTCTTTGACTTGCTCAACGTGATCCTTATAGATGTGAGTATCACCTGTACTAATAATCAACTCACCTACTTTCAATCCACAATGATGTGCAATCAAATGAGTGAGCAATGCATAACTAGCAATGTTGAACGGTAGACCCAAGAACACATCAACACTACGTTGGTACATATGACAAGATAATTCTTTATTCTTATTCACATAGAATTGACTCATAACGTGGCAAGGTGGCAATGCCATTTGATCTAACTCACTCACGTTCCATGCACTGAGAATGTGTCTGCGACCATTAGGATCTTTGACTAATCCTTCTAACAAGTTGGTTAGTTGGTCGACTTCCGTCCTATCCACCGCGAGGCGTGTGCCACCTTTGTGCGCCGGGCCCATGTCTTTCTCAACGGTGTCTTTATTCCAGTGGCGCCACTGCACACCATAGACTCTACCCAAGTCTCCCTCAAACTTCGCTTTTGGTTTCCAATACGGCGCAAGCGCATTAGGCGTCCAGATTGTGACTTTGCCTTCGGCAGTACCATGGGTGAGTTCTGCCAGTCTACGTTCATCACTAGAGCCTTCAATGAACCAGAGAAGTTCACCGACACAAGCTTTCCATGCAAGCTTTTTAGTAGTGATAGCGGGAAAGCCTCTACGCAAATCAAAGCGAAGATTACGGCCAAACACACTATGGGTACCAATACCAGTTCTATCATCTTTAATTTCTCCGTTATCTAAAATGTCTTGTAGTAAATCGTGATACTGTTTCATTTTCTTTTCCAAATCTCGTATGAGTGGTCAACGTGTTGCTCTTTAAACCAACACATAAATTCTTTTTCTAATTTTACTAGATCGATGAATGTATCACAAGTGTATTCGGCAAATGTTTTAGTAAGATGTATTTCATCTATCATATCCCAACATTGTTGAATCACGTTGCCTCCACCTATTATCCATGCATCATTGCCTGCAGTGTTAGGTAGTAATTTTACATCACCCATTGTAACTGCTCCGGGTATGGAAACTTTAGACATAACATAGTTATGTCTGTTTGGTAATGGTTTGATTGGTAGGCTTTCCCAAGTTCTTTTTCCCATAACAACATTTTTATCTGTTGTTAGTTCCTTGAATCTTGGCAAATCGCCCTCGATTTTACTCCAGGGCAATTTGTTGTTGTAGCCTATCCCACCTTTAGGGTCACATGCTACGATCAGTTTCATAATCTTCCTAGTAGTCTATCAGTCTCCGGCTGAACAGTATCAGCAATGTTCTGAACATTTAGAACAAACTCCACTGTAGAAATTTGATCGTCAAGTTCGTGCAGTTTTCTTCCAACTGCTTCTTCTATTTGGTCTGGATCTAATCCTTGACTGAGAAACTTTTCGATATTGATGGTTTGCTGACGCTTACCTTCAAGCTTTACAATTATTTTTTTAATAAACTGTACAGGTATCTTTTGTTTCTCAACATCTTCTAGGATATGTTCCCATTTCTTGATGAACTCAGGTGACATGAATATCTTACGCTACTACTTTTGCCTTTGCTGGTCTACCACGGCCACGCTTTGCAGGTGTCGCAGAAATAGAAGCAGTTGACATTGTTTCAGGAACAACACCATCTATCTGTGCGGCTTCTTTCATCAAACGTTGAGATTCTGCTATTAGTCCTTTAGCCTCTGCATCCATCTTTTGCGCTTGTTGACGCAAATTATTTGCAATTTCGTTGTCACCTAATAGACCCTGGGCACTTTGTGCAGATGGCTGTGAGGCACGATTTTCTTGCAATTGTTGTGGCATATTATTACCACGCATTCTACGTGCTACATCAGCTGGATCTTGCAAACCGCGACTTGAATCCAATTCAGCTAAACGCTTAACTGCATTCTCGCCTTGTTTCATTTCATTAAGAATTTTGTTCAATTCACTCAACTTAATTCTTGTATTAGGTTGAGGAGTCATCAAGACCAATTCGGTATTGACTTTCTTTAACTGACCTTCGTTATGAAGTACTTGCAAGATTGGGCGACCATCTCTTGTATGCATACGATTCAATGCATCAGCAAGGTTCTCGCTTGATTGTCCAATGTCACTTTCAATGCATTTCATCATTGGGTCATGAACGTGTTGATTTAGAGTTTCGGTGTATGTAACCAAGCACATGTGTGGCTCACCCGGTACTTCTCTAAAAATGATAGCGACTTTACGGTCACCGTGTTTACCTACGTGTCTTGTAAAACTCATAGTATTTCTCCTTAAGTATTCTTATTTAATAAGTGTTTTAGCATTGAAAATAAATCTTACGACCATTTCAATTCATAGAGTACAGCTTCTGCCGAATCCTCAAATGAAGGTAATCTAACATATTCAAGATTGTCATCAATGTCATCGTGTCCCACAAAGGTAAATCTACCAACCAAACTATTGATAATCCATTCTGCTGATTTATCAGTCAATGGTGTTCTAGCAGTAACAAAATGGGTTGGTTTAAAACTCAACTGTCTATTGATATACCAAACTTCGGGTTTTAGTTCATTGATTTCGTTTAAGTTCATACAACATTTCTAACTTAGAGATAGCATCATCTAGTGTTTTATCCGAATCGGCCATAAACACTGCGGCTTTAAGCTTCATCCATCTTTCTGTTATTTCTTGTTCCCGTTTCCAAACAGGATCTACCCAATGCAATTCACGCTCAGACGATCCATGCTTTCTTGCATAGACCGTCTTACCTCCATCAGGAGATTCATAAACTAACTTTTCACTTGTCATCATACAATGCGTAAGTACCGAATGGGGGATTCGGGTTAGGGTCACCGTGAATAATCCATGTAGTGTCGCAGTAATCAGCGTCACCCCAAGAACCGCAAGGGTAACCGTCAGTGAAAACAATCAGTCGCTTGGGCACATTGCCAACTTGTTTTAAGTATTCAAAGATAGCATCAAAGTCAGTGCCACCACCACCTTGAGGCTCATATCCATCGATTGAATCAAGATTCTCGCTAGTGAAGTCAGCAGGGTTGTAGATTTCAGTATCGAAACAGAATACGTGAACCTTGTAGCCATCAAACGCATCCATCATGCCACCAATCTCACCCAAGAAAGCTTGTGCTTGTTTGTTAGAGATAGAACCTGACATGTCAATAGCAACGACAACATCGATTTCTTCACCTGGAGTCATGCCGGGCATGATAGCATCCATGTGCCAACCTCTACGTGAAGGGCGCATCCAAGAGAAGTCAGTACGAATTGCGCTAGTCAAGTTTGTTTGAATCAGTTCACGCCAGGGCATAACTGGATCAGTAACGCTACGAATCAAACGCTCAACACCTTTGGGCAATGTACCTGCTTCGGCAGCTTGCGCGGCATTGAGAATCGCTTGTTTGATTTCTTGACGGGCACGTTCACGTTCTTCAGTAGACATTTGCGGGCGCTTACCTTTGCCCTCTTTGTTACCGTCACCATCTGATTCACCTTCACCATCACCATCACCGTCGAGGTGATCGTCAATCATTTGATCGATGAGGCTATTGATATCAATCTTTTGAATATTCTTCATGAGGTCATCATAGATTTCCTCAGACGATTTGCCATCATACTTTTGTTCATACAAGCAAGGTACAGTCTTGATGAATTCACCAACTTTGTGTCGCTTCAAGTCAGCATTGACTGCATAGTCATTTGCAATGTTAAACATTTGCGGGTCACGTGTACCACGACGGCCCATGTGATCGTAGACAACGTGCAGGACTTCGTGCGCCACGAGGAACTCAACCTCTTTAGGGCGCAACATCATAATGAAGCGGGAGTTGTAATAGAATTTGAGACCGTCAGTAGCCGCTGTACTGCACCAGTCATCGGCATTGATAAGAGTCAGGCGAGTAGCCAAATTACCAAAGAATGAATGACGCAATAGTAAACCGATACGTGCAGTAACCAGTCGCTCACGTGCTTGATGATCTACTTTAGGGTCAGTAGGGCCGACAAGTTTATCAAACTTGTCATTGTGCTTTTTAGTTTTGCGCTTGTCAATAACTTCACTCATAATGGTCCTTTAGTGTTTATGTTTTATTATAGCAGGAAACGGAATTACTGTCAACCTCAGTTGAGCAAGCGACCAGGAGGTTGGTCCTCACCATCTTCTAATGCATTTAAGATATCGGAGAGCATTTCCAATTCTTCATCATCTAATGTATCCGGATCGAGTGGTTTTGATTTTTTAAAAATGTCACCGGAGTCAACTAAACGGTTAATTTCTGCAACCAATTCATCAAGTTCTTCTTGGGTGCCATCAAAATTATCAAAGCATCCTGGGGCAAAAACAATTTCGGGTTTCTTCTTTTCAGTCATAGTGACATTCCTCGATATCCTGCATCAAATGCAATGAGAGCAAAAGGTAGGGCAGATTGAAGTTTGTACAATTCAATACCTTGATCCTTTGTCAATCCACGTGCTCGGGCACTTTGACCCAATGCGTAAAAATACTTTTTACCACTCATAACATTACCTTATAAAAAAGGGTGAGATGTTACTCCCACCCTGTAACAGGGTATTTCTACCCCGGGAGTAAACAACTGTCTCTTAGGATCAGTTGCCAGCTTCCACAATGTACTTACCGTACTTCTTGTGAAATTCGTCAAACGAAGTACCAAGCAAGCTGGGTTCGATTGGAAGTTTGTAAGTCTTGAGTGCAATCTTAGCACCCATAACTACCAATTCAGTTTCAAAGTTCTTCATGATGTACTCAAAGAAGTTCTTTGCCATTTCATGAAATTCTTTGTTGTTCACCTTCTTGTTCTCAAGTGCATCACGCAATTCGTAGCACATAGAAACAGTCAGTGAGTACATAGCCGAGATTTCTTTGACAGAGAGGTCCTTGACCTTACCAGAAAGAATGTCAGAGGGTTCTGGCATACGACCTGCAACTTTGCGGTGGGCCATAAACTTAACAGCAAGACCTTCACCAACAGCACCTGCAACCAAGTTGAACAATGTGTCAGTGTCAACGTCCTCGTCTTTCAACAAGTCAGACACGAATACCCAAGAGCGAGGAGTAGCAAACGCACGTGATGCAGACTTAGAATCAAATTCGTACAAGTCTTGTTTTGCAAAAGACAAATAACCAACCACGTCCTTATGAATGCCTTTGTCAACAGCCCAGTTCTGCCATGCAGTAAAGTCGGCTCGCATTTCCAAGTGCAAGAAACGATTAGCGAGGGGCATTGGCATGCGATATGTCACACCTTTGTCACTATCACGGTTACCTGCCGCAACGATAACAACATTGTCAGGGAGTTTATACTTACCTACACGACGGTTCAGAATAAGTTGATAACCAGCCGCTTGCACAGCAGGAGGTGCAGAGTTCATTTCATCGAGGAACAGAACAACAACGGGGTATTGACTTGCGAATTCTTCATCGGGCAAATCGACGGGTGCGGCCCAATCCATCTTGTTGATATCTTTGTTGAAGTAAGGGATGCCTCGAATATCAGTAGGCTCCATTTGCGCCATACGCAAGTCAATAACGAAACCACCGAGTTCATCGGAAATTTCTTGAACAACCTCAGACTTGCCGATGCCGGGAGGGCCCCACAAGAAAACAGGGCGCTTTGCTTGAAAAGCTTTGAGAACAGCCTTGCGGGCTTGAACGCTAGTGATTGTGAGATTGTCAGAAACTTTAGACATGTGTTATCCTATAAAGAAAGTGTGTTAAAAGAAAGAAACTGTAGTTTAACAGAGATTTGAATTACCGTCAAATTTATTTAGATGATTTGGGCAACAATACGATTGTACACATCAGCCTTGCTCATGTAATAGTCGTAGTCACATTCGCCTGGGCGAAAGTTGCGCCATTGATTCTGACCAGCATAGGAGATGATATCACGCTTGAGAGAATTAGGTTCACTGTATGCTGAAATGAAACCATACAGGTCATAGTGTGCAATGAAACCACTGCAAAGATTGATGTACTTGTAACCAGTCTTGTTCAGGTTGTCAATATTGCGACATGCCTTAACAAGGTTAGAAACAATCAATGCCTTTTGGCGTTCGGTCAATGGTGTGAGTGCCATGATTACATGCTCCAATACGATTCGCTAGAAGGAGAACAGAAATAAGGGGTGTCGTAACGCTCTTGGAAGTCACGACCTGACATTGAGTTTTTACGGGTAACATAAGTCTCAAAAACTTCAACAATCAAGCCCAACCGACGCTTACCTTCGACAACAGCATTAATGTAGTCTTTAGTACTAGGAGCAAAATCTTGCTTGGCAATCAATCGTTTACCTTCTTTGGTACGCTTGTCTGATTTGTAGATTTCCAGGGTGTATTCTGTGAGTGCTGACATTTCGAGTCCTTTAGTTAACTGTCTATGTAATGATTATATACCCAAATCCATTTATCGTCAACCTTTTTAATCCTCAAACGCACGACGGAGAATTAGTTCTTGCTTGGAAAATGCTTCAATTTCCCAGGGTCGATCAAGATACTTAGTACGTTTTGAGTACTTTTTGCCAGCCCAAATCTGAGCACCATTTTTTGTAGACTTTAGTATGCCCTTTGCCATTTGTTTGACATGCACCAATTCATGTGCAAGGGTCATACCGATATCTTTGAGGTATCTAGTAGGCTTGATGACAACAAGATAGCAACCCGTTGCTTTGGTCAGGTCTAGTGTCACACCTTGATTGTCCTCGCATTCATCATATATGCGAATCAACAGTCCTTTGCGGCAGTTTTCAAGTTTCAGTTGGCTAATCATCGAAGGCAACATTGCTTCAACAAACTTTTTATTCCTGCGACTACCTTCGACTTTGATTTCCATAACTAACTCCTTATTACCCATAGTATACTATACTTTGGATTTATTGTCAACCCTTTTTCACGCAAAGGTATTCTTTGGAAGTCTTAACTTGTAGGTCGATGGTTTGCTCAAGTTCTTTCAATCGTTGCCCTGGGGGATTGACCCGTTGTGCATAGATTTCCCGAACCGCATTCTGACAGGCAGACAGTGAATCGAATTCAACAGCCCATCCATTTGACAGAATCAGTGATATTAAAATAAATTTCATGTTATTCCATTAGTTGTGCAACTAGTATTAGTTTTTGCAAGTGTGTAACCGCATCATTTAATTCCTTAAGCGGTCTTTCAAGTATCACTTGACTTACAGTACGCCGGCAGATAACTTCAAGTTTAGAAACTTCCGTGACCATATTATTGATATTTTTCAACATCTTATGTAAATCAGGGTTGTACCGAAGCTTACTCAAGTCACTATGTAACTTGTCACAAACTTCTCTACCGTCTAATGCCGTTTTTATATCCATGTGTGTATTATATCTTACATCCTATTTATTGTCAAGCCATGGAAAAAGGCTCCGAAGAGCCTTTTATTGAGGTCGATCTTATCAGAAACGATGTGTCAAACCTACACCTACTTGTTCAACGTCATGTGCTGAACCTGTCTTGTTGACATTGCGATATGCAACAGTCAATGCAGTACGCTTGCTGAAATTATAATCAGCACCTAATGCATATGCTTTAACGTCTGTGTTTGTAGTACCATAGCTTGCCTTAGCAGTGATAGCACCAAAATCACGTGCAACACCAACCAAGTCGCCCTTACTCTTTACTAGACCTTGGTCATCGCTATGAGTATATGTAACCTTGTTACCTAGAATGGTTGTGTTCAATCCAACAACAGTACTCTTTTCAGTACCTTGTTCGAAACGAGCAACAGATGCATTCACACCCATTACTTTAGTAGAACCTGCAACTACTGTAGCCTCTTGGCCAACAGCAACTTGTGAACGCTCATAAGCAACTGCTAAGTTTTTAACAGGAGTTACGTTAACGAACACTGCATCACCTAAACGTAGATTACGTAGATTGTGAACATCACCTGCAACACTACCAAACAATGTACTGAAAGTATCGTTGTTTGTGATTGCTAAGAAATGGCTATGAACATTGCGACCTAGATCAACGCTACCAAGCTTGCTTGACAGACCTACAGTACCTTGACGATCACCCAACTTAGTACCAACACCATCAATGGTGTTACCACTTAGTGAAGTTTCGACTACAGCACGTGCAGTTAGACCACCGCCCAATTTTTCATTGACAGACAAAGCAAAGTTACTAGTTGGTGCTGTAACCAACTGAGTGCTTTTGTTGCCGGCCACCTTAGAAGAATCAACGAACTCGCTGACCTTTCCTGATAGGGATACTTGAGCACTAGCTAAACCTGTAGCTGCCATAAATAATGTTGCCATTACGATTTTCTTCATAAAATTTTCCTTTAATAAAAAGCCTGTCTTTCAACAGGCTAGAATAATATTTACTTGATAAAAACCTATCAAATAAATTAATTCATAAAGTAAAGTATACGTAGTGTTTACTCAATAAGCAATACTATATGGTAAAAAGCCCACCGAAGTGGGCTTTCTAGAGTTTCTGTTACGAGGTATGTCTTACCCTAAGCTGAGTTTAGGCAGCTAATGCGAACTGTGAGTCGTTTGCGTTTACTTTGTTTTGCTTCTTCGACCGGGTTACCCCAATCCTAACGGCTTCTACATTGCCGGACTGTCCATTTCAATACTCTTGACCCAATCGAAATCTATGTCAGGCCCATCAAAAATAGACATGAAAGTAAATCAATCCTATTAATAGTACTACTGCTATCACATAAGCTGGCTTCATCATATCTCCTTTTGGTGGACCTGCCGGGAACTGCCCCCGGGTCTTGAATCCTTTTCTGTCTACTTCATACAGTCTTAACTTTTATCTACAAACCTGACGATGTTGGTACAACGGACGGTTATAGATATCATATCCAATTACACTTCTAGTGGTGTAGCAATGCAACGGTCTAGGTGCAGGGTGTGCGTACACTGAACTCATTACCGCGGCTCCGACTACTGCACCTGTCAGTGCGGCAGTTTGCTGAGGTGTTGCACAACCAACAAGACTACCCAAAACAACAATAGCACCAATAAGACGTTTCATATACGCTCCTTACATTAACAATCCATACGCAATACACCAAAGTTCAAGTCCTAACTTATAGGCTATGTATAAGCCCAATAGTGCTAGTAATCCTTTTAGTGCCAAAACTTTATTCATAATCATGATTGTATCACCTTTCAGTATTTATGTCAAATCTCATGGTCTTTGTACATTATACAGTTTTCGTAGTCATCTATCAAGTGCTTGTCTATGATAGTTCCGGTATCTTTGTAGTAATTGATAACTTCCATAGCTAGTTCTGGGCATGTTGTAGTGTCAAATACCAATGATTTGGCATGTTTCTTATTAAACAATACTTTGTTAGCTATGCGTTGTTGTAATTGAGTTAGTTCGTTTAACGGTATTTGACACAATCTCTTGAAGTTTTCCAAAAGCATTTCATATCTTTTTTCTTCGTTCGGTTCGTCATCAAAACTGTAGTCAAATATTTCATCATATAGCTCAAATCCTAGTCCTTTCAAGAACTTATGGAAATGCATCTGACTAGCAACTAAGAAAGGTTTACCTAACAATAACGGTATTGCTGTTTTTTCAGACATCATTATAGTATCACCTGAAGCTTCACTTATCAGTTGTACGAACGATTCATAATATTGGTCAGGTACAAGGTTATAATTTTTTTCAGTGGAGTATTGTTGATCTAATATTAGTGGTTTGTAATCAAAATATTTCCATTGATACAGTTCAGGTACTGGTGCATTGTGTAATGATATAGCACCATACTTCATCAAATCGTGTTTAGCCAACAAATCAATTAACAAACAACGATGCAGATGGGGCCTGTGGTTCATAGAAAGATAATGATATTTGTAATCTACCGTTTCGTAGGGATCAATTGATATCTTATTACCTTTACTAACGTGTAATAATTGTCCATACGTTTTGCACATCCAATATGTATCATACCAATGTACTTGAGTATTTTCTAGTTCAACTGGGTACAAATGTTTATGTGCCGAAGTAATGATATGTAGGGGCTTACCTATTCTTTTCATATGCTCTTGTAGCAAAGGAAAATATTCAGGATTGTGATGGTGATGTGCCCACTCATTCTGTGAAAATAATATTACTTTGTCATAGTTGCCGTTAATCACTTTCTCATAAAAATTTTGAAAGTTAAGGCCATTCCATTGGTTATGACCAATGTAGTTTAAATTTTTACCACTCATGATATGCAAACATTTCCTCTTCTTCATACAACGAACAAAACAAGTGATCTACTTCTTCTTTGGTAGTCTTGTAATGCTTCAATACCTCTTGCAACAACATCGGATAGTTGCCTCGCTCATATACAATCTCTTTTACTCTATTCTTATTGTGCAATAACTTTTCATGTATTTGTTTTGTTAATGCCGGTAGTTCATTCAATGGTATTTCACACAATCTTTTGTAATTATCTACTAGCATTTCGTAACGTCTATCTTCATCAACAATAGAATCAAATGAGTAATCAAAGATTTCATCGTATAACTCAAACCCCATGTCTTTCAGCAATTGGTGAAAGCCTTGTCTTGATGCTACTAAAAACGGTTTACCTGCACACAAGGGCATTATAGTTTTTTCACTTATAAAGTATGACCTATCTGTTGTTTCACTAACTAGTTGACAAAATGACTTTCTATGTATATCTGTAACTACGAACATCTGCCCGTGTGCATCTTTGGTGAATTCAGCAGTATCCAATGACATGGGTTTGTATTTAAAATGCTTCCATGGAAATATTTCCCATCCCTCATGCGTTGTTCCTGAATAAACTTCTGTACCATGTATTGATACAGCACCATGCTTGAATAAATCATGCTTTGCTAGTTGGTCTATAACTTTGCATCTATGTGATTTTGGTCTGTGATTAAAGTTAAAGAAGTGATGTTCATAATCAACGGTAACATTTGGATCTATGAATAGACTTTTGTTCATCCTCATTGAATTTATGTACGTTCTACCAAACCATGAAGTAGGCCAATATGAAACGTCAACGTTATCAATGTGTACCGGGAAATCTTTTTCTGCGGCACCAACAACTATATGAATTGTCTTGTTGATTTTCTTACAATAATCTTGTAGTAACTGCCAATGTTCGGGTTCGTGGTTATACCATTCCCATTCGTTCTGACAGAAGATTATGATCTTGTCAAAATCTTCACTGATTACACGATTGTAGAACTCAACAAACTTATGGTCACCTGACCATTGGTTATGTGTAATATATTTCACTTGTGCTTCCTGTCAAATCTTTCACGCAACCACGCCCATTCGTAACTCAAGCGTAGTTTATCTGTTTTGCCTTCTACTTCATTGTAGTATGCGATACCATCTATAGCACCGTCTATCGAATATTCTGCAAAATCACCTTCAGCTTTAGTCATCCATGCTTCTAAACGCTTCAAGCTAATTTCAGAATTTTCTTTCTTCAACTTGATAACTTCACGGAATGCAGTACGCCATGTTGACCATTCGTCTGTGTTGTATGTTGCTATACCTGATAACAATTCAATAGTTTCGTGAGGACTATCTAATGTAAAGTCTAGACCGTAACCTGGATTATTCAATGTCATTTCTTTGTTGTACGCAATCATACCTTGGTGACCATAAATTAATCCATTGACAGGGTTCTTTGCTAAGAACATATAGTGCTTAGGAATTTGCAGTCTATCTGGTTGCCAGTTAAAGTCAAACTTAGTGTTGACTTTCAATTTCGCAAACACAGTGAACATCCAAGGCGTGTTACTTGCTTTTGCCGCGGCATGATATGCTTCAACACGACCATTAACACCATCTACACGAACGATTTTGTTAGGAAGACCCTTTGTCGCTTTCAATAGATGTTCATAATTTTCATCTGCACAACTTTCACCATTGCTCAAGTAAACAATGTCTAATGGATTACTCTTAGCTAAACGAGGCGCAGTTTTGATGTACGGATAGTCATACAACTGTGTCTCAACATATTGCTTTGCTTCTTTTGGAACGATGATACGTGTGCCACCAGTACTGGTAACAAGAATGTTTTTAGATTCTTGATCCCATAGACTCATTGGTTCTTCTTCAACTGCAACTATATCTTTGTTATCCTCAGTGACAAATACAGCGTAGGGGAAATCAAAATCTTGCATTACAGTAGCAACATGAGAATCAAACTCTGTAACAATTGTAGGAGGGGTCAAACGTTTAGTACGCTGATGTTGGTTGAAGTTAATTTTGTCATAGTCTTTCAATGACTCCATATCACTAACTAACTCACGTAACTTGTTCACATTCACTAAAAATGTATCACCAAACTTCTGACTGCTACTTGGGAACACATGCAATTGTTCACGTGCGAATGGATCACAAATGTACGTGAAATCAAAACTGTCATAATCACACACTGTACTTGCTATCCAAATGTAATGCTCTTTCTTTTCAGGCAACTTAGATAGTATGTTCTTAAATGTAGTTAGATAATCAGTATCATATGGTACAACATTTGCGTTTGGCAAGTTAGTAGCGTTGCCATGATCTATGTAGTATACGTCATACAAGACATTTGTTGCCTTTGCAGTACGAGTCTTGACAAAGTTAAGATTACTCAAGTGTTCTATAATCTTAATGTACTTGGTGTCAGTAGAGAATGCTTCACGATTAACCATGAACGTAGTTCCCCAATGACTCCATTGAGTACCAAACACATGAACCATCTTCATCTGCCAAGGGTTAGGATAATAGTTAAAGTCAAAATCAGAGTAATCTAATTCACTGTTCAGTATCCAGCATAATTCAGTTGTACTACGATTGATACAACGGTTGATGGTATCGACCCAACTGTTTAGATATCGTGTCTTTTGAATGTTTCCAAACTTAGTTTTCAGCATTTCAAATCTTGCAGATGATTCACTGTTTCCTCTGTCAACAAAAAACATGTCAGGCTTAACAAAAAGAGTTGATAGGTATTCTTCACTTAATTTTACGTTCTCAACAAACTTAAAGTCTTTATTTCCAGCCAAGTATGATTTTGCATTGACAAAGTATGTTTGTGTCAATGGACTGTCAGGAGAACCAAATACATTAACGTATGAAGATTCCCATGCAATATGAATAATCTCAGGCCTCCAAGTGAAGTCAAAGTTTGTGTAATCAATACTAGAATTCAATGCCCAGAAAATTTCATCAGGGTGTTTGTTAACCAAATCTTCTAGTGTAGTCTCAATATAGTATTGTCCAATGAAAACTTCTTCGATTATGTCATCTTGTATTGGTTTGCTTATTCTTTGCTTGAATACTACTTCACCGTTATTGATAGATGGAACATATTTAGGACCGTCTTTGTCGTCAGCAACTGTACCGAACTGATAAATGTACGGTGGTGCTAGTTCATCAGGATGCCAACTAAAATCAAAATTAGATACATCAACTCCTTCAGGTACTACCCAGTTGGTCATAGCTTGTTTGCGTTTAGCAACCAAGCCATCGATGTATTTTATATCAGTAGCTGTAGGAACTACATAACGAGGTCCACCTGTCTTTTGATGTTGTGTACCAAATTGATATACATAAGGAGGATCCTTAGGGTGAGGCAACCAGCTAAAGTCAAAACTCTCAGTAGTGATATCTTTAGGTATCTCCCAGTTTTTTTTGTTGTTGTTCAGTGTAGCTACAACATCATGTACGTACTTGACCTGAACTGCCCCTGCCACTTTATATTCTATTGTAGGCATAATTTCAGCAGAATACTGTTTATTACCAAACACATAAATGTATGGCTTATCAGTATCATCTGGATGCCATGAATAGTCAAAGTCTTTTATCTCATGCTCTACTAAACAGTTAAAATTCTTTTTGTTAGGCAATTGTCTTGCTTTAACATCATCACAGTATTTTACAGGAGTATCACTAGTTGATCCAGACGTTATATAACGAGGGCCACCTGTCTTTTGCCATTGAGTACCAAATTGATAAACGTAAAGTTCTTCAGTTTCGTCTGGATGCCAACTGTAGTCAAAGTTTGCACTATCAATAGTTGTCGGTACTATCCATTGTTTTTTACTAGCAATTGCTTTTGCTTTAGACCCTTCAACATATTTGACTTCGGTTGCGCCTTCTACTTTATAACGAGGGCCTCCTGTCTTTTGCCATTGAGTACCGAACTGATAAATGAATGGAGGGTCATTTGGATTTGGTTTCCAACTAAAATCAAACTCACTAACATCAATGTTAGTAGGTATGTCCCAATCCTTAAGATCCGTTGCTAGTACAGCCTTAAAATCGTTGATATACTTTATCTTTTCTGCGTAGGGACTTGAACGATATTCAATCGTAGGCATAACTTCAGCAGGATACTGTGTGTTGCCAAACACATATACAAATTCACCGTCAGTCTCATCTGGATGCCATGACCAATCAAACGATGCAATTGTTAAATTGTTTAATACAGTAAACTTATCTTTGTTAGGTAACTTTTTAGATTTAAGAATACGAGTGTCAATGTACTTGACTGGTAAACTTCTCTTTGCACCCGGTGTGACATAACGAGGTCCACCTGTCTTTTGCCATTGAGTACCGAACTGATAAACAAACGGATCATCTTCAACATACGGATGCCATGAGAAATCAAAATCTACTGCATCAATATCATCCGGTATCTCCCAATTAGTTTTATTAGGCAATGCTTTAGCAACAGGCTGATCCATATACTTAGTAGCAATAGCCTTATCCATCTTGTAGATCGGGCCACCGCTCAATGCCCACTGAGTGGCAAAGTGATAGATATATGGTGGACTTGTAGCATCAGGGTGCCAGCTAAAATCAAAATCACTAACATCGATGTTAGGAGGTATAGTCCAATTGTCATGATTAGCAAGTACTTTGACTTGTTGTGTAGATACGTACTTAACTTCTTCTGCGTCAGGCACAACATAGCGAGGGCCACCTGTCTTTTGCCACTGAGTACCAAACTCATAGATATATGCAGGATCTTTAGGGTTAGGTTTCCAACTGAAGTCAAATCCAGTAGAATCTACATTCTTAGGCACTTCCCAATTTGACATGTCAACATCTAACGTTGCTACTACATCATGTACGTACTTGATTTGTTTTGCACCCGGAACTGTATATTCAATAGTTGGCATAATCTCAGCCGAGTATTGATTGTTACCGAACACATAGATATATGGCTCATCAGTTTCGTCTGGATGCCATGACCAATCAAAATCTTTAATCTTATAATTATTGAGTATGGCAAAGTTCTTTTTATTAGCCAATTTCTTAGCCTTAAGAATACGTGTATCAATATACTTGATAGGACTTGAAGGAATAACACCAGGTGTTATGTACTTAGGTCCACCAGTCTTTTGCCATTGAGTACCAAAGACATACACATAAGGCTGATCTTCTACATATGGATGCCAAGAAAAATCAAACTCACTATCATCAATGTCAGAAGGTATTTCCCAATTTTCTTTATTTACTAATGCAATTGCACTAGGTTCTTCTAAGTATTTTGTTTCCGTTGCACCCTCAACAGTGTATACAGGTCCACCTGTCAGTGCCCATTGAGTGGCAAAGTGATAGATATAAGGAGGGCTTGTGTCATCCGGGTGCCAACTAAAATCAAATCCAGTTGTATCAATATGCGTTGGAATAGTCCAATTGGTCATTGATGACAATGATTTAACTTGTTGAGTAGTTACATACTTTACTTCGTCAGCACCTGGCACAACATAGCGAGGGCCGCCTGTCTTTTGCCATTGAGTACCAAATTGATATATGAAAGGCGGGTCTTTAGGATTAGGTTTCCAACTAAAGTCAAAGCCTTCAGCATCAATGTTATCGGGAATTTCCCAGTTAGTCATGTCAACATCTAACGTTGCTATAACATCACTGACGTATTTGATCTGCTTTGCGCCCGGCACAACGTACTCAATCGTAGGCATAATCTCAGCCGAGTATTGATTGTTACCAAACACATAGATGTATGGCTCGTCGGTTTCGTCTGGATGCCATGACCAATCAAAATCTTTAATCTTGTAGTTATTCAGTATTGCAAAGTTTTTCTTACTAGGCTTCTTTACTGCTTTAAGAATACGTGTGTCAATGTATTTGATTGGGCTTGAAGGGATAACACCTGGTGTTACGTACTTAGGTCCGCCTGTCTTTTGATGTTGCGTACCAAACACATATACATAAGGCTGATCTTCCACGTATGGATGCCATGAGAAGTCAAATAAAGCTTCATCGATATCTTTAGGTATTTCCCAGTTTTCTTTATTCTCCAAAGCAACTGCACATGGTTCTTCCAAATACTTTGTTTCATTAGCACCTTGTACTGTATACACAGGACCACCTGTCAGTGCCCACTGAGTAGCAAAGTGATAGATATATGGAGGGCTTGTGTCATCTGGATGCCAACTAAAATCGAATCCTGATGTGTCTACATAATTGGGCACAGTCCAATTTTCAGTAGTAGGTAGTGCTACTGCTTGTTGAGTAGTCACATACTTTACTTCATCTGCATCAGCCACTACGTAACGAGGTCCACCTGTCTTTTGATGTTGAGTACCAAATTGATATATGAAAGGTGGGTCTTTAGGGTTAGGTTTCCAACTAAAGTCAAAACTACTTACATCTGTATTGTTAGAAACTTCCCAATTTGCCATGTCAATGTCTAATGTTGCTACAACATCAGTCACATACTTAATCTGTGTTGCTCCAGGAACTACGTACTCAATAGTCGGCATGATTTCAGCAGGATACTGAGTATTACCAAACACATAGATGTATGGCTCGTCGGTTTCGTCTGGATGCCATGACCAATCAAAATCTTTAATTTTGTAATTGTTTAATACTGCAAAGTTTTTCTTGCTAGGTTTACGTATCGCACGTATGATACGTGTGTCAATATATTTGACTGGGCTTGTAGGTATTACACCGGGTGTTATGTACTTAGGTCCACCTGTCTTTTGATGTTGTGTGCCAAAGATATAAACGTAAGGTTGATCTTCTACGTATGGATGCCATGAGAAGTCAAACGCATCACTATCTATGTGTTTGGGTATTTCCCAGTTATCACGATTAGGAAGTGCAACTGCACTTGGATGTTCTACGTACTTGATTTCAGTAGCACCATCCATTGTATATACAGGTCCACCTGTCAATGCCCATTGAGTAGCAAAGTGATAGATATACGGTGGGCTAGTTGCATCTGGATGCCAGCTAAAGTCAAAGCCAGTTACATCGCAATTAGTAGGAATAGTCCAGTTGTCTGTTGTAGGTAAAACCTTAACACTTTGAGTAGTTACATACTTAACTTCATCAGCGCCCTCTACTAAGTAACGAGGTCCACCTGTCTTTTGCCATTGAGTACCAAACTCATAGATATAAGCGGGGTCTTTGGGATTTGGCTTCCAACTATAATCAAAACCAGTAGCATCAATGTTATCAGGTGTTGTCCAGTTAGTCATATCAACACCAAGCTTGGCTACTACTTCGTGTACATATTTGATCTGAGTAGCACCAGGCATTGCATACTCAACAGTGGGCATAATTTCAGCAGGATACTGATTATTTCCGAATTGATAGATGTACGCTTCTTCGGTATCATCTGGATGCCATGAGTAATCAAACTCGTCAACTACGATACCATCTAACACTGTAAATTTGTCTTGTTGTGGCAGTGCTTTAGCTTTTACATCAACATACTTTACTTCAGTTGCCTCAGGAACTACGTAACGAGGTCCTCCTGATTTTTGATGTTGTGTACCATACTGATAGATGTAGGGAGGGTCTTTAGGATTAGGCTTCCAACTAAAATCTACCGATGACGCATCAACATTGTTGGGTACTTCCCAATTAATTTTATCAATACCTAATGTTGCAACTGCGTTTTCTACATATTTGATTTTAGTAGCGCCTGACATTGCATATTCAATTGTGGGCATAATTTCGCCCGGATAGAAGTTATTACCAAAGACATAAATGTATGGTTCTTCTGTGCTGTCAGGATGCCATGAATAATCAAAGTTAGCAATTTTTAAATTGCCTAAGATAGCAAACTTAGATTTGTCTGCTAACTTAGTTACTTTCATTGTACTTACATATTTGATTTCTGTGGCACCTTCTACTACATAACGAGGTCCACCTGTCTTTTGCCACTGAGTACCAAACTCATAGATGTATGCAGGATCAGCAGGACTAGGTTCCCAAGAAAAATCAAATCCAGTAGTATCAACATCATCAGGTACTTCCCAATTATCCATGCATGGTTTACGTTTTGAACGTTCTTCCATGTATTTGTATTCTGTTGCACCTTCAACTACGTATTGAATACTAATCTTATCTTCTGGCTTGTTCCATTGATTGCCCCAAACATAGATATAAGGAGGTGCAGTTGGGTCTGGAACCCAACTGTAATCAATATTATCTGCTTTCTCTAAGTGTTCGAATTTTTCAGGATGAGGAGAAAGTCTAGCCTTCATATCATGAAGATATTTTCTCTCAGTAGCATCAGGCATACGATATTCAATCGTAGGCATTACACCACCTTCATATTGTTCATTACCAAACACATATATAAAATCAGGCTCTCTTGGATCTGGTCTCCAAGAGAAGTCAAATGATGTTTTGTCAATGTCATGTATTAGTACCCAACGATCCCATTCAGGAAGTACAGGTACTAACTCATTCATGTATTTCTTTTCAGTAGCTCCAGGCACATGATACTCTAGTGTTGAACGTAAACGTCCATCAATGTATTTGTTACCCCATACGTAAATGAAGGGAGGATCGAGTGGGTCTGGTCTCCAACTCATATCCCAATGATTGTAATTTACTTTCTGAACCTCTACAATGCAATCCCAATTAGGAAGCAATTCTACTGTAGTGTTCATGTATTTTATTTGAGTAGCGTCCGGAGCATGATATTCAATGCACGATTTTAATTCAACAGGTGCATACTTTGAACCCCACTTATAAATGTAGGGAGGGTCACTTGGATCAGGATGCCAACTAAAGTCCCACTTAGTAACATCAATATTATCTAACAACTTCCAGTTGTCATTGATGCTATTCTTTCGTTTCAGTGAATCAACATCTGCACGATAAACAATAACGTCACTTAGTTTCTTTGGACATAGCCATGTACCGCTATCCTTTTGATGATAGCTAGGCCATACGTTGTTGTGTTCTTCTGCCCATACGTCTGCGTCTGGTAGGAATTCAAAATCAAAATCCCAATCAAAATTAGTATAGTCGCAGAACTCGTTAATAATCCAAAAATGTTCTGTTGACGCTTTTCTTCTAGCGTCTGTTAAACTTGTTGCATGTTGCTCTCTTGGGTGAACATTAGGTTTATTTCCGAAATAAAAAACATCTCTTAGCATTTACGATATCACTTTAACATTGTACAGGGTTTCAAATCTATCAGCATCAGACCTATCATTTACCATTGGCTCGCCTCTGATATTAAGCGAGGTGTTTAACAGTATAGGACATCCAGTCAAGACATACCACTTTTCTAGGAGTTCTCTGACTCCACTTCCATCTTTTGGAACAGTCTGTACCCGACTAGTGCCGTCAGCGTGAACGATAGCAGGAAATAAGTCAGGATGCCGGCAAGTAGCGATGACTTGCATATACCTACTATCACGCCAGTTACGAGGCATATCAAAATAATCATGAACATACTCCTCCAAAATAATGGGCGCAAATGGTCTGAATTTTTGTCTGCGTTTAATTTCATTTACAGTATCCTTTATTGTATCACCTCTGGGGTCTGCAAGCAATGACCTATTACCCAATGCACGTGGACCGAACTCTGCACGACCTGAGGCTACACCTACTATTTTAGTCTTAACTAGTTCGTCAATGATACGATTACTGGGATAATTGCCTGGAATGTTGTGTCCTAAGAAAGCATCGACCCAGTTTAATTTCTTACCGTAACCCAATGCGGCTGCACCTAAGCTTGATCCGCAATCACCGGGGTTAGGAACAATCCACATCTCACTGAAATAGTCTCCTAAGTTTCTATTAGCAAGACAATTCAATGCTACACCACCACCATATACTAAATTACGACTCTTACCTAACATACGAGCCTTGCCCATAACGGTGTTGATAAGGTATTCTACAAGTGCTTGTGCGCTTGCGGCAACGTCCATTTCGTTAGCACCTTCTAAGAATCCTTCAGGTACACCAATATGTAGGTTCTCTTTGAACTCTAAGTTAGTAGAACTTTCTAACAGTTGCCCTTCAATCTTGTTGAAGTATATGGGTTGTCCATATGCAGCCATACCCATTAGAATATATTCTTCGTCCAATGGCTTTAGGCCCACATGTTGAGTCATTGCACTGTAATATAAACCAATGCTGTGTGGGTATTTTTTAGACCATAACTTTTTGTATTGTGCATAACCTTTGTTGTCATACCAAGCATTCCAAATACTGATACAATCAAACTCACCAATCGCATCAATGATTACGACAGTAGCTTCGTCATATGGGCTTGTTTGAAATCCTGCTGCCGCATGGCTCAAGTGATGCTCATGAGTAACGACCTTAGGATTATTAAACTCTTTTAGTATTTCTTTACCAATGCGTGATTTTGCTGTTTCAAACTTAACAGGTTGCGCCGCACGTAACTGACGTAATGCTGTTACTAAAGGGCGTTCGTAGTAGTGAATCTCAGATTCACCCTGTATATTTGCTTTTGCATCCTGTGCTAAGGACAAGCACAAGTCTTTATCATGTTTGTGCTTGCTATAACGTTCGCTGTGACCTGCAAATAAGATATCACCATTGGGACCAACGACAGAGATGCCGGCATCGTGGAAGCCGTTACTGATTCCTACGTAGTTCATAATCACTTATAGATAAATGGATCACGTTTACGTAGTTCTTTGATGCGCTTGCGGTATTTGTATTCTTTGATTAAGTTTTTGAAAAATCTGATAATAAACATAGTTTGCCCTTTAAATCCTAAGTATTTATAACTCAGTACCTACTAGGACATTTTTCTAACAAAATCTTTTTATTGTGTTCTAAAATGGGCAACATTTTATTGTAGATAATCTTTAGATCACCTATTGACATGTTGTTGATATGATCTATGATATCAAATATAGCAAAGAGTCTGGATTCATGATCTTCCAGTGCATCATATGATTCATCCCAAAAATCACCAAATGTTTCGAACCCTTGTTCTTTGAGATAGTGCAACGTATGCGGGGGAGCCACTAATACAAATGGTTTTTTATAGAACATAGGTCTATAAACTTTTTCACTGTAGTTTGCTGTAGGTTGTGCAAACCTAGATTCGTTCACAATATCAACAAAAATATCAGCATATGCTGTTTTCAATCGGTCTTTGTTATCACCAAAGTTTTGAAGTTTGTGATCGAATATCATACCTACAGGAAACATTTTTTTGAAGTAGCTATGAGATATCAATGTATGTTCTTTGACTTTCAAATCGATGTTCCAAGGTGACTTAGAATTCAATTTATTAAACCCGGTAATCATCTTCTGAAATGCATTTGGATTCTTCTGCAACCAATGATGTATACTATACCATGGCTCTACACTAACTACACTCATGTCGGATTTAAAGTACCAAGTTAGATACGAATCTACTTCATAGTTAGCCAAATAAGCTGACACTAATTGACGATGCGGGGCATATCGCCAATTCATGTTGATGAACTTTTTAGTAAAGTCTCCGGTTTTGTTGTCGTCTAGTTGTTCAAATTCATTAATGTCAAAAAACTTGACAAACAAATCATCTGCTTCCAAACGCATTTTTGCTCTATAATATAGGTAGAATTTTTGAATATTATAATCACATGACTTTACAGTAACGTTCTTCAACCCGTTGTTATCGATGTATTTCTCAATACTGTCTAGTTCAACCGCTCGTAAATCAAATTTGCGTTGGACTTGGTCATAGTGAAACTCGCTATAAAATAACAATGAATGAACTGTACCATGAGGAGGATACTGTTGAGTATCGGTTGATCTATAAGAACACAATGGCTCATATAGATAAATCTCGACTCCTGTTTCATTTAACTTTTTTACAGTTTCAGGATCATGCTTGATGTTTTCTAGTTCTGTGATTTCCCTGTTGTACATATAGACGTAATAGGGAGTAGTTTTTTTCATGGCCTTATACATATTAGCCATTATGGGTGCATCCAATGATTCTTTTTTAGTTTTTAAATCAGGAATGTTGTACCAATGTAAACTAGAAATATCATTAAAGGTAATCTTTGTACCTGTAATCTGTAATGTGTATCTATCTTCTGTGCCAATGTTACTAGCGGCATGTGGAACATCGCTGTCCCACATGAAGTAATCACCTGCTACCCAATTGACAATGCCTACACCATCTACTTCTAAATAATGTCCAGGCTTCCAGTCTTCCAACATAACAAGAATTCGTACTGCATTTTCATATTCGACATTGAATAACCTCATGTAGGTTTGAAAGTGATCTACGTGAGTTGGCATAATTTCTAGTTGGCTCATCTTGTAAAAATTATACGTCATATTTTTAAAGTCAAATATGTTGTCAAACCTTTTTACCCACTCCGGCATAGGATTACGACTGTCGTACATAGACCCTGAAAAACTTTTTACATAGTCATAGCCTTTAGTTTTCCATTCTTCAATTTCAGAATCCATGATAGGTTGTCTGACGTAATCTAATTTCTTTACATCATCTATATTCCAAAATCTACTGATGTGGCCCCTAGTCCATTTTTGTTTCATTCTTATCCTCTAACCAAATCCAATGTTACACAGTGAAAGCACCCGCCCAATGTTCTAGCATGTCTCATTGGTAACATCAATGATTCTATTCCGTACTTATTTAATTCTTTTGCTAGGTTAGTTTGCCGTTCTTCTAATACAACCAAGTTAGGATTGATAGACAGTAGATTGACACTAACCCAAGGGCTAGCATTGTTGAAGCCATGAAAGTGACCGATATCGACTGGCTCGGGGGCATAGATTGCGTCCCATGTATTAAAGGGAGCAGGTAGTATGCTTTTATCAGGAATTCTAGCAGGGTTCAATAGCATCAGGCCCTCACGCAAGAACGCAACAGTGCTATCAATGTGCATGTAACTATACACACCTTCTAATAGATGTACTCTGTACTTACTACCTAATAACTCTTGTAAGTAATATGCTCCTTTACGATTACCGGAGTTACTAACAAGATAAAGTATGTCATCGTTAGCACGAATCAAATTAGCCGCATCAAACTTTGGATAAATTTCGTGCAATGCTAATGTGTCTTTGTCACCGATACTACCTAAGTTATAGTTACTATCACCTTGATCGTTTGGGACATAATAGATATTCTTTAATTCACTCTCAATGTTTTTGTAATCATCTTTACGTGACTGCAAACTCATAGGAGCAACGATTGCCTTTGTATCAATGATTGTTGCTAAATCTCTAGGACAATAGTTATAGTAATCAGTGGGGCGATTCATTGGACGAACAACTTCAACTCCTAGTTTGGTTAGTTCTTCTGATAATCTATCTAAATCTTCATTCGCTTCTTGTATAACTTGCACTGGATATAAGCCACCAGACGGCAAGTCTTTATCATCTTTAACGTGACTATAGTTTACTGTACGTAAACTTTTATCCATATTAGGAATACGTGCAAAGTCTGCTAGACCTACGATTACTTTCTTTAGCGGATCCCACTCATTCTTACTTACTTGAATTTTGTTCATTGAAAACCTTCATCTTGCTTATGTCAGGGTAGTCTTTATATGACCATTGTTTTGGATCAGTATCCTTTACGTCATTGAATCTAATCATACCTAAGGCTGCTGTCTCTGGGGTCATATAGTAATGGTATCCCAACATATCTATGTCTTGTTCGGCCCAGAGAGTATCAGGTACACGACCATCATAACTCATTTTCTTTAGTGCAACATATTCATAGTCATGTTCTACTAGAATCATACCACCACGACCAACATTCAAATGTTTGCGATATTGAAAGCTAAGGCACATAAACGTGTTGGGTATGTACCCGTTCTTCTTCCAATACACTGCGGCATCAATGATATTTGTGTTGCCTATGTAATAATAGTCACTCCAATATTGTTGATTGAAACTCCAATCTAAGTTTAGTTTCTCAAACGTCATAGGAACGCTTAGATATGTGTTAGATGGGCATGTTACATTATCAAACTTAGTATAGCGTAATGCTAACTCTATACCATGCGTACAGCAATCTACAGCAACAGCGTATGGAGCATTGTAATAGTCAGCAATGATTCTTTCAAATTGCTGAACTTCTTTCATGCGTTGTCTTTCTTGCGTTTGATACTATCAACAGAAATAGTTATAGGTTGTGATTGTTTAGCAAAATCAAGTGCTGACATTGCTTCCTTCTCAGGAATTACTTCACGTGAAGTATCAGACACTGCAACTTCAAAGTCTTTGTAGTTACCCCAATTACCATAACCAATGTAATGATAGTCAAAGCTGAAATCTACATTCTTGTTTAATTCTGCTTCTTCGTCCAACAAATCACTAAAGTCTTGACCATCACGACCTTCAGCGTCACTCCATGTAGGCTTTGCAAGTTTGCGGGCTCGTAGTGCCGTGTTGCTCATCATACGTGAGTAATCTTGTGCATAGAACGGACCTTTACGTCCTAACGGTGGGCGCTCTCTATCATCAAATGGGTTATCAATCTGTTCAAACTTCATATCAAAGTCTGCTTCCCACTTGCCACTGTCACTAATCTTAAACTTATAGACAGCATTAAACATGCCAGGTCCAAACTGTGTACCAAACTCTTTCAAATCAATATCAGGGTTGTAATGTATCTCTGCTTCGTATCCACCACGACACTTCCATAGCATACGTAAGAAAGGCCACATCTCGTTTACAAGTGCATCAGCAAATGGATTGATGTTAGGCTTGATGATATTGTAGTCAAACTTCTCATACTCAATGTCTCTTGCCATGTTTGTATGATTAAGTTTGATCTTATAGTGTTCTTTCTCTAATGCATGACGCACAGGATAACTGATGGGTACATCAGTTACTCCACGTAAGAAGTCAGCAAACATGTGCCAGGTCTTAACACGAATCATCAAGTGTGTGCCACCGAACGTAAAGTCGTTACGTATCCAATGACCCTGATATTTGTGCCAACTGATGTTAAACTTATGTGGATTCTGTCCTACAATAGTCTCAGGCCCCATACCATAACCAACACCCAATCCTGCATTGTTAATGTTATTGTTACGCATACGCCAGAAGAATGTCATAGTGTCACTATAATCTTGGTAGTCTTCTGTGGGGAATCCAACGATCCAGTTAGTTGCGGCCCAGATGCCTACTTTCTTACAGTCAATAAAGTTCTGTTCCATCTCCTTGATAGTAACACCCTTAGCCATGTCATCAAGTACTTTCTGTGAACCTGATTCAATACCAAAGTTAAACATGATTGCACCACCGGCTGCTAAGTCTTGTAGATATTCTAAATCCATTCGACCATCGCAACGTGCGTATCCTGTCCACTTAACTTTCAAGTCTTTTTCTTTTAGTGCCAGAGCAAAAGCTCGTAGTTCTTTAGGGTTACCATTGATAAGACTGTCAATGAACCAGATAATATCCGTTCCCTTATTGTAGTACAACCACTCGACTTCGGTGATAAGGTCAACGCTTTGACGTTGACGATACTTCCAGAAGTGTGTTTCTTCACAGAATGTACACTTAGCAGTGCAACCTCTACTGATTTCACTATTAACTCCGTTAGGCAATTCATACTGACTAAAATCAATTGATTCATAGTCAGGCATCGGCAAACCATTAATGTTGATACGTTGATCTTCAGGCTGTGTAAGATAACGTGGGAATTCTACTTCTTTCTTTTCTTCTATCTCGTCAAGCATGACAAGCAAGTTCTGCTCACCTTCTCCTACTACAACATAGTCATAATATGGATGTGTTGCGAACCAACTCTTGTGTACGTTAGGTCCACCTACAGCAATCTTAATGTGAGGTGCTCTACGCTTAATTTCTTGACACATCCACTTAGTAGGTTCTTCGCTAATATAGTAAACACTAAAGCCTACTACATCAGGATTCATTTCAATGATTTTATCTACTGCCGGGCTTAGTACCTCAGGGCCTAACAATGGGTGAATATCATTCATGTAAGTATCACCCATCCAATGCCAAGAACTACTAGGATCCCATAGTCTGAATGGGATTCTTTGCTTAGGCCACCAGTCTTTCTTAAATGCGTTATACGCTTTAACATTCAAGTCTATGATGTGTGTCTCATATCCTGCACTTTTAGCAACACCGCTTAATCGTGCAAGACTAAACGGAGGCATATAGGGTGACCATTCAGGACATAGTACAAGAACCAACTTAGTGTTTCTTGTCTTGTAATCAACATATACAGGAGTTAAGTTCTTTTGTACTGTTGCTTTAGCATAAGGTGCGATTGCTTCCATCATACTACGATGGCGTGCATCAGCAATGTCCTCTGTGGGGCGTTCCTTAGGCTTTAATTCGTCAACAGCCAATGATCTTAATGTGAAATCCAAAATGTACTCCTATTTTCTACTATTGTACTACCCTTATACAGGTAGTACAATGTAATTGGACATTAGACCTTAAAATGATAGATGCCACAATGTGGGTTGTTTGACATGGGGCTAAAGCCCATAAATCTTAATCCACCTTTTGCCGCCCATGTAATATAATGTTCTTGATTACTACCAGTAGTAATGTATATATCAGCGCCGGGGTTTAGATAATCTCTGATGTTAGCATAGAAATCTTGTAGTGCTTCATACCCTTCGTCTACTATTAAACGGCAAGTATTGTCTACACAGTTTAAATGTTCCAATGAATCAATAAACGCTTGTCTATCACCACTATGCGGTGGATTTGCTACAACGATATCAAATCTTTCCTGTGACGGTATTTGCATAACCTTGTCACATACATATGCTGAAACACGGTCTGACATACGATTAGATGTTGCGTTGGCTAGACATGCTTTGATTGAAGGACCGTGAGAGTCAACAAAAGCAACACTGTCTACATACTTTCTATCCAATAAATCATAGCCAAGCGGACCTACACCCGAACACCATTCTAATGCACGACCATAATGTTCTTTACCTGTACGATCAATCAATGAAAATATTTCATCTTTTAACTCATATCCGCCGCCATCCATATGTGTAGGATATTGTAATACAAATCCGTTCTCGTATGTGTGTTCTGTCTTAGACCAATCTAACTGATCTTGTCTAGATTCATCAAGAATAGTTACTGGTTTAACAGTATTAAAATCTAAGTTTGGTGGAGGTAAATCTTCTACGATAGGACTAGACTGAACAACTATTGGTTGCACCACTGGTGCTTGAACAATTGGTTTGTTAATAACAGGTGTACTTGTTACATTACTAAACAACGATTGATAGTCTTTGGTTATTGCAAAGTCTTTATTACTATGGAAATGTTGTTGATTGAATTCAACAATTTCTTTAATTCCTGTTTGCCATATTTCCCAATCATTACCTGTCAAGTTACATAGACGTTTGGTTTCTTTTACAATAGCTTCAAAACGCAAGTCATCATTCTCTATATTATCATATGATTCATCAATGAAAGGACTGAATGTCTTATAACCTTGTCTACGTAATTCACGCAAACAATATGGTCTAGCCATTAATAGAAATGGATGCAATAGTGCAAAACAACGATAAGTCTTTTCTGTCAAGAATAAACTATCCTCGACAAAAGGTCTGTGATGTTGATTTGGTTTAGCCTTGTCATAGAATAATGTCTCTGTAATGAGACTGAAATAACTGTCCTTATAATATTGCAAATCATCAGGTTGTATGTCCACTGGATTATGTCTATCTTTTGTGATATTCAATCTCATAGGGAAAAGACCTGCATTCATTTTAATGAAAGGAAATTGCACATCACTTAATCCAGGTATCTTTTCTACAAAGTCGAAATCACCCTCAAAACTATACCAAGCTTTGTCAACTAAATGCTCACGCAACATACGTTCCATAAGAACCATTCTGTGTTCACGATTTAATTTATTGAAACATGTAAATACTTTGCCACGGAAACGTATATCATAACCACCTATGTACTCATATCCTTGAGCATATGTTGTAGTAATGTAATTAAAGAAGTGGCAATTCATTAACGTAACACGTTTATTCCAACCATTTTCATCTATTAATCTATTGTATATTTGGTCAGCGTCTATAACACCGGTAATTACAATAATATCTTCTTCGGGTATGATGTCATCTACAATATTAGCAATACGTTGAATCTTGCTTTGTACGTGAGTCATGAATGCTTCAGTAGCCGCAAAGAATATAAACTTGCTTTTGCCGTTCTTTTTAGCTTCACGCATTTCTTTAACAATGTCCTCAGTTGGTCTACGTACAAACATTGTTTCAAAGTTGATTGTAGCATCAATTAAGTGAATACTATTTTCATACTGACGAATGTCCGGAAACATTTCAAACACTTGACGCATCATTGTGTCAACAGTAGTTGCAGGGACTTCGTACTTGTGTTTAAGTCGTGTGTCACCATAATGTATAATTTCACCGCTATGTTGGTTAGTAGTTATCTTTCTCCATGGATCGATAACTACTACCCCCGGCTCTTTAAATTTGATGTTCTCGACCCAACTCTCCCAATAACCAATTAGATAAACATGAGTCCAATCTTCACGCAGATCGTGGTCATCCGTATTAGGATCATAATAATTTAAGTTGCCACCATGCTTTTCAATGTAGTAGCCAATAAGCATACTAGCAGAACCATTTGTATAAGGAACTGCGGGTTTGTACGCTTTACCAATAATAGTAACGTTACGACCATTCTTTAAGCAACGCAATGCCATACGTTCAGCTTGTACTTCACGTGCGGTCATGATTGAATCAAACAAGTCATAACCCAAGTCCAAACGTTCTGCTAGATAACGCAGAGCAATATTGTCTCTAGGGTGACAGGCTCCTGCATCCCCGAGCCCGGCTTTCATATAAGCAGGACCCATGATGCGATGTGTAGATTTTGCAAGTGCATTAGATACAACGTCAACATTGATATTGCCGTTAGTTTCGGCAACGTCTTGGATCATGTTGACAAGTGCAAGCTTAGTACTGATAAATGTGTTATAGAAGATTTTGATAGACTCGGCTTCGTCCCATGTACCAACTTCATAACGTGGTTCATTTTGCATAAACACTTTATAGAAGTCAATTAATTCACTAGCATCACCTGTAAGGCTACCATCGTCTGTACCGATAATTACCATTTCTGGGTTTATCATGTCCCATTTTACGGTACCCATAGCAATAAGGTAAGGGTTGTAAATGAATCTTGCGTTAGTGATACAAGGCTCTAGGATGTTTCGAACTGTTCCGGGTAGCACTGTACTGATGAGGACAACTAATTGACTTCTATTAACGTGTCTATTGACCTCTTTTAAAATATCAGTGACTATCGTATAGTCAAAGTCTTTGTTTGGAAGATGGCTTGTTGGGGTTTCGCCACCATAGATAGGATCATGCGGAGTAGGTGCGGCAATAAAAATGATATCTCTATCACTAACTGCTTCAGCTATTGTACTACGCATTTGAAATGCTGGTGTCCTAGGCACTACGTCATAACCAACAACGTCATAGCCTGCATCAGCCATAACTTCTGCACAATCTTGACCCAATTTACCTACACCAATCATTGCTACTTTTTTCATTTAATACCTCATGTATACCTAATATTTATTTGATAGGATCATGCCTAAAAAGATTTTATAGTGGCCCAAACATTTCAGTGTGATTTAAATCAATTTTGGGAAACTTCGTTTGTAAATTATCAATTTCTGCTGGTACTTTAGACATGAACACTTGATAATTATGTTCTACTATATCGTTGATTTCATCTATATGTTTATGTTTGTGTTCGATAAAGTGTTTTACACTCGTTGCGGCCCAAGTCAAAATGTTTTCTGCAAGTTTTCTAGATGAATCAGTGATTGGTAAAAAGAACTTATTGAATGTTTTATACCCACAACTCTCAACATATTCATCGATACCAACATCACCTATTAATATAAACGGGTGATGATTGATTATAGAACGGAATATTTTTTCTGTAAGATAGGGCGTAGAATACGTTTCAGTAAAGTGATAGGGTTGCATTTCAAAACTATTCTCACTTACTACGCTCATGCAAGTATTTCTATAATATTTAAGGTTAGTAGGAAAGCCAGTGTATTCAAACCCAGTGTGGATTGCTTGCTTCTCCAAGTTAAGGTCTAGACTAGGTCTTTGCAAGTCAACCAACAGTTTATGTATATAGGTGTCATCATCTAATCCAGCAATGCCCATTAACTTAATAGAATTTATATTTTCAACAGTGGGTGGAAGATGAAAAGTAAAGTCCAAATAGTCTAGTATATTGTGTTTATTGAATTCAGCTAATAGACCAATTCGATGTAGTCTTAGGGGCTTACCTACTAAGAACAATGCTTTATCTGAATTTGGATACCATCTTTTTCTATGTGCGTTTTTACTATGTTTATAAGTAACCCAAGCCCACGTATCTATATAATGTAAGTTATCTTTTTTGATGTTAAACATTCTTGCTGTATCATGAAATAGAAAATGACAAGGTGCATTCACTGATTTGGCATGCATTTCACATAGATTAATCATGTTCTCTAATACTTCTTTGAAAATTGAGCTAAGTTTTTCTACTATTAACGTGAATATTATAGTGTCCCCGGTTTCGAAATTTTGAGACAATAGTGCATCATTAAAGTAATTCCTAGAACTATCAATAGCGTCCTGGCTAATATTGTCATTAGTTGTTAACAGTTGACCACTTCGAATATAAATGTATTTCATAACAATGGATGAAAGTTTTTGCTTAATAAGTTTCTATTCGGAAGTTCAAAAGTATTTCTTATGTCATGATGTGTTTTGCATCGAGCCAATAGATTAGTGCTATCCAAAGCATATTCATATGTAGATTTACTAAGTTCTATTCCACATGCTTCCAAATAGTCATAGTAAACTATTGGTTTACTGTGCGAATCATTATGTAATTTTCCAGTGTGATTTATAAAAGGAACTGGATCTCTACTCCAATCACGACCTAAGAAATCATATAAAGACATGGGTAAATCATCATATTCACGTTGATACAATAAAGACAATGTTTCAATTCTTTCTGGATCATCCAGTTCAATGGCATCGCTGTGTTTAAAGGGTACACTACGCAATATCAATGAATCAGCTTTAGATTCTTTTAACATTTTGTTAGTATGATTAATAATAGCATGGTCACGAATCATATGTCCAACTGGATCACAAAAGTCTTTAACCCATTCATCAGGATATGGACTATTCCAAACATTACCCATTGCATACCATCCGTCATTAAGCCAACGATCTTCACGACTATATGTAGACCACATGACCATGACTAAATCATCTTGATTGAATCTATATCTAGCATTTGCCTCTGCTATTCTAGCCATAATGCCTAGATTACCCAATCCTGATACTCCATAGTTAAAATACTGAGACCCGTAAGGTTCAGTTCTAATTGTTTTAGCTTCTACTGCAATGATATCCGCCCATGTAGGCCAGCCATATGCAGTAAAACTGCATCCAAACGCAAAAATGCGTTTATACTTCTTTAAATCTATATTGTTGTGCATTTGTTTTTATAAAGTTGTTTATAGTCTCAGGGTAATCTGATATATTGTGGTACAAATGATGTCTCAATAATAACTGCCACAACCCAGGTATTACCTCAGAGTTTGTTGCTATATGTAATGCCATTCGTTTATTATATACACATTTCTCAAAAACACTATTATATATTTCTTGCAATTCACTTGGTGTTTTGTCCGTATACCTTTTTACGTTTTCAGCAATCATTTCATAACGTTTTTTATCGTTGGCTTCATCATCAAACGAATAGTCAAACAATTCATCATATAGTTTAAAACCCATGTCTTTGAGCTTTTGATGATACTGCGGCGATCCTGCTACTAAGAAAGGTTTATTGAATAGCAAAGGCATTGACGCTTTTTCGCTCAATGTAAATATGGTTTCATCTGTTTCAGGTACTACTTGCATAAAAGACAATGCATATTCCATTGGAAGTATCTCTTGATGTTTGAACCCGTCTACTTGGTCACGTAACATTATCTTTTGATTCCAATATTCAAATGGATATGTTTCGTTACGCTCTCTCCATATAACTACACCCTTGTCAATAATATCATGTTTAGCTAACATATCCATCATTATAGCACGATGTTGTTTCGGTGCTTTATTCATACTGATATATGGATACTTGATAGGGATCTTTTCACCTACACGAATGTTCTCCACATCCAAACATATACCATTATTCATTTGATAGTTAGGGCTGACTAATAATCTATTCAATGCTAATGTTAACCAAAACGTAGGAAAGTAATTTACTTTAACATAATCATCATTAACTATCTGATAGTGATTATGGGTGCCGGTTAGTAAGAATAATTCAATATTGTGTTTTTTACAGAATTCAATCAGTTCAACAAACTTTTTTTTGGACCCTAGTATCCTTGCTGAATCAAATTCTAACACTCCATTGTATATGACTCTGGTTACTGATTTAGGATTACTATACAATTTGTCTAACTTTTCTTGTATTTGGTTATCCCATATGTTAAAATCAACTGTGGTTATGTCCTGATACATTGTCAAATAACGGTCATCAGTAGAATTTCTAACTATAGTTGAATCATTACGCAACATGTGTATGCGATCCAAAATAACTTTAGGAATATGATCCAGGCTGGTTAGTATACGTATATAATTGTCGTAATTACGCTGTGCCTTAGCTTTGATTTTGTGATACAACACTGTTGTATCTTGTTCTGTTATTTGCTTTACGTTTCTAGCGATAGCCTCAGCACGTTTTAACATGTCTGGTTCACTGTCAAAACTGTAGTCTATAATCTCGTCATACAATTCAAAGCCTAAATCAACTAACTTCTGATGAAAGTATTGATCTGCCATAACAACAAATGGCTTCTTAAACAGTATAGGTAAACAGGTTTTTTCACTGATTAATGTAACAGTAGTTGTGGCTTCACCTATAATATGCAAGAATGACTCATGGTATTCTTCGGCAATCAAGAATGAATCTAGTATAGTTTCAAAGTCATCTGATAGTAACCTAATATCATCGTTATAATATTTGAAGTTATATAGACTAGGATTTCTTGCAGGGAATCTATTCCAAGTTACTATACCCTTATCCAGTATACCCTGACCAGTTAACTCATCCACTAGCATACAGCGATGAGTCCAATTTTTATTATTTAGGCAGATATAAGGATATTTGAAGTCATAATATGTTCTATCAAAGTCTAAATGATTACTGCACATCATAGCCCAATTGATCCAATATGTATGCCAGTGAACTATTTCAATGTTATTAAATGGACTGGTTAGTTCTTTATAATAATCACTTGGGTATGAACCAATAGTAACTATTAATTTGATATTATTACTGTTTAATAGATTGGCTAATTCAGGTGTTAGTTCTCTAACATGCCATTCAGTCTCACACAATAATACAATTGTGCTTGGTCTTTCGTTTTCTATTACTTTAATAAAATCATCTAGTGTAGGCTCATCTAATTGACTTATATATGATGTTGTCATTTTGCTCTTGTAACCCAGGCTTTTCCAAAGTTTCTACGTCTTGCAAAGAAAATCTGCTCACAGAATTTCTCTAGTGTCATGTCTTTATCCTCAGGGAAATCAAACTCATAACGTGCAGGAACTTCTAATTCGTTTTGATTCTGTAGATAACCAAATATATCATGTTTGAAATCAATGACTTTTGGATATGTACCGCACTGTGTATAATCGATCAAGTAGTTACGTTGAATTGTCATTAACTCATCATGTAAATCTTTGGGCAATGGGTACTCATTCAACATAAACTGCTCAATAAGATCGAAAACATGCTTATGCTTATTCTCACTTTGTAACATGATAATGGTACTGTGTACTAAGTTCCACCCGTGAATCTGCATACCCTGAAGTAATGGATGGTCAATCATACCCTTCTCACCCCATAATCCATAGTGTTTACCAATACGTTGAATTTCACTGTTTAACCATGGATCTTTTTCTATATACTTGTATAATTTCTCGTAGAAATCTCTATATTCTACGCCCTTTAACTTGTATAACACACGGCTAATATAATTGGTCATTCCATTAATGTGAAATGTGTTTTGATACCAACTGTGTAACTGTGCGTCAAGCATTTTCTCAGGGGTTAAATCTCTGGTGCTTACTACAATTTCAACACCCTCACGTAGATTCTTTTCGTTGTTTGATCCTACTAAGTAGTCATATACAACTTGTCCTTTGAGTTTATACATCTTACGCTGAGTTAAATTCATTTCAGCGTTTTCTAGTAACTGTGCTTGATAGATAGTGATACCTGTATGGTTACCTGCTTTGTACAGTCTATAGAAGTTTTCTTTCCAACTTGTAAGTGTTTCACCCGGCAGGCCTAGGATTAACTCAGTATACAATGGAATGTTAGCTTCTTCGCACATCTCAAATACTTCTTCAATCTTGTTAGTATCTAAGTTGGTACGTTTAATAATCTCTAATGTGTTCTCATCCATTGTCTGTACAGATAAGTTTAATCCAATCTTTGCGCCACCTTCATAGATTAATTTCTTAACGATATCAACAACTTCTTTCTTTTGATTCTTCGCCCAGGCAATTGTATATGCACGTGGCATGCCGTATTCTTTCTGTACAGCAATTAATTTGTCAGCAATTAAACTATCACGTTCGGCAAAGATACCGAAATTAGCGTCAGTAAAACTAATAAAGTCGAATTGATTTCTGCCCATCCATTCTAATTCAGCAAACACACGCTCTAATTCAAATACTTTAACTTTATTGTACGTTAAACTTCCCCAGTCACAGAATGTACATGCATAGGGACATCCACGATTTGTTTCGATGGTTCCGTTCCAACGTATCTCAGGATGTTTAGCTATCAATTTGTCAAACACACCTGTCAAATATGGGCTAGGTATTGTATCTAAGTCATCGATACGTACAGTGTCACCGGTACTAAATGCTACACCGTTGTCATTAACTAACATACCTTTAATGGATTTATAGTCAGGGGTATCTTTTAAGTGTTCTTCAAGTACGGCACGGAATGTTTTCTCGCCCTCAAGTTTTACGCAAATGTCTAGAAAGGGGTACTGTTCAAAGATATCTTCTTTCTCAATAGGGAATTCAGGACCGCCACCAATAATGAATAGATTAGGGTTAGCTAGTTTAAGTGCTTTCCCCAATTCTTTAGTGTAACTACGATTCCAGATATATGTACTAAAGCCAATTACATCACTATCTTTTAATATCTCTACTGCATCATCAATGTCTTCCCGGCGCCAAATGAATTCCCCTAGTTCATAGTGTTGATTAATTTCAGGGAACTGGTTTACATAGCTCCAAAGGATGCCCGGACTATAAGGTAAATAATAGGCGTTTAATTCTTTAGGGCCTTGCTGAAAATTAGGACTGACGAAACTTATTATTTTTTTAGGCATATTTATTATTGATGAACGTGGCCAATTCTTTGGCTATGAACTTATACCCCTCCACCGTTGGATGGATACAATTAGTTAAGTATTTAGCAGGCCATGCCCTCTTACTGTAAAACTCATAGTGGCCGCCCCAATCTTTAGGGTTCATCAATCCGTCTAGTTCAACAAAACGCTGTACGATAGCACCGTACTTAGTGTCATTATGCAAATAAGTAGTCCAATCAAACTTAGTAAACATTCGTCCGGTGTTTTCTAGTAGGTACTTAGTTACGGACCCGCCCGGCGATTGGTTAAAAGCATTAGCTACCACGACTTTAAACCCGTGGGCTTTAGCAAATGATTGTAGATTTAACAGTGCCATTAATGCGGTATTTGCTACAAACTGTTCGCTCCATAACATTTTGCCATATGTAGCCCAAAGTGGTTCTTCTGCGCCACCTTCACCTGCAATAGGCCATGCTGTTCTCCACTTATAGTGTGCGTATTCTCCATGACTGTAACCGTCGTCTTGATTCTCTCTACGCTTAGGATGTTGCTGAAAGAAGTCGAATCTTTCAAACCCACTGAGCATTAGAATGATATATCCTTCGCTGTTGTTCCAATCAATTCTATCGCAGAAGTGTAGTTGATTAACGGCAGCAGTGTTTCCTATGCCCCGTACACCTAAATTCATGGGAGTATATTCAGGGAAATGATTGACACATAATTGGTTTACCCAACTGTTTTCATGCTCATACTTACGTAAATGAAAGTCAGGAACTCCCCGTAGTTGTACTCTACCGTTGTATTGATTCCATATTTCTTCTGGATATCCACCTTCGCCTTGAGTCCAACTACAACCCAACCCAACAATATATTTTTTCTTACTCATGTTATATGCCTAATCTAGGATTTAAATGCCAACTTTTGTTTGTTATGAAGTGCAAGTTGCCTCTATTGTTATAGACTTCCCCTACTAATTCATAGTTATCTTCTTTAGTTATGAATGACAAGCACTCAGGAATTAATTTGTTTTTTCTTTTTAGTGTGTGAAATACACTAAGAGCCTTTTCTCTGTTATGAATCAGTTTAGGCTTGATTTTCTCATACATTTCATTTTTAAATTCAGGATTACTGTTGAACTTATCTCTGATAGACAGTAGATTCTGTATGACTCCGTGAATTCTAGCTTCTAATATTACTTCATTGTCAAAAGTATAATCAAACAATTCATCGTATAGAACCATATCATATTCTTCACACAACCATTTATGATAATATTGACTTGATATGGTTAGAAAGGGTTTCATTGCACCCCAAGGTTTTGCGTTCTTTTCAGTTGGAATATAATATCCGTTGCGTGAATCAGTCTCTATAACTATGTCTATGAATCCACGATGATAGCTTTTAGGTAATGTGCCTGCTGAAAATTGACTAGAACTGTTCAGTACAAAATCAACTTCATCTGATAACACAGAACCATCATGATGTTGCCAATCATAATTAGGGTCGACGGGTACATTAGGATATCGATATGTTACAATGCCCTCTTTAATCAAATCAGCTTCAACACACTTGTCAACAAAGTATTTACGCTCGTATTTTGCATTGTTATTGTATGAGGTAAATAACTTATCAGTAGCTAATAAATCGATGGTATTAGATAGACTTACACCCTCTGTACATGCATAGTTACCATATGCGCTTCCTAATGTATTCACACATTTGATATTCTGTCTTATTGACAAATCAGGGCCGGCCCATAAAACATACATGTATTTGTTATGTTCTATGAGCCAGTTTTCTATCCCATCAAATAACGTTTGAAAAATATACTCAACGTTAATTTCCCCTAATGATATGACTACAATCATATCAGGGTTTACATTCTTTATATCATTGACTACTATGTCATAGGTTTCGTCCCTGCCTCGAAAGTGCTGAACTATATAAGCGCGGGTCATAGATCATTATTGCCTGACTCAATTTGTTTGACTATCCAGTTATATGTTTTATGTATACCCACGATGTATTTCTTTTTCATATTTCTGCCCAATTCAAACTATGTCCATTTTTATTTAATATTTCATGTATACGGTCTACCATTGCAATGTTCCGTTCTCCGTATACTTTACAATTAGTATCTTCTAATAAAAATCTCATACTATTAGGTATAACTATATCAGTATCCCAAGTTACATCATCTCTGCGTTCTAAATTTCTATTAAGTTTTGGTTTTAGTATATTATACAGATTAGCTTTTTCTGTTTCAGAAGTTAAAATATTTTTTAATCGTAATACATTATGTATTATACCATTAATGCGATCCTCTAATTTATCACATTGGTCAAAACTATAGTCAAACATTTCATCATAGAATTCAAATCCAAATTTATCACGTAAATATGCATGATACCCTTTGCACGATAATACAATAAATGGTTTAGTCATACCAATTGCTCTTAGTGTTTTTTCAGTTATAAGAAACTGATTCGGTTCATAACAAGTTTCAGTAATCAAATCAAAAAAACCCTGATTATAACTTTTAGGGATAAGATTGGTTCCATGCCGGCAAGGCAATGAAAAGTTTTCTTCATCAATTAATTTTGATCCATCATGATATTTCCATACATATTTTGAACTGGGTGTCTTAAAATATAGGCGGCCGCCTTCATTGACATATAGATCAGGATCATGCATTGTTACTACACCATCATTTAATAAATTATACCTAACTAATTCATCTACCATTATTACTCTATGTAGTTTGTGAGAACGATTGTAGCATGTAAACAATTTGGTTGTTTTATCTAGTTCCACGGATTCACGTTGGTGTTCATACAAAGAGCCAGGATTCCAAAATAAACAACCCACTGATTCTTCATGTATAATTTTAGCTTGTACCCTAGGGTGATAGTAATTATCAATTTGATCCGAAAACCCACCAATTAAATTAATGACTTTGTTTTGTTCTTCTAACCACGGCCATAACTTATCAAGTAAATCATTATCAAACCAAAAACACGGCCATCCTTCTTCATTACCTATGCATAATATTTTATCAGGATTGATATTTTTAATTTCCTCCACTATACCATCCCATTGACCATTACCCCGGGTATCTTTGGTGCCTAATCCAATTAAATAAACTTTAATCATTCAAAGTCCTTTTGACCTCTGCTGATCTGTTCACTGATCCAATTGTATGTCTTCATCAATCCTTGCTCCAGGTTTTCAGTAGGAGACCAATTTAATTTCTCACGAATTAATCTGTTATCGCTAGTGCGACCCATTACGCCCATTGGCCCGGGTATATTTTTAATAGTTACTGATTTGTTAACAAGGCCTGCAATTAGATACACTAGATTGTTAATAGATATCATGCGTTCACTACCTAGATTAACCGGACCAGTGAAGTCACTGTTCATTAGTCTTTCTACTCCATCTAAGCATTCATCAATGAATAAAAAGCTACGTGTTTGAGTGCCCGGACCCCATATTTCAATTGTTCCGCCGGGCTCGACAGTTGCAACCTTTCGACACAATGCGGCTGGAGCTTTTTCTTTGCCGTTGTTCCATGATCCATAGGGACCAAATACATTATGGAATCGGGCGATTCGCACATCCATGTTATAGTTTTTAGCATAAGTTAGATATAGTCGTTCACTAAATAACTTCTCCCATCCATATTCACTGTCTGGATTCGCAGGGTATGCACTATCTTCACTCAGTAATGGATTGTCAGGGTCTAGTTGATTGTGTTCAGGGTACATACATGCGCTAGAACTATAGAAAACCTTACTGATGCCCTCTTGTCTCATGCTATCTAAAATATTGAGGTTAATCAATACACTGTTGTGCATGATATCTGCATCATGTTCTCCTGTGAAGATATATCCTGCGCCGCCCATGTCAGCCGCTAATTGATATACTTCATCGAATTTTACTGTTTTCATTAAGCTACGGACATTGGTTTGTTCACGCAAATCTACTTGGTAGAATTCATCTGCTGTAGTTTCTTCGTAGATAGGCTGCTTCAAATCTGCACCAACTACGTAGTGACCTTCACTTTTTAACTTGTTTACTAAGTGAGACCCAATGAATCCACCTGCTCCACATACTAAAATCTTTTTCATATTAATCCTTTGGTGCATCTCGTAAACGTTTAGATACTTCATTACGTATACGATTAGCAACTGTTTTTGATGTGTCTGTTGTCAACACTTTGTAATTATGTTCTAGAATAGGTTGAACTCTACGTTTAAAATCTAATATTTGTTCGGGCGTCCAACTAGCAATATCTTTACACACCTTGATAATTTCATACAATCGGCGCTTAGGGTCTTCGATCTCATCATAAGACTCATCCCAAAACTCATCGAAAGTTTGAAATCCAAACTCACGCAATGTTCGTAATGCTCCGGCTGTTCCTACCATGATAAACGGGTGCTTTTCTTTAGCAGGCTTCCATGTCTTTTCAGTAGCTGTCAACTCTGTTAGTTCAAAGTTAGTCTCAGTAATAATACTGACTAAGCTATTCTGATAGAACGGTCTAGCTGCCGCATCAAAGTCACCACACATACGCTGAATTTCAGTCTCGCCATCAATTTCTAATGGCAACTTAGCCATAAAGTTTTGAACGTCTTTGTTACCTATTTGTAACAATGGGTTAGAATATAAATCAACAGTAGTTTTAAAATGAACACTGTTCATTTCAGGGTCTGTTAGATTCATGCTATAATAACTACGGTCAACAATACCGGCTTTGTCTAGTGCTAATGCTAAATGTGTACGATGTGATCTGAATCTACGATTCCAACACAGAAATAGTTTTTCAGGGATAGTGTTAGGATTATAAGTTGCTTCCGGAGCATGTACTAGTTGTTGTGATAATGAGTGCTGTGATATAGGGAACGGAACCATAATCATACGATGCATAGGATCATCGGGGATACCGTTACGATCACACCAGTTATTATATAATTCTACTGCATTCATGCATCCTGTGATGTATATGACCTTACCCATTGGGATGCGATTATAATGACCAAAGTAGGCATGCATCGCACGTAACTGACCGTCTTGTACCCATGCTTCAGGCGCATAGTCAATCAAGAAGAAACCATTACGATCCCTAACTTGATGTACAATATGATCCGGAGTGTGACTAAATTCAAATAGACCGCCACCGTTCAAGAAATAGTTCTGAAACTGTATACGCCATGCTAATGTGTATGGATATATGAATGCATCGTGTTCTTCTAAACCAAATGTCGAACTTAATGGATGATTGCCATTGTGCATGAATACACGCCAATAGATATCATCTGCCCAGAAGAAGTTACTTCCATGTGCATCTGTACTTTGTCCTACACTTGCATAACTCATAATGTTAGGCAACTCTGTGTTAACGATAGGACCTCTTGGTCCTATCCAGCTGTATACAATCTTTAACGGATCATTTTCATTTAACTGCATTTTTATCTAACCAATCACCATCAAATTTAGGAATAATAATATCAGTACCGCAATGACAATGTTCTTTCTCACATACGATTTGCTTAGGGCCTACACGATTAATATCATCTAGTATGTGACCTACATAGCCACCCATACCGCAACTTGCAAGACTCATCTCACCCACAGGGTTAATAAAGATACAATCGCCTACGTTACAGTTCCAACCATTGAAGAAATTGTTACCTGCAACGATTACTTCGTTGCTGTTACATACTTCAGTAGAACCATCTTCATACTTATTGTAACTTACTGTCAATGTAGTACGCTTCATAGGTTTGCGCTTAGTCTGCTGAATCTCTGTAGTATGCTCACGTAACCAAGCTTCTTTTGTAGGGTCTTTATAGTGCCATGGACCTGTGTTGACTGACATTTCATCAAACAACGGTGTCCACTCTAAAAAGTAGTTTGGCATTACTGATTTCATGTGATTGCCAAACTCAACTACTTCCCAGAATCGTTCTTCATGCATTAACATCTTGGTTGAGAGATAGTTTACCTTATCACACAAGAAGATAGAGTTTTCCTCATAACGCTTCTTGTCAGCAAATTCAATATGGAAGCTTGCAACAACATCATCAAATAGATGATAGTGTTTTTGCCACCAAGCTAATGGGCGGCTCAAGTTCGTATTAACTGCTAGAGTAGCACGTGGTAACTTTTCATAGATCCATTCACAGATAGGAATGAAATTACTCCATGCTGTAGGTTCTCCACCGCTGAAGAAGAACTTAAAGTTCTTATATCCTGCACTCTTGTAACGATTGATAATAGTTTCTAGGTTAGCTAGGTATATGTCTAAGTTACCTTCGTTGCGGTCTGTGCCTCCCCAGTTGCCTGGATTGCAATAACTGCACTTGTAGTTACAGAAGTTGTTAACTTGCCATGTAACTGCAAGATAGGGTTGCGGTGCTTCAATAGCTATTAGTTTCTTGCCCAATCAAACACCTCTTTAAGTTCTGGAATAATTTCTTCTAATTTCTCATCTCTAAAGTCATCTAGTTCTTCATTGAACTTGATAAACTCTTGGATGCCACCTTTGTTCTCATCACCAACTGTCAAGTTATAGATAATCATCTTGAATCCGTTATAGATATCAATGTTATCTTTGTAACGATTTTGGTAGACACGATACAATTCAGCGAGTCTGCGTTTTACACTAGCGGGTAGGATCATAATGTTAGCATACCAGGGGTTGGTAGCTAAGTTAAAGCGTGGGCTAGATTTAGTATCAATGAATCCCTCATTGACCATGTAGTCAAAGAAGTCAGGGAAAGTAAACACATTCCAAATACTGATGGTTGGAGTAATCTGAAATTCAGCATGCGGTACTTGCTCTTTTACTAACTTGATATTACTAACAATACGATCCCAATCTGTACCCTTTCTGATACATTCAGCTACATCACCGTGTGCGTCAAGTGATGCCCAAATCTTCAGTTTAGGGAATTTCTTCCAATACGCAATCAAGTCAACGTCTTTCTTATACTTCAAGCTACTAAAGTTTGTTGTATAAGTCAGTTCTACTTGATCCGTCAATCCGTTTTCGATCCAATAGTCTAAGCATTCATAATGCTCAGGTGTGATAATAATCTCTCCACCTGCAAAGTAAACTTCTGTAACGTCTTTGAGATATGGCTTTAGTTTAGCCATGAATCCCATTTCTTCTGCTGAGTTAATGACAATCTTAGTTGTCTTAAAATACTTCTCGTAGTTGTCCATACCAACACGGTCGACAAACTCTTGTGCCCATTGACTTGAACAGCCTGGGCCACAACTACGACATTTCATGTTACAGATACTACTGAAACGCAAGTCCATGTACTTCATTTCAAAGTCAATGAGGCTTCCGTCTTCCATTGTGTTTTCTGCTATGTATTTGACGTACTCTAGACCTTTGCGCTTGTTATGACTTTGACGCATTGTCCATGTACCCATTAACTCTAAGTCATAGCAACGCTTGCAAGCTTCTACCGGCTCGTCATTCATCATTGCTGTTCTTAGCTTTTTGTAGTCTGTGCTGTTCATCATGTTGATGATAGACTCACCGTCTTTCAAGTCGGCTACAGGCATGTTGCTGTCTGCGACACAGCATGGCATAACTCTACCATCTGGCCAGCTGTGAAAATGAACCCAGGGCAATACACAGAAATGCTTTCCGTGTTTAACCAGGTTCTCTACTGTTACTTTATCCATCGATTACTCCAATAATTCAGATAATTTATTTAACTCGGGGAATGTTTTCCAGAAACTTTCCTCACGTATTCTGTCTAATGATTTAGTGTGACCCAAAAACTGCTTATGCACATCACTCCAACCATCGCCATCATTCGCAAAGTTCACTGCATCACGTACCAAACGTGATAGGCTAGTTCCATCATTGTCATTAGCATCAGCCCATTTCAATGCTTTTTCTTGCGCTAATGGCTTTAATGATTTTGGTAAACTCTTTGCACTGTAATACAACGGATGTACTGCTAGATACAAACTGTGATACCAATCTTCTCTACGTATAATATTCTTGTCTTTGAGATACTGATAGAATTCACCAATTGTCAAATAATTAAAGATTGAGAACACGGTATTCATTTGGAAACTAACGTAGTCTAAGTCTCTAAACAATAATAGGTTACTCTCAACTTTACCCCAATCTGTTCCACTACGCAATAATTCAGCACGTTCACCATAGTGATCTATAGAACAACTTAATTCAACCTTTTTAAAGTGCTTCCAAAGATCAAGTACATCATGGTTCTTGTACTTGATATTGCTAGCATTTGTATTATAGCGTAGTGTTACATCAGTGCGACCCTTACGAATCATTTCTTCTAGTATAACATAGTGTTCTTCTGTAATCAAGGGCTCTCCGCCCGCAAAGTACGCTAGGTCGATGTGCTCAACGTGTTCCAATACTTCTTCTAATAAGTTACCCTTATCGTCATCAGCATGTATAAGAATAGGATGCTTGCTATCATAATTCTTATTCATTTCTAGTCCCCATTGACTAGAGAATTCTGATCCGCATGTTCTGCACTTGAAGTTGCAAATGTTACTGAAGCGAATGTCAAAGTACCGCATCTTAAAGTCATCTACTGTTCCATCTTCTTGGGTAGTGGGCACAACGTCATCAAAGTACTTACCAAAGTGTTCTTTGCTATAGTTACGAAAGCTGTGTGGGCCTGCTTCTTCATGCTGATAACAGAACTTACAGATTTCATTCTTGCGTTCATTCAACATATCCAAACGCAACTCTTTCATTTGAGTACTGTTGAATGCTTTGTGTAGTGTAATCTCTTTTGTGTTACCAAAGGGCTTTGTGTAGTCATTTGAACAACAAGGGTATATGTCGCCCTTAGGTGTCACATTTAAGTGAAGCCAAGGGAACATGCAAAATGTTTTACTGTCGTTTAGTAGGTGGTCTTTGTTCATTTAAATGGGTTCAGTTGATTTGTTTCTTGGCACAGTCTGTAGAAGCCCAGCATCTCAGGGAACACTGATAGCATGTCTGCTTCTCGGCGCTCGTCTAATTCATTGAACCAATTATAGAAGTCTCTGCGACCTTCGATTAGTTTTTCTTCAGGATAAACAGTTTCAGCCATGTAATCTACTACACGCTTGAACTTTTCATATTCGATACTGCTAAAGGCGTCACTGCGTTTATCATCAGTATTTTCTTCCATGTACTTCAATGCTTCATACATGTAAGGCATGAATTCTTCTTTGGGAAGAATGTTCATGTCATACTGAATCGGGTCACGCAAGTATGGTGTATCAAAACGAACACGATGTTGCGGATTGACTGGGTCATCATACCATCCATATATCTTGCGCCATTCAATAAACTTCTCTAGGAAACTCTTAAACGTAGTTACACTAAAGATGTTGAACGTAATCATAAATGTGATTGGGCTGTCAGTGCCTTTAAGATATGTGTGGAAGTTCTTTTCCCACAACTCTAAGTCAAGACCTGTACGAATATACTCAGCACGTTCACCCCATGTATCCAAGCTAGTAAACAACTTGAAGTTTTTGATTTTACCATCATCTGTGAGTTTCTTTACTTTCTCAGCAAGACGCTCAATAAGAATAGGCTTAGTCCCCAAGTTACTGTTGATATTCAACTCTAACCATGGCATAGGATCTTCTTCAATCTTTTCAAGCAATGTCCATGTACTCTTGTGTAGTGTAGGTTCGCCACCAGTGACACGCATGATATTCAATGTCTTACGCATCTCAGGCCACCACTCCCAAAATGCGTCAACATATGGGTTATCATCTTCACGTTGATATAACTTCATCCAATCGATATCACAGCGATGATTCTTTACGTTAGTAACCGGACCGTTCTGTTCAATCTCTTTGTAGAAGCTTGTGCTATACTTAGGGTGGCAGTAGCCACACTTGAAGTTACACTCATTACCGAAGTTGATTTCGATGTACTCGGGGTTGATGTTTTGATTCCACGGACCCTTTGCGGTTTGTTCATATCGTTCTTCAGTAAAGATACTTGCGTTACGAATGTGTCGGTCGCTGATATAATCAGGACCCATTGCTTCAATATTCCAGCAGTACTGACAGCCGGTAGGCTTGCCACCGTCGAGCATTAGTTTACGTTCTTCTTTCTTCTGCTGTGTATTATGCAACGCAGAAGGATTGTCATATAATTCTTCTAAGGGAATCTTATGAGGTTGAGGGTGATAGCAACTATGTGTCTCTCCTGATTGCAAGTACATAGTTACGTGATGCCATTTTGCAAGGCAGAACGTAGGACCAACTTCGTTTTCGACTTTGATCCTAATCTCTTTGATTCGTTTTTGTTCGTGGCTTTCGCTCATTACCATCCTTCGATTCTACGAATGACTTCCATCTCAGTAACTAATGGGCCTTGATTGTGATAGTCAGACTGATAGTGACGTTTGAAGAACTTTGACTGTTCGGCACTTAGTGTACACATTGGTAATCCCAACTTGTCATGTAATGCCTCACCAAGCAATTCTGATTGCACTATTGGATCTCTGAATTCATGTTCTTCCCATAGTACAGGATAGTTATCAAACCATTGTACATTATGACAATCCCACTCAGTAAGCATTGTCATGTATGTTCCAAGTCGAGCACCATATATAGCCCAGATGCCGTTCTCAACATCGGCACCAACGTTTTGCCAAATCGTCAAGTTATTTAGATTGCGACTTGCTACACGTTCTTTGAACTCAGTAGCATCAGGCTTCTCGCCTTTGTCAAGAACCATCTTGACACCCTCACGAAAACCTGCACGCCATGCTTGAAACGGAGTATGATTGGGATATGTAGTTGAATAGCAATCATACATTGCCCAATACAAGTTGTCTTTACTGTCTAAACAGAAGTCAGCAATACGTGAACTGTCGCCGCTTTTCTGTGCTTCGTGCGTTTGCATGTTACGGACATAACTCTTTGTCCAAGAACTCATGCCACCATTACCGTAACGTAGTCCGTTGATAGCATTTACTGCCTTCCAACGAAATTGTGCCAATTGATAAGTAGAATCTTTTCCTGTAAAGTCGAGTTGCATATTGAAGAAAGATTCGTCGGGCATGTTATCCCCGTCAATAAGAATAAATCGTTCTGTCTCGCTTGCTTCACCTGCGGCTTTGTGTGCGGCGTCTGAACCCTTGACGCCATCGACACGCTTTGCCCAAGGCACCATGTTCTTAATCTTTAGCCAGAATTCTTCTTTCTGCGGTTCATCGTAACTGAGATAGATACAGTCTAAGTCTGCAACATCTACAATATTACTTGAGTTCATATGTGTTTAACTTCCATCTGATAGTGTTATTACCTTCGACTGATATAACGCTTATATCTTCCTCTTCACATATCTGACCTTTAGTAGGATGTGGCATTAATTTAGATACAATTGCATGATTACTTGCAGTTGAAATCTTACCATTAATAATTCGAACGTCTGGTCTAGCTTGAGCATAAGTTAGTGAGTCAATGACAATGTATTTACCTTCTAGCTTTTCGCAGGAGTAGCAAATAACCCTACCAGTATCTTCATCATAGTACAAACGGAACTCAGGTATCTCAATCTTTGGTGCTTCCCAAAGAATTAATATTTCATCATCTTGATTAATTTCAGTCATAGGCTTGTAGTATTTTATTAGAAAAAGTCTTTATATGATAGTGGAAAGGGTAAAGCTGTGGACAAGAATTGATACGCAATGTATGTGGAAGTATCTCATACACTAAGGCATCAGTCCAATCTTCAGTAGGGAGATTGTTGATAAGTCGCTTCATATGTACCATACTCATTTCGTCAAATCCGGGCAACGTGCAATTTTCAACACCCATGACATGTGCTACATATGAATATACCCAATCAGTGGTTGCTTCTTCATATGGACTACCTTTCAAAGTAGCTCTAATGTCAGACCAATTTTCAAATACATAACGAACCATTTCAAAAAACCGTTTAGCAGTATCAGACTTCTTAAAGTATGTGATTGCGTTATACATATCAGGTAATTTGTTGTCATCAATGAATCTACGATATACACGTGATGGGCTAATGTCCTGTTTGAAATCTCTTATCTTTGTAGATATTACCAAATCACGATGCTTCAATCCATCCCACCAATGATCTATCGAACGAGGAAGATAGATATCTGCTTCTAATTTTATAGTGTATTCATATGGACTAGCATCATATACTTGCCAGTCGTTGTTTAGTTTCCAATAGCTTTTAGGTGCTTGGTCACCGTACGGCAATGGAATGATTTTGTCATACAGCGATGTATTTTTAATTTTGTTGTTAGTGATGATAGACACTTTTGCATCTGGCATTGTGCGTTTTATGCTCTTTGCTAATGCTTCTGCACATTTTTGATATGTGTCTAAAGTTCCACCATCTTGTGAAATAATAACGAACCCTTTATCCATTTTTAATTAACTCCATAAAGTTTTCTTTGTTCATCACATGAAAATCTGTACCTTTGAGACTAATATATTCTTTGCGAATCTTACCTCGTTGCCAGTTATCAAACATCACTGTATATTCTGTGTTGAATTCATTGTCAGTATCTGAATATACTGAGGTGTTCTTACCAACGTGAACTAAATTCCACGGGATAATATCACTATGATCTATAAGGTGTCCATTAGCAATGCGTAATGCCAGTGTCAATGCATAATCATTGCGATATACGCCAGCAATAAAACTATGAATGTTAGCATAGTGTTCATAGTTTTTCTGAACCATTTCTAGACATTCAAAGATTTGTTTTGCTCGAGGTGTCTTTTTAAATGTAATTACTGTAGCCCACAGTGTTTTGAAGCTATATGCGCTCAATACTTCTTGAGGTGCTTTGGGATGCATCAAGAATGACGTTGTATCGTGACAGCAAAAATCTTCACATATATCAAATGTTTTCAACAAACTATCACTGTTAACCATGTAGTCTGTATCTAGTAATAGGGTTTCATCGTATGGACTAAGTTCATACGCTTGGTATCTACCCTTGTTAATCCAAACCATATAATCACGAATGTTATTCTTATCGGGTTCAACAACAATAGTATTGTCAAACTTGTAAGATGGATTATTAGGTATACTGGATTTATCTGTAACTATGGTTACAGGCATGCCCAAAAAATGATTGATTCTCTTTGCGGTATACTCCGCCATTGCGTAGTAATTGTATTTGGGTGAGTTGAAGGCAAAGAGTAGTGCTCCTCTACTCATCGTTTCTTCTCTAGTTCTGCCCATTCGGTTAGCCATTCGCCCATAACAGATTCATATGTTTCATTGAGTTTGGCTAGTAATTCTGCACGGTTTACTTGTACCGGATTCTCAAAACTATCAACAAGAATGACAGTATCTGATTGAGAATTGTTTAAAAAATTGATTGTTTGGAGATTTGCTCTCCAAAGCCCGCCTTGCTCGGCAACTATCAACCGAGTTTCATATTTTTCCTTTAGATATGATTTGGCTGCGTTGTGGCTAAATCGGGCTTTAGCTTCGCTAATTAAAGTTTTTGTGTCCATAGATCACTCCTAAGAGTATTTAGATAGACACAAGCACTTGATTAAAAATTATGATCCGGTTGATGTACCAGCTAGGGTAATTGCACCCCAAGTGTTAGCTATGTGTGTAGTTGCTGGTGGACGAACTGTTAAGGTAGTTGCTGAGTTGGCAGCCGCAGTTAGACCATCGGGAACTTCATCCCAAATAGTAGAGATAGTAATAACAGATCCGGCGTCGCCGTTTGATCCTTGAGTACCATTACTTCTAACAAGTACACGAATGAAAGTACTTAGATAACCACTTGGACCTGTACTTGCAGTTTGAGTAAAGACAGTAGCGTTAGATGTTGTTAGTGCAAAGTAACCAGTATTTGGTGATGTAGTTGGAGAGTTTCCACCGCCGCCCACTTTAGTTATACCATTATAACTAGTACCAGCAATCGTTACTGTACCCGATGTTGGGCTACTTAAAACTACAGTGCCAACGTTACTTGCAAGGTTATTCAATAACAAATTGATACCAGTGCCACTTGGATGCGAACAAGTTATCGCTAGTTGACCACCAGCATTAAAGAAATAACGTGCGGCGTCACCGTTAGCAAATGTAGCGGTATGTGTAAATGTTAGTGCTGAACTCCAAGTAGTTGCATAAGTTGCAGTGTTTGATGTAGTTGAACCCTGTGCGGCAGCATTTAATCTACTAGTGTATATAGTAGTTAGGTTAGTAGGAATAGCTGACAAATATGTAACTGTTCCTCCAGCACTTGGTGCTGTAACAGATGTAATGCTTGTTCCTTGATGGCTTGCAGAGTTTGAAGTTCTGTTAACAAGGTTAGCCCAATCTGTGGCAGCAACAGTACCGCCCACTGTAACGTTGGCAACCGCGGTCTGCCCATATCCTGCGTTTGTACCACCAGTCGCCCAAACAGTATTCAATTTACCGCTTGAAGTTACAGGGTTACCACCAACAAGATTGTTGAAGTCTGTGGCTTCAATTAAACCAAATTGTGCGTAACTCATCTTTTATCCTTATCTTATAATAACAATAGCTTCAACTGTGCCAGTGTCTGTTGTTGTTTTTTCTTCAAGTGATCTACCAATAGTGTTGAATGCATTTGCTTCACCTGCTTTTGCCGCACGTGCGATACCATTGCCTGCACTAACTAATCGCTCACCCTTTTTAACTATGCCTGTAACTTTGACTTTTACTCGTCCTGAAACTGCAACGGGCGGGTGAGTTTTGTCACTACCTGCTCCTGCGTTCATTAGATAGGCAGCAGTATCAGAAATAACACCAAAAACATCTTCACTTAGTTCATACTGAACGGCAGTAATTTCTTCCGTACCGCCCAATTCAACAACAGTACCTGCATCATATACACTATCAGCCGCAAAACGTTCGGCCAAGTCGGCGTATGTAGCATTGAACCTTGAACCTGCACTTAATGTCCAGTTACCAGTAATTGTACCTGGTGTAGTATTTGCACCTGTTGTCAATGTAGTTGCTTGTGTAGTTGTAGTAAGAATTGCGCCGTTGTAAACAGGCATGTAACTAGCAACGTTACTGTTACTATATGTACCTGCAAAACTGATAGGATCACCGTTAGCATACATATACTTGTCTGTTCTAACACCGTATAAGTTTGCACCTGCACTATTACCTATAAACAAGTTACCATTAGTTATAATGATGGCGTTGCCCGATAATCCACCGTTTGCTGTCCACGTACCTGTTATCGTACCGGCAGTAGAATTTGCTCCAGTAGTAATTGTAGTCGTGCGTAGTGTACCTATGTTTGCTGTCGTTAGATTTCCATCTGCAATATTAGCATTTGCTGACACTGTAAGATAATTCAATGATGCCGCATTACCTGTAATATTGTTGGTTGCAGCCAAATTATTTGCTTGAACGTTTCCTGTAACAGTTAATGCACCAAAAGTAGTTGTACCACCTGAACTAGTTGATGTTAGTGCTAACCAAGCTAAAGCATTTGCTTCACCGTCAGTAGGACAAACATATAATGTACTATTATTTGTGTTATACCAAAGTTGACCGCGTAATGGATTAGATGGGGGTGTAGTATCCGCAAAATTCTCTAATTGGTGAACAAAGTTTGTATCCAAAGTTTGTCCATAACCAGCATAGTTTCTGCCAGGAAGGCCGATAGATGTGCTGGTTGTATTAATTGTACCGTCAGGTATTGTCGTTAAAACTGTCCCATCACTTTTAACAATTGTATATGCCATTTCAAATCACTCCGATATTCTTCTTATTTATCTTATATAGTTACCAAGTTAGTTAGTGCTTGAATTCTAACCGTGTAATCTATCTGAATTTGTCTGTTTAGAGACTTTTGAACGGGGTGAAAAATAACATGCGTTAATAGTCTGGTTATAACATTCCCGTCGTTGTCCGTGCCGTAATTGGCTAATAATCCAAGTTCGTCAAAGACATACTCACCATCCGTTTGAGTACTATTATCAAACGCGGCTTGCCCTGCAGGCTCACCGTAATCTAGCAAACATTGAACCAAAATGTCAGTATAAACTTTCCCTGTTGTATGAGAAACTGTCATTTTGTTACGTGTAGGATCTAAGTTGAAAACACTAGTGTCATCAACAATTTTTGTATAGGTTTGATTATACAAGGCTGCATTTTGACCCGTTGTATTGGGCGGCAGATATGTAATAACACCGGTTTCGTCTACGCTTGCGCCACCGTTTCCGAAGGCCATTTCATAAATTTCACCGTAACCACGACTGCTTAATGTGTCAGCAATTGCTTCCGACATATTCTCGTAATTGATAGCATTTTTCTTATCCACTAAAATTTCCCCGGTATTGGGGTCATGGATTTTAAGAAAACCTTCAATCTGATATGTTATTTGTATTCCTGACATTAGTTATCGCCTCTTTTTTGAACTAAAACTTGTTTGGTGTTTGGATCAAAAATATTTAGATGTGAAGAAAAGTAAAAGCCCCCATGCTCATTAGGCTTGGATTCAGGCTTTTTGTGTGTTTTTTCTGTAGTTTCTGTGGATTTATTGCTCATATTATTTATTTATCTTTCAGTTAACATCGCCTCGCAAGAAAATTGCTGACTCCGTAGTACTAATCTGTAATGGGTCACCCTCAACGGTATTATAGACCGCAGAATTCCAAGTGTCAGAATAGTCCACACTTGACATTTGGTTGTTAGACAATATACTAAAAACCTCTGAATATAACGGAATAAACGTTTGTTCTCCGGTACCATTAGTACCACGCTGTAATCCGGTAACTGCATTATTTGCAAGGTCTACTGAACTAAACTTAATTTGTTCTCCGTTGACGTATAACAAGTTTCCTTCAAGCACAGTGATTGTCAGTGAATTTCCTGCGGTTATATATGCCCCTGCAGTAATCTTCAATACCGGAGATAGATTTTCTATCACTATTTCATAGTTACTGCTAGAGATAGTCTGACTAGTAGTATTGTTGTAAACAGTAACACTAGAGATAATTCTCTTATCTGCTTCTAGACCAATATAGAAATATCCATCTTCAACTGCAGGAACTGTTTCAACTTGCGTAACTACGTCAGTAAGTTTAGTAACGTCATCTACATAAATGATAGTATCGGTGTTGCTCAATGGAGCTACTAACCAAGTTCTAGTTTGAGTATTTGCACGATAAGCAACACCCGATCCTTGTTGGTTAACGTTGATTAAGAATACCTCTTCGTTAGGTGTTGCACTTGGCATCATACTTGTTATGATAACATCATCAGCAGAAGCAATGGTTGTTAATATACTGACTTCATTGTTGGGATTTAATCTCAAGCTAGCTGAAGGTACACGATAACCGTTTACCGTTACCCATAATCTATCAACATTGTCCTGTTCCCACTGCGTAACATACATAGATCCTGATGCAGTTGTTAACACTACTTCATCACCATAACGCACAAGTGATATAGAAAATTCTGTAGCACTTACCAAAGATTTAATGTAGTACGTAGTATCAGTAGATACCCCACCAAATACGGTACCAGTAAACACTACAGGAGTACCTACTACTAATTGGTCAACCGAACTGACAGTTAAATAATTACCTAAGATAGGATCATTTGTAGTATCAGTTACTTCTAAGTTCTGTAGTGTGTATGAATTGTTTGCCCATATATATCCACCGGATACATATGAAGAAATATTAGTAACTGGATAGTTAATTGCTGCCAATCCCGAGTTATATGGTTGATCTAAGTATAAATCTACTTCGGTGGAGTTAATAACATGAACATAGTATGTATTGTTGTTCAATTGTACAGAACCAACTGTTCCATCAATTCTTACAAGATCACCTTCGCTGAGGTTGTGGGCAGATCCAGTAATAACTCGTACTGCCTGTTGACCACCTACGTAAGCTATGACTAAACCAGTTGCAGTTGACAATGTTACAATGTTACCATCTTCATCTTCGATAGTAAATTGTGTACCACTAACAATACTTCTGATATAGTATACAGTACCGTCAATAGCAAGACCACCAAATGCAGTTGCACCTTTGAACTCTACTGTTTGACCAACAGCGAATCCGCCGGTTGATACACATGTAATACGATTTGTACCTGAAGTAGTATTAGTACAGTTAGTAGTTGCGGAGTAAGGTGTGATAGTATTGTTAATGTCTACAATGTCTGAAACAGTAATACCGGTGATACCATATTGTGTATTCAAGTATTGGCGATCTGTTTGGTTGTATGTAGTCACTGCTATTACATCACCTAATGTTGGTGCACTAGTGAATGTAATTTCATTGGTGTTGTCATCAATAGTATAATCAGTGGTATTAATCAAACGAAGACCATTAAGTTCTACAACCGCATTAGTTGGGTTGTTATCAGAAACATAATTATCTAAGCTGAACGGACCTACTGTACCATCAGCAGTAATCAACTGAGTTTCAGGTATTGTATAACCATATTGTGTAGGTGTTGTTTCACCAAACAATGTGTAAGTTATGTAGTCTACATTATCATCATAGTCACCTGTAGCAAATATGATAGATGCAGTTATTCCATTCTCCGCAATACCAAATGCATAATCATTAGTAATGAATTCTGCACCGCCTGTTGCATCAGTTAATGCTAAGACAGGTCCACCTAATGTCGCAGATACTGTAAATTCATTTGCATCTATAATAGTTTTGACATAGTATGTTGTCTGCGGAGCCAATACTGGACCAAACATAGTATCACTAAACACAATTCGTTCGCCTACAATCATTCCACCGGTCGTATTGGTTGTCACTGCATTGTTGCTAGCTTTTGTTCTAGTAACAGTGCTAGTGGTGCCCAATAATAGTTTGTTACCATTGTGATAAATGATTGGAGTAGTCCATACTTCACCATAACCAACTTTAATAATAATATTCATAGAACCGGTAGCATCAGTCAATGCCAATGTAGGTCCTGCTGTGCCGGTGCCTGCATTGATAGTCGTAGACACTGTGATTCTATTGGTTACGTAACTAATAGTTTTAACGTAATACGTTGTATCTTCTGCTAGACCACCAAACACTGCACCTTGGAATGTGATAGGTTCGTTCAAGAAGAAATCTTTAACACTTGCACACAATATAGTGTTAGAGGTTGAATCTGTTTCGGTGGCTTCTACGTCAACTGGATTAGTATCAGGTCTTATAACACCTGAACCTTGATAGATTTGTCCAGAATAGTTACAGTTTACATAAATTTCATTCCAACCAGTATTTTCGTGCATACGAATTGGATCAGTCTTGGTGCTAGCCTTGACTAATTGATTTCCGTTACCTACTTCATAGATATCAACACGTAGCTTATTTGTCACTGGTGTGAATGGTAGAGGACTGTTCAACGTAATAGAAAAATCTACCCAATTTATTGTGTAGTCTACTGTGTTGTAAATAGCAGTACCTAAACCAGTAGAACCATTGATTTCATAAACTGCTATTTGTGCTGGATTTTGTATGTTGTACAAGTTGCCAACGTCAAAGCTGTATAAAGTTTGTGTACCTGATGTAGGAGTTAATTCAATACTTACAACATTATAACCAACATGTTGATAAATCGTTTCGTCCCAATTAGTACCAGGACGTGTAGCAACAGTCATAGTAATGTTGTCAGTTACAACACCTGGCACCAGTTCTTCTGGACCGTAACCATATGTAAATTCTGCGCCCTGAACATCATATGTTGTTGTTTGAGGGGCAAAGACAGAAGAACTAGTCCAATCAGTACCGTCATTATAACTTACTAGAATTGTATTGTTCTCACCAACTGCAATCCATATATCATCATCTGCATTGTATGCTATGCCATTCAAGTTTTCTGATGTACCTGTCGTTCTTTGTGCCCAATCATAACCATTCATTGACGTTATAACGTAACCGTTATCGCCCACAGCAACATAAACACCATTAGCATAAAGAACGTCTACTAAATCATGTGTAGCAATAGCTGACATGTATGTGGTTGTAGAAGGATCTGCCGCAGTTAATGTGACGACTGAGCCTCCTAATGTAGTGCTCAATTGTAATTGAGTGCCAGAAACAATAGTCTTAACATAGTATGTTGTTCCTGCAGTAAACACGTTAAACGAGGTAGAGAATACTACTTGATCGTTTACTGCGAATCCAGTTGTGCTAGTTACGTTTAGGTAGTTTGATGATGCGTTGACGCTAATAACAGTTACTTCATTTACGCCTAACCAATTGCCACCGTTATTAGAAATATAGATTACACCATCTTCACCGACTGCTAATGCGTTTGTACCGTTGTGTGTTATTCCGTACAATCCTTTAGAACTTACTGGTGCTAATTGATTCCATGTAATTCCGTCAGTGCTAGTTAATATAATGCTTACATTGATTGTAACTCCAATGCCACTAGAGTAATCCATCTGTTGACCTTTACCCACTGCAATGAAGCCTTGGAATGCAGTAATATCAATACCATTTACACCGTATAGTATATTAGTTAGTAGAGGATTACCAAATGTAAAACGTTGTCTCCAAATGTAAGTATCATCACTAGATATTACGCCATCTCCTACTGATACCCATATTCCATTTCTATATCCTACTGAATTTAGATTCAATGAAGATATGCTTAGTGCGGTGAAGTCATATGTTGTAGTGTCATATGGTACTGAACCCCATGGAGTAAAGTAACCGTTTGTTGTCCATGTAATGCCATTTTCACTTCTGAAGATAGGTGTTGCAGAGTTATTTGTAGTTAACAAATAATAACCACCAGCATAAATCATATCCGTTGTATTGATCGGAGTGTTTGCTAGTTTTTGTATAGCCCATTCATCAGTAGTTAAACTAGACAACACACTTGAATATGTAGACATATCCGCGGCAGCAATATATCTAGTGCCGTCCCAAACTACAGCATGTATATCTACATCAGTAGGATAGAACGCTTGATCTTGTAAAATAGTATCTACTGCATATTGTTGATCCGGTGCGAATGGATTACCTAAGTATGTGCTATTTGGATATGTTACCCCTTCAAACAACTGTGACAAGTCTTTGCCAGGCATATTTACGGTAGGCTGATAATAACCCATTACACGATCCATTGCATTTAGTCTACGATCACCACTAGTTAATAGTTCCCACTTACCAAATACAAACTCTTGGTCGTTATTTGATACAACACAAACATAAACACGGTTGTTATACTTAACAATGCTCTGATTGAATATGAATGGTTCCGGTAACAACGCAACTGAACCAAACTTAGCCATTGTATAATTTTGAGAGACCGCAGTTGTTAACTGAAATACAGAACCATTTGGGGTTTCACTAACTTGCAATGTAGTTGCAGTAAAATTAATATTGTCCAATATGTAATATGTTTGACCTTGAACCATTCCACCTGAACTACTTCCAGTAAAGACTACTGCATCATTTACACTAAATCCTGATGTACTTGACACTGTAATAATATCTGTCGATGATTGTGTTGCTGTAACAGTAGTTTCAGTAATACCTACATATGGTAAGTTCAATCCACTAACAGGAACTGTCATCAACTGATTTGCATACAATTCAAATTCTGTAGAAGAAATAACTTTCAAGTAATATTGATTACTGTCACCTGGCACTGTACCTGAACAAATAACACTTAAAATTTCACCTTCACTATCAATTGTGTTTACAGTTAACGTCAAGTCGTTTAATGTAGTGGTTCCTCCCATATCAGTGCCCGGGATCACAATTGTATTATCAACTGCATATCCTGATCCTTGATTGGTAATCAATACTCTATAGCCACCTAAGATGTAGCTGACATCAAATTGAGGAACTGTTAGTGGAGTTTGATCTATTGTAGTTGTCTCAGTTATAACCATTGTTGACGTTTTAGCTACACCAGCCGAAGTGTTTATTAGCGAGCCTGTAGATGTTAACGAAATGTTAAATGTAGTGTTGGTTGCGTTACGTACATAGTAGGTTGTGTTCAACGCCATACCTGCAGGAGCTTCACCATTTCTGAAAATAACAGTGTCACCGTCTGTAGGTGCTCCACTGACTGTAATTACAGCTGGATTTGCGGCGCTGATAGAAGCACTTTGCTGTGTGTTACCTGGGAATATTGCAGGATCTCCAATATTGGTAGCAACCTTAATATAAGGTAATCCAGTACCTGTCATCAATCCACTAGCAGTAGATAAGGTTAGTTCTAAACCACCTGGTGTATTAGTAATAGTGAATCTAGTATCACTTACAACTTCCTTAACCCAATATTCAACATCAATTTCAGCACCACCAATACCAGCGCCCGAGAATATGATTGGCATATCAGCGAATAATAGCTCAGTAGTATCGCAAGTCAACTCATTAGTTGAAGATGATGTGTTTGTGACTTCAATTTCAATTGTATCTTTTTCTACTACGTAATATGTAGTTCCAGGAACTAGTACGTTGTTATAGAACAAGTCATTTGAAATTTCAATTGGCATGTTGATGTAAATGTTTGTCAATCCCAATGCTACTGTATCGCCTGGATTAAAGTTAGTTAATACAATTGCGTTAACATCAACTACTACACTATCAATAGTTCTTTGACCTATCAATGCGGCTAATCCCCTAGTAATCAAATTACCATCAGTGCCGTCTAGACTCGGATATTGCCCTGAAGTTTCATATAGGGTGAACAACTGACCATTAACTTGTCCTGGGCTTACTGGCAAGCTAACGTTGACAACCATGTTATTACCTGTTGTAGTTGTTAATGCTAAGGTATTTTTCTGACTTGTGCATAGAGCAGAGGTGTTAGATGCAGCCGATACATTAGACAATGCAACTATTGCCCCGTTAATTGATGTAGAAATAGTGAATGAACTTGGGCTTACAATAGACGATACGTAATATGTAGTTCCTGAAACTAATCCACCAAATGAAGATGTTTCTGTTCCTGCAACAACCATTGTGTTGAAGATTATAGGTTCATTTACTGTTAACTTTGAGGTGTCACCATCTATTACAACAGTATCAGTAGAAGCAACCGTTGCAGTTACATTAAATGTTTGTGGGTCTTTCTCCTCAGACATGGTGAACGTTTGGTTGTCGACCACTGTTGTAACATAGTATACTTCGTTTTCTACAATACCACCAAACACACCGTTTTGTGGTAAATTAGAATCTGTGCCTGTAAAGAAGATTGGTAGATTGATATAGAATCCTTCAGTACCACCTGAACCAGTAACATTCAATGGCACTGTCAATTTGTTTACAGTTGATTGAGTTGCAGTTACATTTAAAATGCCCGGATAGTTAACCGTAATAACCGCAGTATCAGTTACTTCACCAACGTAACATTGTAATCCTGCAGGACCTACTGTCCAGTTAGACAATACTTTGATTGGACTACCTGTACTGCTTTCAGATATAGTAAAATCAGTTTGGTTGATGATGCTGTTTACGTAGTAAACTTGATTAGTAATAATACCACTAGATCCAACATCACCTGTGAACTTGATCGGCATTCCAACATAGAAACCAATAGTACCACCTGATGCGTTTGGATTACCTGAACCATCGTCTTGTAGTTCTAGTCTTATGACTTCATTTGCGGCGTATGTGCTATCAACATAACGTATGAATGAACTGTAATTTACTACACGTTCATTTCTAAGGTCAGTGATTTCAAACGCAACACCTTGAGCACTTGCCAATATATCTGCGATTGGAGGTTGTGTGCTTTGTAGCGATATAGATGAACTGGATACTGACTCACTATTTGAGTAAGTACCAGCATAGAAAGCACCATAGTATCTTCCTGCTAACCATTCTAAAACTTGAGAATCGTATGTGGTTCTGTCGAATCTCAAAACAATGTCATTCTCTCTAACCGGGGCAGACGTAGAAATTGCGCTTGCTTTTGCACCTTGATTTATCGTGTGATTTGAACCTGTACCTGCATCAAACAATCTTAATCTATCATGATTATCTATACAATCAGCGTAGTTATCGTAAAATCCAATAACAACTGATGGTACTGTTTCTAAAACATTAATATAATACCATTGATTATTTTCTAGCCCGCCAATAGCAGTACTGTCAGTTCCTACCTTGTATTGAACAAGATCACCTGTTTGCAATAATGGAGCATATACTTGAATTGTGTTAGAGAAGATGTTTACATCTGCACTGGTAAACGGTACTGTTATTGCTGGATCAATTATGATCTTAGGCAATACTGCATACCCTTGGCCAGGATTAACTACGTCAACTCTTAATACACTATCCAAATTCATAACAGCAGTCAGTACAGCAGGTACAGTTGGAGCAGGATACAATGTAGTATCTATGTACGCTGTTACTTTAGGCGGTTCTACATATCCTCTACCACCATCTAACAATAGAACAGCCGGTAAATTCATATAGATCAATTGACCTGGAATATGCTGTGCTATTGTAGTTCCGTTTACACCTCGAGTCAAACCAGATAAAACATTCAATGCTCTATCAACAGATGAATATCCTATTTGCTCTGTACCAATTGTTAGTATACCATTGATAGGGAAACCCTGTGCATTATCTACTGCAAATGAGTTCGTGTTCAATGAAAGGTATGAAGCTAATGTGGTCATCTGCACTTCATTTTCACCAGTTATTGATAATCCATGATTCTCAAACCATTGCGAATATTCTTGCTCTTCCCATATAGGATCATCAGGTGTGAACTGATTTACACCATTAGAATTAGCGTATACTAACTGAGGTGTTATGAACTGCGCTTGAGCCGCACTATATTTTGAAGGTAAGTCAAAGTCAGTGATATTACCACCATAAACTTCTTCACCTGTATATTTGAATAAGAATTCTTTAATAACTACGTGGTATGGTTTAATTTCATTCATGTAACCGGATAAGAAATCTTGGTTATCACTTTGGAATACTTCAATAGGACGTAGTTCACGAATAGTATGAGCAACATCAATGAATGATGTTTTATTCAACCATGGCAAGTAGTTTTGATTTTCAGTAGTTTCACTTTGAATGTATTCAAACAACAAAATTAAACTACGGTTTCTGTATACTAAAAGGTCATCAGTGTAAATTTGTTCGTTCAATGCACGGACAATTTTACGTGTTTCTTCGCTTGGGTAAATATCATAAAGATCAGTGTCAAAGAAATTATCACCAAATCCCAAACGAACTGATTCATAATCCCACAATGATGTTTTGAATCTAATAGTACCATTCTCTAGGCCAATACGTCTCCAGTTACCACTGGATTCATATACATACGTTTCTGTTCTACCGTTACTATTTGATGTAACTGATACAATCGTACCTGTTACTACAGACAGTGTAGATAAATCTGCATAATTTAAAACTTGTAGTGCAGACTTAGTATTGTTGTCATAGCCAGTAGACCACCAATTAATATATTCCCAATAGTCAGCAGTGTCGTAAAAAATACCATTCGAATTTAAGAATGATGATTGACGAATCTCAGTGATTGGAAATTGAGCCAATATACTGTTTGCATACTGTAGGTAATTCTTTAACGCAGTATAGCGATTAAAGAAGAAGCTTTGACGAGGTCTAGCCAATATACCAGTTTGAACTGCTTTTGGTAAATATGGGTTAGGAACAATTGCACCAGTTTCATCTACACCGCACAAGCTGTCTAGTAATCTATCATATAAACTGTCAGGAGCTTCGTTAGACAACAATGGAACTCCAGGTAAGAAATCACTTGCAAATCCAGCACGTATCAAATTGAATTGTTCGTGTGAAACATCATTGTTTGTTCCGGTTGCAAAACCAATGTGCAATACGCTATCATTTGCATTGATGTATTCATTTGAATTGTATAATCCATAAACGCTAGGTAGTATAGGACTGAAATAACTAATACCAGATGCTTTAGGATTTTCAATGTATGACGCAATGATACTGTCAGACAATGTTTTACTATCATTAATGATATTAGTGTTTCTAGCCCAGAAATAATATACAGGAGTCAGAGCACCTGATTCATTTATTACATATTGTATTGAGTATGAGTTGATGCTTAGAGGAATTCCTGGTCCTTGATAGCTACTAGGCAATACGTTACTTGCAACCCAACTATAAACTGCAACATCACTACCTGGGAACAATGTTGCCCAATATTGACTGTTATATGACACATCATCGTTTTGATGATAGTTCACATAACGCATGTTTTTAGTGTTCAACCAAATCTTACCAACATAATCTGCACCCCATACTAGATTACCATTAACAGTTGCTGTATTATTATATGATGCCGGATCAACATTTGATACTATGTCAATGTTTTCTCTAACCGCACCTAATATTTTTCCTTGCAATGGATCAATGTAATCCAAATTGATTAGTGTTTGATTAGTTTCGGCACTAAACAATTGTATGTTGAACAGTTTATTGATATCTACTATAGGAGCAGAATATCTGTATAGTGACCAATCTTTGACACGCAAACTGTTGTTGTACACTGTCGCAGACCCTGCATACTCAGTACCAGTAGTAGCGCCAACATCACCAGGAGTACCTACAATGACACCGTAGTTATTAAAGTCTAATGCAGTACCGTAACGAGGTTGATTACTTGATGTTACGTCAGTTTCTTGGTCATACGTATTAAACGGAGTATACACTAAATTAGGTGAGTTGACGCTTTGTGCATAAACAAACTTACCAATATTAGCTAAACTTTCATTGTACTGTGAAATGTAATCAAACATGTAAACAGCACCAAAGTTAGGAGATTCGTCTATCCAATTAGTTGCATTGTTGTCAAACAATGTATCATTGTCTTGATTTTCATCATCAATGAAATCAAATGTAGTTGCACTGAATCGTGTTCCTACCGGAGCACTTGCAACAAAGCTACCATATTCGTTGAATTTTATTACTGTACCAAATTGTGTGGGGCCTTCAGTGTGTGGACACAAAATTTCTTGTGTCAACGTATATGTTTGAATACCCAATTCAGTTAGTGTTTGATCGTCAGTTACACCTATGAATAATTTCTCAAAAGCAGGTGCAAGATCACTATCTATTAAGAAGATAGCCAATTTACCATCAATGTTAGTTGCAGCCACATTAGTAATCTGTGCAGAATTAATAGCATCAGCGGCATCACTTGCGTCGCCTGCAGGTATGTAAGTTAAGAATCCATTGATTAGTAATTTTCTAGTAGTAGTGACATTACAATCTGTAGTACCAGTGTATATTCCATAAACTACTCCTGGATCAGTGTAACGATAAACAACACCTTCAGAAACTTGTGTATTCAATTGATACGGAGCACCTACTAGTATTTCACTAGCATGTATATTGGTAGCAACACTAGTGCCAAATTGTGCTCCGGTCTGAGGAGTCTGTTCAGTAGTAAGAGTCTGAACTATAGTAATGAAATGACCACTTACATTTAAAATATCTCCGGCATCTAAAGAGTTAGTGTAAATCAATGTATCATTGATTACAGCATAATTGTTATCCTGAACTAATGTACCATTCTTAGATACAAATAGAGTATCGTCTTGTAGATAAGCATATGTGTTGGTTAATCCGGCAGCCGTGCTTAGTGCAACATCAGTTGTGCTTTCTCTGGTTTGCTTGATAGTAATATTAGATCCTGAAATAGTAGAAACATAATAAACTTTTTCAGTGACAATTTCTGTTCCCCCAAATCCTGAACCCGAAAATATGATTGGTTTATCTAAATCTGCTATTGGATCCATTGCTACAGTCAATGTAATTCTATCTGTAGTAGCATTAGTTGCAGTAACTGTAAATTGTGTTGTATCAGGTGTCCATGCTAACTGCAATGTTTGTGATGTAGGTGCAATTGTGTTGTACTGAATTTCTATATTCTGATACAACTTTTGAAATACATATGACTGGCCCCATTTATCATAAGCACCGTAATCTTTGTACGGAGCTCCTATGACAATTTCATCACCGTCATAGTCCGTAGAAATTGAGTAACCAAATCTGTCACCAGGGTTCGTTAAACCCAATGCATCACCATCAATAATAGTTACCACATTGTATGTAATCTTAGTAGCTACACCAGTGCCTGTTCCTACACCAGTTGCAATAAACTTCACACCAACATCGTTAGATGTTGCACCAATCAAAGTAAAATCGGTAGTACCTATTTCATTGATAACGTATGTTTCTGTAGATTCAAAATTGCCAGCGGTCGTTGATATATTAGAACGTTGGTATACGTGAACCGTGTTGTTGTCAATGTCAGATATATAGATCCAATCTAGATTTCCAGACATTGCAATAGATGTTCCCCAAGTAGTTGCACCTGTTTCATATGGTATAGTTTGTATCAATACCAAATCGTCACTAGTAGTTGTATTCTGTAGTTGATATAGTTTAACAGTTCTAGAACCACCCGTAGTTTGTGCAATTGCATAAACGTCACCGGCATAGCTAATAGTGCTACCAAAAGATGCACTGCCGGTAATAGTCTGAACTAATTCATATGATTGTGATAGATCGTTGTAGGTGTAACGATACACTTGACCTAGGTCAGCGTCACTTATTAAGTAACCCAATTGATCACCAACCGCAACCGCACTACCTAACGATTGGCTAGAAGTTTTTGTTACTTGGCTAGTTAATGTGTAGTTAATACCTTTACGATAAACTCCCCAAGAACCAGAACCATTAGTGTCTACCCATACTGTATTTTTTCTAAACTCAGCGTCAGTTAGTGGCAAGTCTGCTATTTCAGCAGGTGTAGCAACACGTTGAGAACTAAACTTCATTGCAACGCCTTGACCTGTAATAGTCTTGATGCTTGTGTCTAGTGTTCTGTTTACTAACACTCTGTATTGGTCAATAACAATAGTTGCTAGGTAGTAACCATCGATAGCTAAATCAAAGTTTACAATTGCAAACGGTTGATATTGTCTTAGGTTATGTGGTTTGTTGAACGTAATTGTTACTGTTTCATTCAAGTTATTTCTTGCTGATACTACTTGACCCATAGCAACAGGAGTATATACTTCCCAACGCTCTAGGTAATTAGCTAGCCATACATAATCACGAACAAAGAAATCTTCAATAGGTACGATAGAACCGTTCTTGTCAACTGCTACTCCCAATTGAGAATAGAAGAATGCAGACATTTTTACATCGTTGTAATTTACATAACCTGCATCTGGATAAATTGTATTTGGAGTATCGACTTCATTTGTGGGCAATACGTCAACATTTGTGATAGGTCTTCCGTAGTTAAACAATGAATACAATGGTACTTCTTGTTGTACGCCTACATTGTATACTCCGTCAGTCAATCCTACGATTGCAGGATTACCTGTCATGTTCTTTTCATTAACTCTAAATTCAACAAAGTTGTTGTTTAGTACACCGCCAAACTCACCTGCTTTAATAGCCCAGTTTTCAAAGATTTCATAATCAATCCCGCCTTGTGGCAAGTTTGCACCTCTGAATGCAGAGGCTGCATTCAATGTACCTTTGTTTTTAATCATGTTCTTGTACACGTTGACTTGAGTAATATCAGTCAAATCTGCAAGAGCCATGTAGTCACGTGGTCTATATCCAATCAAACTGAAACTCAATAAGTCTGCATCATTCTCTAGGTTAGCCCTGTCAATGTCGTAGTACAATGAACTTTCATAACTACGTGTACTTGAGTTAGGTAACAGACCTTTTTGAACCTCATCGTAATCTGTTCGTTTCCAATCAGCTTCTTTGAATATTTCGCTTGCTTGGATAATTTTAGTAGCGATCCAGTACTTGTTCTTGTACTTAACAATTTCACCTTTGGTATACTTAACTGTACGGTTCCATTCTTTGATATTATCTTGATTATAGATAAAGCCGGCTGCGTTAACTGTACCATTCCAATCAGCACTCTTTGTACCACGCAATGCAATACGATTCTGACGTAATCCAGTTGTCAAGTTATAGATAATATCCCCAAACAAGGTAACGTTATCAAAAACAATACCATGTTCAAAGTTGCTCAAATTGAACTGTCCATACGAAATAGTATCTCCATCATTCAATGCTGTTGCGCTGAATGCAGTTCCCTCACGAACAATAGAAAGATCATTTGTTTGTATTGGGTATAAGTTTTGATTCAATACAAAGTTAGACTGTTGTATTGTCAATGGTTGCACAATATTGCTATCTTTGTCAATAGTCAATTTCTTAGCAGATGGATTCAATGTAACGATACTGCCAGGTGCCCATCCGGTTTGTGCCCAATACAAGAACTCAGCAATCATCTGAGCCCAGTTAATTTCTAGACCGCTTTCAGTATCTTCAAACTTCATACCTAAACTAATTAAGTATGCACCGTAATCAGCTAAGAATTGCGAAACTTCTTGTGCTGTGTATAATGTAGTATTATAAGGTATAAGTTGTTCAGTTGAATAGTGTTCAGGTGTTACTTTAACAGACAACCCTTCAACTTCTATTGTATCATATTTTCCTGCGTATTTTGGTTTTAAAGTTTTGAAGTAAGCATTAGTTTGTGAATTACCAAATATGTTATATCCACCTGTACTGTTAATTTGAACGATAACACCTGAATAAACAATTCTATTGAATGGTTGGTTATCATACAACAATACGCTGTAGCTTTCATCAGGTATCAACAAACTAGCATTTCTACTGTTTGGTGTACCTTTTTCAACATAAAACTTCAATAGTGATTTGTCAGTGAAGCCGGCTACTCTATAAACTAAACGAACATCCATGTTGTTAAACATTTCTGTAATGTTTGTTGTGGCGTTTATGCCGACTTGTTTTTCATAGTCAACAACCCAGTTTACATAACTAGTAACTGGTGTGCCTGATCCATACACATCGATATCACTCATTCTCAAGTGACTACGGTTGTTTACCAAGTATTGATTAAATTCTGCATTGTATTTGTAATGGTCTACATCAACTCCTAAATTGAAGAATTGTGCTGGCTTAGTCAACGCCATTATTCTCATTAGATCAAATGGATATGAACTAGAACGACGGTAGCTAAATTCAACTGGTGCACCATCACCAACTTTCCAATCACGTTGGAATAATCTTTGATTGTATGCACCTACTACAGAATCTATCGGTGGTAGCAAGTTTCCAGCAGAATCAACTGGTATAATTTCTAATAAGCCATCACGAACGGCTTGTGGAATTACAACTGGATCTCCGTTGTTCCAATCTATACCTTCTGATAAGTCAGTCCACAAAACTAAGTTATCACTTGTATACGGTGCAGGACCATATCGACCTGTCCACCATGATGGCATCTCAGTAAATCCTAACATTTCCCATGGTGTAGTGTTCGGTGTTGTAGTATCATAGAAATACTGATATATACCTCTCCAATAGCCCTGTGATATAGGTGCCTTGTTGATTGCATTTCCGCTTTGATAGTAGTTGTAAGAATAGTTATCATTGCTGTTATAGAACTGGATCTTATAATTCAAACGATTTTGACCTACCCAGTTTAAGAAACCAGAGCTATAAATAGACAACCATTGTTCGTAAGTATAGTCAATTTCTCTAAAGAAACCAGGAACAACTTCATATTCCTTGATAGGTATAACAGAACTAATCTTTAAGTTGTTGTATACACGTAGTTCGAATTCCAAACTAGTTTGATCTCTAAAATCAGTTAGTAATCCAGTCAATGCATCATATTCACCGTATAGTTTTGTGTATGATCCATCGTGACCACGAATGAAATAAGTAGGAGTGCTGTAATTACTATCTAGTATTACTTCAGGTGTATAAGCAGGATACAACCCTAACTTAGTTGGTGTGTTTGGTACGTAAGAGCCATAAGTTTGATTATACTCTTTAATTGTAATTACGTCACCCGGTAGCAAGTCTAATGAAACAGTTAACGAAGGTGCAGTAGTGCTAATGGTATAGTCCTGTCCTTTAATTAATTGCTGTGTTGTTGTTACGCCTAGGGCTGTGCGTGTCAAGTACACTAATACCCCGTAGTAATTTGCAGTAGTATAATCATATACTCTTGTCAATGGATAGATACTTACATCCAAACTGTTTGCAAATGAGTAGGTATTAGAAACATACGCCGCTTTGTTTGGTAGCATATCAGACCAAAAGAATGGTTGACTGTCGTTCTTTGATGCAGTGATTTGATCCAACGCATCATCTAATAATGTAGCTGGATCATAACGTTGCGTATAGTCACTATTTTGTACAGTATATGCCAATAGGTTTTTAAACTTGACATATTCTCTGCTGTTAAACATTAATGCATTGAACAGGTTATGTTCTTGTTTACGTAAGAATGCTCCTGGTAAAACCATGCTAGCACTATTTTGAATAATCCTATCGCCCCACGGTACCATATTACCTAGATCACGGTAGTTGTTTGGACCAAATACTTCACCGGTTGTATTTGGGTTATTGTAAAATATACTTTGATACTGGCCACGAATATCACCTAAGTTTGCAACAGTGATATCTGCATTCAATGGGTTGTTGTTTAAGTTAACAGGTATAGAATAATACGCTGTTTGACTTACTTGGTCACTCAATACTAAAATTTGAATGACTGTTTCTATTATTGGATCTGTAGTTAAAGTTACTGTAGTTGTGTCCGGGCCAACTACCACAGTATATTCATCATGAGGAACTGTGACATTATTAACATACACTTCAATAGTAGGCCAGTTTGTTGAATCTGAACTTGACTTAGCAATATCACAAACAAATTCAGTTGTGGGTACTAGCGGATCATAATTAAATTCAAATATTTGATACTGTATACTTGGGCTTACCGCAGTCTGCCATCCAAGCTGTCTATTATATTCTATACGATTGTTATACTGGAACACATATCCAGTGTTTACTTTTTGAGTTACTGGTTCAGTTCCATTAACATAATCAAAGGTATCTAAGTTTAAAGAAACGTCAAAGCTTAGGTCTCCTACGTTATCTATGGAACTATATCTTACCGGGAAACCTAACACTGTATCGTCTAGTCCTGATCCAATTCCATAAGAAAATAATTTACATCCAGTAAACGATGTGCCTACATATATTTCAGAATTACCAAAACTAATGTTGTTAGAATCAAATACATCAAATAATGGTGATTGATTCAAATTTGTCTTTTGTTGAGCTTCTATCCAATCGATACCATCGTACCAAAATTCTTTTCCTTGATTGAAATATCCACGTAGAGCAACAGTTTGTTGATCTGCGAGTACTTCACCGTCACTAGCTTCAGTTAGAGTAATGACTGGTACGGATGATCCTGAAATAGTAGAGAATCTTGATATGTAAATTTTATTCTTTACGTTAATATCAGTGTCTTGTGTAAAGACAATTCTTGACCCGTCAAACAATGCATAATTGTCATTTGTTGTATCAGTACCAATGATAGACGCATTAGTTTGTTGTGCAAAATAATTTCCACCCTCGTCCCAATCTAGTGTCAATGTCAGTGTTGTTGTACCTGAAATTGCGCTGATTTGTGTGTTGCGTGGTAGAGCATTAGTAGAATCAGTAACATATTGACCTACAGTGAACGCACCTGGTGCGTTCAACTTACCAAAAATGTCATCATTGGCTATCGTAATTGTTGTACTAAGTGGTGACCATGTAAAACTATATGGACCAGTTACAGAAACTGCTGGTATTACTATAGCACCGCCTTTTGTTGCAGAAATTTTAAACTGTGTGCTTGAAACAACTTGAGCAACATAATATGATCCGCCGGTAGTAATACCTGATCCCGGTGTTATATCGTCAAAAACAATTAAGTCATTTACATTAAACCCTGTAGTATTGTAGCCACTAGCAACAGTAAAAACACCAGTAGAGTTACTTCCTGTTTGAATCACTCTATCAGCAAGATAATTGGTGCTAGTTATAGTAGCTGTATAAGCAGTGTATACTTCTACGTCTGGATAGTAATTTTGTTGACCTGCAACATATGTGAATGCATCTGTAGTTCTAGTGTCAATATAGTCAACTGGTGCTTTACCCTCAGAACCTGAATTAAACATCTTGATGTTAGGGTAGAATTCAATAATAGGACGCTTTGCCTTATATTCCGAAGTTGCATATAATGTAACTAAGTTTGGATTGTTATTATAGGTTGCAGTAGCATTGATAACATCAATATGGAACCAACGATTGCTACGAGACCATGCATTTTTATCTATACTATTACGTGCAATAGTAATGTAATCAGGAGTAACTGGGATATAGGAATTGCCTTCCCAATCAGTAGAGTCCCAACCTAAAACGTCCCACGGCACATATGTGGTGGCAGTAAAACCTTCAGGCGCAATAAAATCCTCTACAGGTAATAGTTCAATTGAAGTGCCTACACCTTCTACATAGTATTCACCAGTCAAATAGTTACTAGGAATAACATCACCTTGGAAAACAACTTTCAATCCATTAGTAAATACAATACCATTGGTAGCAGTGAATTGAGATTGACCTATAATATCAGTATCAACATTTAATGTGTTAGTGATATTGCTTTCTACTAATCTAATTGCCCCTACTTTAGTTGGAGAGCTACTATCTTGATAATATAGTGTATCTAATGGTGCGCTGATATATGGAATAATTAGAATCGCACCACTGGCAGTTCTGTAAAAACTTCTAGCGCCATATTGAACACCAAATGATGCTGTAATTTTTTGAGTTACTGGAATTGCAGAAGCTTCTACTAATCTAATTACAGGATCAGAAGGATCACCGATGAGTTGAACTGTGTAAAAATGTTCACTAACATTAGTATAGTATCCTTGTTCATATTGACCTTGATTGATTACCCCAGTCATAGATCCGGTGTCTGTAGTTAATGGATAGATAGATCCATTAGGTGTTGTAGAAATTGTAAACTGAGTAGAGTTAATAATTGACTCTACATAATAAATTGTGTTAGGTAATGTTGTTGAATACTGAGATATGCCACCAAAAGGAGTGCCATTGAATACTATTGCATTTCCTACTATTAAATTTGCAGTGCTATTACATGTGATAGCGTCTGTGGAGCTGTTAGTAGAAGTGATACTTATTGTCTGCAATGAAGTTAGATCATTGTTTTCGTCATACGGTGTGTAATCAAAGAAGTTAGATACATAGCCAACTTCATTTGGCAATCCAGTATTATAGAACATGATGGTTAGTCCATCAAGTGATGTTACTCCATCGATTCCATTTGTCAAATCAGAAATTCTATAACCATTAACTTGTGCGAATGGGAGGTTTGATACTAAACTTACTAAGTTGTTACCAGGGAAGTTATATTCGTCTTGTGCATTTTTTGGAGGTACAGTAAATGTAACAATGCCTTGACTAGCTCCGTTATTGTTAACACCTAAAACATCACGAGTTTGTACGTTAGGTTGTGTGTTACTAAATCCAGTAACGCCTGGTTCACCTTGAATCCAAAATTGTGAATCTTGATTAACAGCAAAAGTATAAGTACCACCGCGCAACAATGTTAATGTAGGATTCGTAGAACCTAAACTGTCAGCACTTGTCAACGGTATAATATTATATCCATTAGGTAGGTCATACACTGCATAGTCGTTGGCGTAGTAAACTGTTTCGTTGGAAACAACTACCCTTGCAGGACCTTCTGGAATCCAATAGTACTGGTTATAATTAATAACCTTGTCTAGGTTAGTAAAGCTATCCCATGAATAGAATTGGCTGTTGAACAAACGATTATTATCGTCAGTAACGCCACCTTCAAGTTTCAATGCATCAATGATACCAGGATAGCTGATAAAATCTTTTGCTACAGATTCGTTAGTTTTAGTAAAGACAACACCTGGATCTAATTGATAATCTCTACGAGTTTTTGTTGGTTCTGTTACATAGTAATCTTTAGCGTTTATACCATAACCAAACTTAGTACCAATGTACCCTTCGATTCTTTTTGTCTCTGGTTGTGCAACAATTTGGTCTAATGTTGCGGCTAAAAACTGTGCGTTCGTAGGTGTTTGGAAAACGTCTGGTAGAAAATTTAGTGTTCTAATTCTTGATGCCATAATATATTACTTATGCAATTTGTAATTCAGCTGGTGTTAGGGCAGCTATAACCAATACGTCATTTGCGGTTGCCGCATTGACGAAAATCTCATAGGGTGAGCATTTTATTTCATATAAATCTCCGAACTTCATTGTAGGATCATTTGGTACTAGAACTGCGGAACTAATGTACTCACCTACTTGGTCATGCAAATATGCACTTAACTCACTGAAGTAGAAGGTGTCTCCAAAGTTCCAATTGTTGATATCAAAATATACATTCATTGCTGTCAATACTGCACTACGAATTTCACTATCACTTGCATTTGTATTTGATGCTTTGATTACTTTTATGGTTGCTTGTAAGTTTGAAGCTGATTTAGGACCAAACAATGGTTTGAAAACAACACTGTTCAGTACCATACTGTCACTTAACATTTTATAATTGTTCAATTCACCATATTCTTCGCTCAATTGATTAATAGTTGGCTTAGGCGGCATGGCGACTGTGTTAGATGTATCTCTAATATAGTTTTGATATTGTGTATAGTAGCTTTGTGTGACTACGTACAAGTCAATAATGTTTGTGGTAGCTGGATCAATACGTGTAGTATTGTTACTATTGTGGCGATATTGGAATTGCAATCCTTGACGACCTGGTCTTATAGAATATTGTGGTTGTGCAACCAATACGTAGAAAGGTGTGTTCACTGTTTGATCTTGAACTGTTTTCCAAAACACATTTTCACCGTATGCATAAAATAGTTGTCCTAGTGGGTACTCATATTTAGCTACTTCTATTTGTGTCTTAGTTTGATATTGAACTACATCACTTGTTGGTACAATCTGATATCTAGACAAACTAATTGCATCTTCTACTAACTCAAAGAATACATAGATACCTGAATTGGCTCCGCCTGTGGTGTATCCAGTTACTGTTTGGAAGAAGTCAGGATTAATAATCAATCCACGATTGTTAATATCATTACTTGCTACTTCAACTTCAAAATCATTAATGTAGCCATCGCTCTCTACTGTCTGACCAACAATGTTAATTGTTACTGGTTTCGATAGGGGATTGTTGCTCGTTGGCTGTGTGTTTGTCGCTAACACACTAATAAAGTCTTGTAAGATTTTACCGCTAAGTGGATCATAAACCAACTTGTCACGTTCAAAACTAAAACGTGTATCTTGCACACTACCAAAGTAGTAACGTAATGAACGATATGTTACATTGTATCTTCCATTTGTAAATTCAAAATTTACAAACCAATTGGCGTCATTGTATTGTTTGATACTCCAACGATCCTGTGCAATAGTCAATGAGTTATTGAAAACTAAACTAAAGTTTTGTTGTAATTCCATACGAATGATACACTCTTGTACAATTTCGTTAGACAAAGAATTATCAAATGCAGGTAGTACAGTAGTTAGTATTGCACCTTCAGGTACATAACCATTTAATGTAACAGGGCCTGTGCCATTAGCAAAGTTACCTTCACCGTTGTTATAACCATCTCCTATAACTGATAGCACGGTAGTCCAAAAGTATGTTTGATTACTTGGGCCGGCAATACCTGAAACAAGATGATTTGTGTTATCAAAGTAGAATCCACTAGGAGCAGTAAATTTTACTAATGCTCCTGGCGTGATGTACTTTACATTGTTTGTAGAGTATGTGCCAATTGGCACTGGTAATGGGCTACCATCAGTGATGTTAAAGAAGTAACCAGTCAATGAATTAGCATCAACTGTACTTGCATTCCAGTATATGGTACCATCACCTGAAGCAGTATTAATCGAATACTGAGGGAAGTTTTGAGTGTAGTACTGAACGACACGGTTACTTGATAGTACACTACCCATAGTGTCTGTTAAGAACGTAATAATGTTACCAACAGTGTTGATTGTCAACGACTCAAAACCATTGGTATCATTTTGCCATAATGCACCGTCAGTTGCAAAGCTGTTTAAGCTTGAATACTTTCCTGTAGGATCCAACAAATCTAAGTTTTTACTGACACCAATACTTGAACGATTGATAGCCTTTGACTTAATAATAGAGCTATACAACGTATATGGGAAGTTGTTGTAATCTTCACCATTAACCATACGGTTTTGAGTATAGTATCGTGTTGGCGCACGTTGTTTAATTTGCGCTAGGGGTTCACGTACTTGTGCGTTAGATACTGGTAGTTGTAACTCAAGACCCAACGTTAAAATTTCTGTTTTACCTGTTCTATTGATGTAACTAAAAGAAACAGTTACGCCCTGCATTTCGTTAGGATCAATAGTGTATGTCAATGCATTTCCCCCACGAACATAAGCACGGAAAGTACCTACAGGGATTTGACTGAAAACGCCGTCACCAAACACATAACTTACTTGGTCATTGAAGCGTGAGTTTACAGAGAATATAGTTCTATTACTTGTTTCTGTCTGTAAGTATGCGTCAGCGTAAATGTTTTCTACTTTGTTCCATAATACTCTAGTACCATTGTTTTGATTTAATTGATACAACCATGTATCTGTGTTATTAACACCGTCAATATCAATGTTTACTACTTGATTGGCAATTTGCTGTTCCAATGTGAAATCAAAGTTTTGTAATGTTCCTTGCTTAAAATAGAAGAAGTAACCTGTATTTGGGCTACCATAACCAAGCTTATCATTGCGATATAACATGTTGAAACGACCGCTAGGAGCAGGAGGAATCTCGTACATGTAATCTGCGTCTACACTAGTTACACTGCAAAGTTCAAAATTCATCGCAATGCCATCGACTACAGTAGTGAACGGGACGATTGGCAATGCATTATTAGGTATTCTTAGTGTGTATTCACTAGTGGTAACATCTAATAAATCTGCTATGTTTCCAGGACGACCAATACGTTGTGTATCAACTAATGCCGCATTGATAATTGTGTTGAATTGCTCAATCCAAGCTGGGTTTGCAGGATCATTCCATAGAATAGGAAGATTGCTTAAATTTGTACCATTCAAATCAGTGATGTTTTGAGTAGTTTGTATGTTTACAATTTTTAGATAACCTTGAGCAGCCAAGTTACGTTTAGGCGTATAGCTAACCAAATTAGCTAGTTTGATAACACTGTCTCTACGTTCAGCAGTGTCAATGAAGTTCTCACGGGTGTTCAAGTCATTGCGGAAAGCAAGACCTTGACCCATAAACGCTATAACGTCAAGTAGGGCAATAAATTCACTAGATTCAGTGAAATCATTGAATGTTTCCGGGTAGTATACACGTAAGTAATCGATGAAACTCTTACGTAGGGTTTCATAATCGTAGCTTCTGAAGTCGGCTTCACGAAAGGTTTGGTAAATTGCTTGCCAATCGTTTACACCGAATAATGCGGACTGTCGTGAACTTGTAGCCATAGGTATATCTCTTTTAAGTATTTATCATACCTAAAAACCGACTTTTTTTAGGGTTATTGTATTGCCGCGCGGCTTGTAGAAGAACTTAGAAAGACGGATAATAAATTAGCTTGATTGAAAGGTGCTACTGCAACTTCCATTTCTAACAAAATTCCGTTTTCTTGCGGGTATGCCTTTACCGTATTAACTAATAATCTAGGATCCAAATTACCTACTCTACGTAATTCAGTTTCTAGTTTAAATTGAACGTCAGGTGTATTAGGTTCAAACACAAAGTTCCACAGTGTGGTTCCATATCCCGGTTGACCTACCTTCTGTCCTTGTCTGATATTCAATGCATTGACAAAATCTTGCATGACTAACTGTTCATCAAGTAGTCTGTATTTTCGGCCAGTATTTACAAACCATTTAACAGAACCAACGCCCCCGTCGTTTCCTGTGGGGGCATTAGTTGTTCTTGGTAAGTTTGCACCAATTGTGCTAAATCCTATGTACTGTGGCATAATATTATTTATACATCCTTAACCTGTACCAAAACTGCCATTAATCAATGGTCGTATTGCATTACCTAAACTATCTACTGGTGAGCTAGTACCATCTGCCGCATATACGACAGACGGACCAGTATACCCTGCGAATGTCTGTTCACTCTGTTCATTACTAGCGGCAGCTTGATTGATAACACCATTAATTGCTTCTAACCTATCTTCTAAATCTTGACTTAGTGCAATCCAAGCTTCTCTAGCAGATTCTACTTCAGGTGAACCCTGCGGTAAATTATTTTCTAATGTGAAGTATTCTTCCCTAGCAGACTCTACTTCAATAGTTAAACTATCAATTTCTTCAAATGCGCTGTCTATTTGATCGTTTTGAGCTAATATTGCATCTAGTAATGCTACCGCAGACTCATCAATATCACCAAAGTCTGGTCTAGGAATTCTACTATCTTCTAATAGTGAATTGATTTGTCCATTTACTTCAGCGACATCGTTAGTGTTTAGACCAATACTAGGCATCTTAATTGCGCCGGCACCACCAAAGCCAATAGCAGACATTGCCGCATTAAGTGGCCCTGCTTCTCCCAATGTTAAATCATTTAACGCTAAACCTGTTAGATTTTGTCCGGCTGATTGTAAACTGCTCAGTGCATTTGTAATCTGACTTGTTGGTAATCCAGGTAATCCTGAAGGTAGATTAGGCAAGCCTGCGGCTAACCCTGCGGCACCTTTAACTGCACTAGGGAATGCAATCTTATTAATTGCCCCGGTTACTGCATTAGTAATAATAGAATTCAATGCAGGATTTTTAGGGATACCCAATGATCCTAATGACTTATTGACAATTGATCCTACACTTAACTGTCCACCAGGAATACCAAACAATCCTGTGCTCTTACTGTTTTTACCAAACACGCCGGCAATTCTTCCTGCGGCGTTGATGATTGATCCGTATGCACCCAATGTTTGATTTATATTCTTACTTGTGGCCAATACGTTTGACGCTCTTAAAATTTGACCGGTGTTGGTTAAAATCTTATTAACATCTCTAGTTCTATTCAATACATTCTTATTACCAAATATAGATGCTCCACGACCTACACCACCAAAGACACCAATCAACCCACCTAAGGCCTGTGATGCTGTCTTGGCATTAGCAATAGTTGATAGGTTCCTATTTAGTTGCTTGGATACACCTATGATAGCATTAACATCCCTAGAAGCTTTAGCAATAGACTTATTACCCAAAGCAGATCCGATAGATCCGATAGATCCAAGTACTCCGGTCAATCCAGTTAATGCTTGAGACGGTGTATTAGCACCATTCAGTCTACCGATAGCAGTGATGCCTCCGGCAACTGCACTGGTAACTCTAGCATTTCTGCCACCTAAAATTTGTCCAGTTGTTCTTAATAATCTAGCGGCAGAATTAAATGGATCATTGTATCCAGATGATCTTGCTACTGCTAGGTCATAGTTAGCATTAGAATTGGATCTCAAGTTTACCGGGCCACGCGGTAATGCAGTCAATGACGCGGCAATCAAACCAAATGCGGCTGCACTTGATCCTTTACTGTTTAATTTAGAACCTGCAATCAATCCTGCAACAGGAAGAACAGTACTCATAATGGATCCTAATCCACCTGTACTTGATTGTGCTAGCCCGGCTGCATAGTTACCTGAACTGATAGCGTTTGTGATTGGATTAGTTACACCGGGTAATCCTAAGCTAGGTAAAGAAATATTAGAAGCTAATGTTCCTAGATTCTTGACTGCATTAATTGTGTTAGAAATACCGGCAGTAGCACCTGACATAATTAAACCAGCAATTGAAGTGGATGATTCTTTACCAGATATCAATCCTGCTCCTGTTAATGCAGTTTGTGATTTTTGTAAGTTAGAAACCATACCTGAAATCTGTGCACCTTGATTGCCTACGAAGGATGTTAAGCTTGATATACCACCTTGTCCAGTGAACAAGTTGTTTGGTAGTGCTTGTGATAACGGAGATCCTGACTTAACTAGTGAGTCAACTAAAGCAGAAGAACCTGGTTTTAATATGCCGGCAGCCTCAAGTTGCGCAGGAGATTGTGCCAATGCACCAAGTGATGCTACTTGTCCTTGTGCTGTTTGAACGATACCTGAACCTGTTGCAACAGCGGCTGCTGCCGCTCCTGTTGCCGCATTGGTTGCGACTGCACTGACCGTTGCGGCAGTTGCTTGCGGATCCATTGCTTCGCTTACTGCAGGAGTTGCAGGAACAGTTGACAATGCCGCAGGCTGCACAGGATTTCCTGTAGGTGCTACTGAGGCAGCTTCATTTGCTTGCTCTACGCTTGAACTAGGTGAATCAGGTAAATTATCACTTGCATTTGAGCTAGTGCTTACGTTGACACCTTGATTAGCATTAGACCATGGTGCATGTGCCGGTGCTCTAGAAGTAATACTCTTTAATGTACCGGGTGCGGCAATGTAGCCTTTAACTGATTCAAACATTGTATCAGTGTGACCAATGTCTTGTAATGGTGGTACTGCATCAGGGGCGGCGCCTTGACCTGTATTCAAGTTAACTCTGCTACCATTAATATAGCAAGTGCCACCTGCATTAAAACTACCCTCTCCACCTGACTGGAAGCTCATCGTCCCGCCTACTTTGAGGTTATACTTACCTGAGGTTTCTATCTTGTAATCAGTTCCAACTTTATGACTTGTACTCTTTTCAGACTGAATAGTAATATCTTCAGCCTTGATGTTTAATTTTTTCTTAGCGTGAATGTTGATGTTAGTATCGGCGTGGAAGTTGATATCACCTTGAGTTCTGACGTTAAAACTGTTCGTACAGAACATATCAATGGTGCCTTCTTTGCCCATCTCAATCCATGATTGACCGTTTCCGTGAATGATGAATATTGTTTGTCCATCATCACTCATTAATATTTGATGACCTGATGATGAACGCATACGCACTAGTTGATCTCTACCAACTAAATCTCCATCATCCATTACAAATGAATGTCCACCTCTACGTGAAATCACTGTCATACCGGCAGAGTCTTTACCAGACTGTGCGGCTTGTACAATACTAGCATCCGTATATCCGCCGGCAAAGATTGGACGACCGGGTGAGCTTACACCCCAACCAACTCTACTAGGACTTTCTCGTTGTGCGCTAGTGGTTATAGTGCCTCTTAGAGGATCACGTATCAAACCTTGTTTGAATAAGATAGACGCTATATAACTGTGTACTGGTTTTGGTTCGTCTAGAAAATTGTTTCCATCTGCAACTGCAGGATTGTTAGAATTTATGTTAGTTACAGGAAGTTGTTCTGCACCGCCATAGCTTTGTGCTTCACTATTGTTATTCGTAATAATGTTTTGACTTGAGCCGATTGCAGGTACCATGTGCAATGCTTCAGGTTTAGGCACACAACCTATCCAAAAGCCATAGTTTGGATCACCGTTGATGAATATACAGATAACAGTAGTACCTAAGTCGGGAGGACTATTCCACATACCATAGCTTGCAGGATTAGCCGCAAAGTCCCCGTCACCTGTTTCTCCTGCCGTAGGTTCTACTGAACCATAGAACGGAGTCATATAGGATACAGTTACCCATCCATCCGGGCTATCCGGATCATCACTACCTAATTCAGTTACATATACTTGTAATCTGCCTGCTCTTGTAGGATCAACGTTATTTTTAACAACTCCAAATACAGGTACACTTCGAATGACACCACCGCCGGCGTCTGGTTTACTTGCTTTCGAGGCGCCGGCTGGCTTAATAATATCTTCAGCCATCGTTATCTCCTATCTCAGTAGGTGTGGTTAATCCAGCAGATGCACCAGGAGATAATTTTGGATCTGATGATAATCCCACCGGTGGTGGGTATCTGGATGCTAAACTTTCAGTTTCTCTTGTGTTATCTGCTGCCGTTTCGGCAGATGCTCTATCAGCTCTATCACGTTCTCTTTGCTGTAATACTGTAGTTTCTTGAGATTCAGCAAAGGTGTTTAGTGATAATTCTAATTCTTGTGTAAACTTACCACCTCTAAAATTATGCTTAATAGTAGTTACTTGATAGCTTATTGCGCCATTCAATTTCTTAGCAATTGATACAGGATAATCCCAAAATAACACATCTTGATTTATTTCCATCAATCCTATTTCATTATCATAATCCATTGCTTCTACAAATTTTATTTCAATGAACACTTGACCTGCTTTAAAATCTACTGTGTATCCATCTGCTCCGTAGAATGATTTGTCTATTTCAGTGCCAGTTGGTACTTCATTTGCTAACCAGTCAGGGTCACCTAATATTTCTATCTTTGCTTTAGCCCAATCACCACCATTTAAATCAGTAGTTACACTATTCTGTGCCTCTTTACCTACACCAATTTTGCCTAGTCTGTCACTGGGTTGAACTTTACTAGTCGCAATAGGAACTTGTGCGTTTCCACCAGTTGCAGTACTAGATGCATCACCTGCACCTAATGCTACACTAAAATAAGCGTTATCTAATGATTGTTCGTATCGTATGATTTCTGAATTTTTACCAGTCCACCAATATTCATATCGTTTTACTCCACCATAGTATGGAGTTGTTTTATCTGCATATGCCGACTTTAGTACAGGTATTTCATAAGTTCTTATTTGATATTCGATATCAAATGTCCAATCTTTGACTATAGTGTCAAACTTAATATTAGATACTACGGGCGCAATATTGAACCATTTCAATCTCTTATTGCTATCAATCTTTTCTGCTTCTTGTGTTTCACTTTTAGCGTCAGGTTGTTCATCGGTTTCATAAACAGCTTTCAGACCATTGACCAAATAATCACTCTGAGTGATTATGTTAGTAATAGCCTGTGTGATTGGGGTGTCTTTGGCAATAGACACAGTTCTTTCATTATTGTTAGGTTGTGCCCTGGTGGCTAAACTTGGATTAACAGTAGTTTTATCAGTAGGTTTTCCCATTGGCCATTTTTGCTTACTCAAGTCAGCAGAACTAACAATTGAAGATTTAGCTATAGATTCAGCATCCCCCAAATAGGTGACACTATATTTGTTTGCAAATTCACGTTTTTTAGCTTTTACATCACCTTCTTGGTCAGATGTTATTTTATTCATCATCTGATTTAATATTTGCTCAACTGTATTGCCAACCAATTGAGGAGCACCTTTATCGATGACACCTCTCTTTTGTCCAAATGCTGCCTGCAACTCTACTGAGGCAGCATTGATGTTATAAATTACGCTCTTACCATCTAACTTAAACCCAATTTTAGTTATATTAATATTATAGTATCTTTGGAATGTCGGATCCGGTACGTTTGCTATTGGAAACTGTGTAATCAAGTTACCCTGAGCATCATATCCTAAAAACTTTACACCTAACACAAAAAATTGTCTGCTAGCATTAGTACTATCTTTGAAGTTGGCTGCATTAGAATATCGTTCTAGTGCTTCTTTAGCTCTTTTTAAATTAGTTATAAATCTAAATCCATACTGTTCAACAATCGTAAAATCCAGCGTTGTATTAATTGTAGGAGATTGTGTAGAAGAATCACTGACCGCAGATACTATTCTCAAGTTATCAATGAAGTAATCGTATTCAAATCCCGGTGCTCTAAGTGCAGGATTGTTGATGCCACCACTTTGTGCCACTAGATATGCGCCACCTACGCCGGCGCCGGCTGCTTCGTTGCCTGTTCCATTAAACTGAGTAATGTCTTTTCTACCACTTAGGTTGAATTGCTCAAGTGCGTCAGGGGTTATCATCCATAGTGATAGTTGATATGTGTAACTAGAATAGACGCTCAATGGATTATACGGTCTAGTACCTATTCCAAATTCATTTGAAACACCTGGATCACCTGCTTGTGTAGTTCCTGTGTTTGAAGTTTCCGGATCTGATGTTAACGGCGCAGTTTGTATCGGTGTCTCATCCGCATACATACCCGTGAAGTTACCCATTGCATCATAGATTGGATCTGCCATATTATATACCAAGTACTCTCTTTAGTGTGTCCATTTTAGGAAGATATATTTCTTTACCAGTAATAAAGTCAAAATACGGATCTTTAAGTCTGTTAGGATTTCGTTGAGCAAACACCCACCATAATCTAGCATCGCTATACAAATCGTATGCTAGTAAATCAGGTCTAAATTCATACACAGGTGTGATGGCCCAAAATACATCTGATGCTAATGCAGGTATAGGTCTGTTAGTCATCACATCTAAGAATTTCTTATTAACAATGTCTGTATTTGCATACGGACTTGTTGCAGGATATAGATTGTTTATGCCAGCCATTACCAAATACCTCCGCCTCTAGATGCACCTTTCAACAACTTACCTGAAGCATAATCACGTAGGCTGAAGCTTTGACTTATATCTTGTCTACTTATTATCGGTACAGCACTGATTTGCATTTGTATTTTTGTGGGTACATACGTAGGTTCTACGGTACCAGGGGCATTACCGTTACTTTTTGTCGATGCCCATTGCGGTGGAAGAGGTAGACCCCCTTGACCTATGCCTGAACTTGAGGTTCTTGCGCTAGTAGCATTTTCGGACAAAGAAGTTGCTTTAGCGGTTTCCGCCATATCCCCAAAGTTATCAGTTGAACTGGCACGAATATAATCTACATCATTGGGTAGGTTATAGTTAAAACTAGTAATAGCTAAGGGGTGTTCATTAAATTGAAACTCTCCCAATCCGTTCAGATAACATAATGGCGGGGGTGTTCCGTTTACTGGATCCTGATCGTTTCCATAAAACATCTTTGTTGCTGATTTGAAAAAATGTATGACAGCTAACATATAATTAGCTTCATATGTATCTTGTGCAGTAAAATCGCAGGTGATTGAAATAGATTCAACACTACTGGCTTTGTATTGAAAAATCTTGTAATTACTATGAATAATTTCCGTAGGGTCGTAACTAGCACTATATTGAACTGCTATTTGCGGTGTATACGGGAAGATTACTCCGTCGGTCTTAGTCAATGGTGTTAAGATTCCCGGGTTAGGAGATTTATATAAGTAACCAGCACCCGGTGCGAGTCTAAGAACTACTCGCCAGTCTCGTAATGCGGCGTAGTTGTACTGGTCTTGGGCTGTAGCCTGTTGCCTTGTCTGTGCGATTGATCCTTGTAAGCCGAGTGCCATAATAGTTTTATCCTTATCTATATTTAGCATAAATATTATGGCGCTTTTTTACCTTTTCTCTCCCCTTTTTGTTGCTTTTCCGCAACTTTTGTGTTATTCTACTAACAAAGAACTACAAGGATTCTATGACCATACCCGCAAAAAAACCAGTTAACTATTTGAATAATAAAGACATTCTCAAAGAAATTCATGAAAGCAAATCAACATATTGCTACTTTACTAAACCCGAATATCATCGATATGACTATATCGTAGACATGCCGACTGAGAGTTTAGAAAAGTCATTTGAACATGCTTTTACGTCTGAAGTTATTCAACAAGCAAAAGAAACCAGAGCACATAGATTGTCGATTGAAACCGGATCTACTGTTGATCCTGCTACAGTATCGGCTACAGATTTAGTCTTTAGAATCATGACTTGGGATCACATCCCTGTATCGCAAAAACAACCCAGAAAAACAGTAAAAAAGAAAACTGCCAAAGATATCTTTGAATTTGAAGAAGGTGATCCAGATGAAATCTTTGCAGATTTGGAAGATACAACAACCAAAGATGAAGTTGATGACATGGTTCATGTCAAAGTCAACTTCCCGCCTTTTCAACACTACAAGATTGATGAGAACAATTCATTCTACTGTATAGGAAAAAGTCACTGGACAGGTGGATTAACGAAGGGTCACTTTACCAAAGATCACGGACAGATAACTAACAAGCTTGCTCGTATGTACATTATGATGTGTGAAAAATACGCCATGAAATACAATTGGCGTGGATATACTTACAATGATGAAATGCGTAACAGTGCGATTCTGCAATTAACATACGTAGGATTAAGATTCAATGAAGCAAAATCTGCCAACCCGTTCGCTTATTACACGGCTGCAATTACTAATAGTTTCTGTCGTGTACTGAACACCGAGAAGCGTAACCAAAACATACGGGATGATATTTTAGAGTTGAATGGTCTGAACCCAAGTTGGTCTAGACAGGGAATAGCTTCAGGTTCCCCGGTTTTTGAAGAATGATTCCAATAGTATTGCAATGCAATGCTATTTTTATTACAATATATAAATGAGTAACCTTTTCAAAAAAGCCGCTGTTTTCACCGACATTCATTTCGGTCTAAAGAGTAACAGCATCCAACACAATCAAGACTGTGCCAATTTTGTAGATTGGTTTATTGAAACTGCAAAGAAAGAAGGATGTGAAACATGTTTCTTTCTAGGTGACTACAATCATCACAGAGCTAGTATCAATATACAAACACTACAGTTTGGCTTACAAGCACTGGAGAAGCTAAATGCTAACTTTGATACTGTATATTTTATCCCAGGCAATCACGATCTTTTTTATCGTGACCGTAGGGACATTCATAGTGTTGAGTGGGCTAAACATTTACCAAATGTTAAGATCATCAATGACTTCTTCCAAGAAGGTGAAGTAGTCATTGCGCCATGGCTTATACAAGAAGATTATAAAAAACTTCAAAAGATGAAGGGCAAGTATTTGTTCGGTCATCTTGAGTTGCCTCGCTTCTATATGAATGCTATGGTTGAAATGCCCGATCACGGAGAAATCAGTGAAGAACACATGACTGGTTTTGAGAAAGTGTTCAGTGGACATTTTCACAAACGCCAAAGTCGTAAGAACATTTGGTATGTTGGTAATGCATTTCCTCACAACTATGCAGATGCAGGTGATGATGCACGTGGTATGATGATTTTAGAATGGGGACAAGAACCCACATTCAAATCATGGCCTCGACAACCAATCTATCGTGTATACAAGTTGTCAGAAATTTTAGAGAATCCTGAAGGACATCTATTGATTGATAGTCATGTTCGTGTGCATCTTGATATTGACATTTCATATGAAGAGGCTAACTTCCTGCGTGAAACATTCATTCCCGAGTACAAACTAAGAGAAATGACTTTGATTCCCATCAAAGGAGAAGGCATTGAGCAAGGCCAAAGTGCTGACGGACTCAAATTTGAATCTGTTGACCAAATTGTCATAGACCAAATCAATGCTATTGAGAGTAAAAACTTTGACAAAAAAATTCTGTTAGAAATTTACAATAACCTATGATAAACAAACCGTTCATTTATTCCGTGCGTGAACCTAGATGCGGTGGAACTCACGTAATAGAATTTATAAAAACTTTATACCAACGAGGTACAGGAAGAACATTGGAGTACCATGATACGCATGACATGAACCATATCAGGAATCTCAATAAAGAAATCAAACCCGATCAAAACGTGCATATAATACGTTGTGATAGAAGGAACTTGGTAGAACATTTTTTTAGTTCGAAATTTATTGAGGTAACTCATAATTTCACTAATATCAGATTTAATGAATCAATGAATGACCATCCGTCTCTTATATCAGGACTTGAACAAAAGATAGTTATAAATGAAGAAGAAGTAAAAAGTTATTTGGGTAGTAGAATGAAAACACATTTAAATTTTTTAAAAAATACTAAAAATTTAAACTCTACGACTATCTATTACGAAGACTGGCATAAAAAATTTGACTTACCTAGTCTGGGTTTATATGACATTGCTCTTTTGAACGGAATGCAGTATACTAAAAAATTGCCTGATTATAAAAGAACAGTGTTCGTTAACTATGATGAGGCGGCAAATTGGATAGAAACATACAAGAATGATTACATTAAAATATATAACGCTGAGAAATTTTTTGAGCATTGGACAAGTCACCCAAGCAGTTGACTTTGACAAGAAAGACATTACATTAATTCTAGGTGAAAACTTAGACCTAGGTGGAGACGGCGCTAGAAATGGCACCGGTAAAACCACGTTGATTCAGGGATTAAGTTATGCATTGTTTGGTCAACCAATCAATAACATTCGAAAAGATAACTTAGTTAATCGTACCAATGCTAAAGGTATGATGGTTACTCTTGAATTTAATGTAAACGGCACAAACTATAAAATTGAACGTGGTCGCAAACCCAATGTATTAAAGTTTTATGTTAATGATGTTCAACAGAAAGCATCTGAAGATCAACAGGGTGAAAACAAAGAAACACAAGGTGCAATTGAACGTGTGTTGAATATGACTCCTGAGATGTTCAAACATATTGTTGTGTTGAACACATATAGTGAACCATTTCTTGCACTAAAGAATAACGAACAACGTGAAATCATTGAGCAATTGCTCGGTATCACCTTGCTTAGTGAGAAGGCAGAAGTTGTAAAGGAATTGATTCGTCAGAGCAAAGACGACATTCAGCAAGAAGAATTCCGTATCAAAGCAGTTGAAGAAGCTAACAAGCGAGTCAAAGAACAGATTGACGCTATTAAACGCAGACAATCATTGTGGCAACGAAAGCATGATGATGACCTGGCTACTTTAGCTATTGAGTATGATGACCTTAGTAAGATTGACATTGAAGTTGAGTTACAATCACACAAAGATTTAGCTGTTTGGAATACACAAAAACAACAGCATGACACATACAATGCATTGATTGCTCGCCAAACAGCATGGATGCAAAAACAAGACAAGGATATTGCCGCACTCAAAACAAAGATGGATGAGTTGAGCCATATTGATTTTGATGCTGAGTTGCAAGCACACAAAGATTTAGTTATATACAACCAACAAGTTCAGTTAAAGTCAGCATACGATAGTAAAATTGATAGTTTACGCAAAGAGATTACTAAAGAAGGTAAGAACTACGAAAAACTAACAACAGAAATAAAAACATTAAAAGAACACAAGTGCTATGCATGCGGTCAAGACTTCCATGACGATCAACACACTACGGTCTTAACCAGTAAGGTCGAGTTGTGGAATGCTAGCAAAAATCATTTGGATGATTTGAAGTTTCAACTTGATGAACTAGTTGCTAATCCTATCATTGTAAACAATAAACCTACAACACATTACAAGACAGAAGCAGAAGCAGTGCGTCAGTCAACCGAAATTGATAACATCAAAAAGCAAATTGACGAGAAATCTAGCGAGAATAACCCCTTCAGTGAACAACTTCTTGATACACCTAGCGTAACTTTAGGTAAGCGCCCATCTACGCATTATGATACTGAAGTAGAAGCAGTTGAACATAGAGCAAAGGTATCAAGTTTATTATCACAAATTGAAGGCAAAGCCGCAGAGTCTGATCCTTATCAAGAACAAATTACAGAAATGGAAGCTCAGGCTTTACAAGAAGTAAAGTTTGATACTATCAATGAAATTACAAAGGCTATGGAACATCAAAAGTTCTTGCTTGACTTGTTGACTAGCAAAGATAGCTTTGTTCGTAAGAAAATTATTGACCAGAACTTGAGTTATCTAAACGCACGACTAACTCACTACCTAGATAAGATAGGTCTACCACACAATGTTGTTTTTAAGAATGACTTACAAGTTGAAATTACTGAATTAGGTCGTGAACTTGATTTTGACAACTTATCACGTGGTGAACGAAACAGACTGATTCTTGGTTTGAGTTTTGCTTTCCGTGATGTTTGGGAGAACTTATATGCTCCAATCAATACACTATTCATTGACGAATTGATTGACAGTGGTCTTGACACAATGGGTGTTGAGAACAGTCTAGCAATTCTCAAAGACATGAGCCGTCGTAGACATAAATCTATATGGCTTGTTTCACACCGTGAAGAACTTGCAGGTCGTGTACCAAACGTTCTAAAGGTTGTGAAGGAAAACGGCTTCACAAGCTACGCTACTGCAACAGACACAGAATAATTTTTCACTGTCTCTGTAAGTACATAAGTAATAATATGCCAAGTCCACAAAAACAAAAAGGTTCCAGTTTCGAGCGTGAAGTTGCTCAGTATCTAAGCAAAACATACGGAGAGTCGTTTATTCGTGCTCCGGGCTCAGGAGCCTATGTGGGCGGTAAGAATCAGTCACGTACAGAGTTCTTGCACGAAGGTCAAATTCGTTCTTTTAAAGGCGATATTGTACCCGGGCAAAGCTTTGTCAAGTTCAATGCAGAATGCAAAAGCTATGCTGATTTTCCCTTTCACTTAGTACTTACAGGAGAGTGTAAGCAACTAAATAGTTGGCTAGATCAACTCATGGCTGTCGCTGAACAAGATGATGTAAACGTACTCTTTATGAAATTTAATCGTAAAGGTAAGTTTATCTGTGTTCAGAGTAAGCTCACGTGGATCACAGATCAATTCTTGTACTACACATCAGAAAAATATGGTGATTGGATCATGATTGAATTCGATCACTTTTGGATTCACAACAAAGACCTCTTTAAAACATATTGCTCAGGCTCATCAGACACCAAGTCAACAATTGAAAATCTAAAAACACAAGATATACTCTCAACCCTAAAATAACCCCCACATTTTGTCATTAAATTTGTTTGGTCGTGGATGCTCGACCCTCCTTGAGATTGTACAGATTGTGCTGTGCCGTCAGATTCTGGAGTAGCAGAAATTAATTTTTCTGGAATACCGAGAGTGCAATCGACAAAGCGAACACTCAACAATTCTATTGATATTTTGTCTTGATTCAATAGAAAGTGCGTTGCCGAAGAATGTTTTAGATCATGGATCACTACATAGCTTCACTACAATCCCATAATACTTTAAAGGGCAACCGGTAGCGGATGTTAGCAAAAATAGGCTGAACACCGGGGAATAGACAACTATGGACGACGGGCATGGCAAGTACCCCTTAACCATTGGTAGTGCTAATTAGCACTACCATGGCTTCTAAGCGGCAATATACTTCCTTATAAGAACAGAATCAAAAGAATAAACAATCTAAATCACAATAACAAACGTAGTACGAACGAAGTGAGTACTAGTGAAGTTATTAGATGTCCGAAGGACATCTTTAAAGATGAGATAGATTGAATCCCTAATTGAGTAAATGAATAGTTACGGATTGAAAAAGAATAAAAGAAGTCCAAAATTAGAAGAACGGGAGTCCTGATTTCTTTGTAACTTCTAGGTTACTATCTATTAGTTCTTTAAGTTGCTCACGTTCGGACGTGGACATATTCAGAACATCTTCATATGTCGCACCTCCCCTCATGTACCATGCCATAGACATGGCACTTTTCTTTATATCATGAACGGCTTTTTCGTATCCATCCAATAGCTTCTGTATGCCTTCGGAGTCAAGGCGTAGAAGCGTTAGGCGAAAAAATCGCTTGTGTTCAACGTGAATGGTTGGTCATATTCATGTTGGCAATGCACACATTTGATTTTCAATGGTTTGATTTCTGTTGCTGATTTCAAATCTGCATTGTAATCACGGATAGTTACATACGTGTTTTTGTCACAGTTATTCAAGAAATCTAAGATGAAATCTTTGCTGTCTACACGTGCTGTAGGTGTTTCAATGTATTCAATAGCACCAGTTAACAATTTGATAGTCAACTGAGTAACACGTTTTAGTGCTTCTTGACCGCGGACTTTACGAACTTCTTCATCTGGTTCGTTTTCTAACATGATAAACACACGTTGAATTTCAATCTGACCAATACTAGCCTCATTCATTTCTTTATAAGAAAGAGGTCTGAATTTGATCTTCAAGTCGTTTAATACTAGTTCAGTTTCATAATTGCCAGGTCTCATTTGACTTAACATATTGATTAAGTTCAATCCATACTTACCTACATCATGACAGCTAGGACATTCAGATTCAATGTCCATATCGTTGCCACCACCTGCGGCACGAATACCGATAAGCACAGCATCTAAGTCCATACTGTTGATTGCCCATGGATCTTTGATGCTAGGTACGCAACTTTTCATCAACTCTGCCATAGCAGTGCCGTTATACAATGCGTCTGGAGTTTTTGTTGTTATCTCATCGATAGCAGTCATCGGGAAGATAGGTATTTCGCCGTTTTCGGGCATGTTTAGTACACCCGCGGGGTAGTATTTGCCTCCGCTAGGTAGTTTGATATAAACCGCTGGACGACGGAAATACTGCTTTAGTGGGTTGTTGTCTAATGCCATTTGTGTTCCTTTTAAGTTAAAATTGGGTCTTTGCCCAATACTAAATACAAGTATATTTATTTGGCAAAACACTATGGATGAAAATATTCAAGAACTCAAAGAGTCGATGCTTCGGTTAACCGATGTTTTAGGCAATCAGGCCCAGTTACTGGAAAACCAGACTAGGATCATGATGGCTGGCATGAAGCAGGAAGATATTGAGAAACTTAAACTAGAACAAGTTTTTGGTAGAAATACAGCCGCAGTGGATGGTAACACAGGGGCCGTAGATCGTAGCTCACGTGCATACAAAGCCAATTTAGACGCAGCCGAAGAATACAATAAGGCAATGCAAAACTATGCAAGCGCCTTAAAAGGTGGTGCAGACGGTCTAAAGAAAGTATTCAATAACATGATTAGTCAGGATCCTAGCAGATCCATGGCAAAATACAGTGATGGATTGAGTACATTAGGTGATGCAGTAGCCAAGGCAGCAGAAAACTTTGGCACAGTAGGTAAAGTAGTTGGTGCAACGATACAAGGATTTACCAAGATTGCCGGCATGCAAATGCAACAGGCTGATCTATTGCTTAAAGCCAACGATCAATTAGCACAATTTGGAACAGCAGGATCATTTACAACTAAAGAGTTGATGGATATGGCTCATGGAGCCGGCGTAACGTCCAAGAACATGGATACGCTTATTAATCCAATTAAGAGTTTAGGTCCTGCGCTTACAAGTTTGGGTGGTAGTACTGGTGAAGGTGTCAAAGCTTTTGCGGCAATGACTAAGGTCACTAATCAACAACGTGAAGAATTTCAACGTTTAGGTGTTAGTCAAGAACAACTAATTCAGAATCAAGCAGATTATGTAAAACTACAACAAATGTCCGGAAAGACACTCAGTAACGAAGCAAAAGACCGTGCGGCGTTACAGAGAGCAAGTTTAGAATACACAGAAAGTCTAATGACTCTTTCTAGTTTAACCGGACAAGATGTTGAGTCAATAAAAAAGAAACAGCAAGAGGCATCTAGAGCGGTAGAAGCACAGGTTGCTCAGATTAATTTAGAAACTAGAGCAAGAAGATTAGAGGCTGCAGGTAGAACAGAAGAAGCGGCACTTGTAAGAAAAGAAAAAGAAGGCCGCGCCCAAGCTATAAACACATTGGCAGCGTTTGATGATAGCGTCATGAAAGGTGCCCGTGAATTCTTGAGCACCGGTACTTTAGTCAGTGATGAAGCACAAGCACTTGCTAGATTGGGTCTAGTTGACGAATTAAAGAAATTAAAATCAGGTATTGCCGCTGGTGGCGATGCTGAGATGTTAACGGCTCAGTTTCAAGATCAATATAATAAAAAATTAATAGAAGCAACAGAAAAAGTAGGATTTTCTGCATCTAGAGTTCCAGAAATAGCTAAGAACTTTAGCATGAGTGAAAACTCAATGTCACAGGCTGCGGCAAAAAGAAACGATAGTTACGCAAAAGAATTAGAACTATCTCGACAAAAAATTGCTGAAGGTAAACAACCAGGCAAAGATCCGGCGCAAGATGCTAGGGCCAAGCTGACTACGGCCGAAATTGAAGTCGGCAAAGCGATGGATAAAATAGTTGCCTTCACTAATCCGTTATTAAAAGGTTTTGGATTAGTTGAAATAGGGGCAACTGCCGCTGGCTCAGCATTGTTGGCTCTTGGCGCTATTGGAATGGCTAAGGCAACCGGCGGATTAGCAGCCAAAGGCGCTGATGCAGTTAAGTCTGCGTTGGGTATGGGTGCAAAAATGGCCGCACCAGTTGCAACAACTGTTGCAACAGCAGCCGCACCGGCCGCGGCAACAGCGGCGGCACCAGTAGCAGCCACAGCAGCCGGCACTGCGGCCGCAGGCGGAGCAGGAACTGCCGCATCAGCCGCAACTGCGGCCGGTACTGCACTTTCTAAATTAGCAGGACCTTTAACAGGCTTATCTAAGGCAGCACCATTGATTGGTACTGTAATGTCAGTTGGTACAGGCGTAGTAGACGCATATCAAGGCATAAAGAAAGCTGACAAAGACCTCAAGGAAGGTAAGATAACAAAAGAAGAAGCACGTGTTGAAAAAGGTGAAGCTGTTGGTGGAGGAACAGGAACAGCGGCAGGCGGTGCTGCCGGTGCACTAGGTGGTGCAAAAGCAGGGGCATTAATTGGTGCAGCCGCAGGACCAGTTGGAATTGCTATCGGTGGAATATTAGGCGCGGCAGTTGGTGGTTGGTTAGGTAGTAAAGGTGGTAAGGCCATTGGTGAGGTTGCCGGTGGTAGTATCGCTAAAATGACAGCAGATGCTGATAAGAAAGTTGACGAAGCTTCTAAGAAAGCAGAAACTAAGAAAGATGGTAGTCTTAGTAAAGATACTAAGGTGGGAAGTGATGTAGTTAAGGTATCTATTGTCAAAGTAGATGACCCAAATTTACTGAAGGCACTAGGTGCAATGACACCAATGCCAAAACTAGGAACACCAGAATCTACAGGAAACGTAGGTACTAGAGCAGGCACTATATCAGAAACCAAATCATTTACATTTAGTGAGGCGGAACTTGCAAAGAAAGATATTAAGTTATACGAAGAATATCTTGCAAGAAAGAGAGAATTATTTGATAAAGAATTAGAGGCACGCAAAAAGAATCTTCCTAAAAACGCACCAGCACAACGAATACTGGGAACTGAAAGTATAGCACGTGATATTGCTGACATGAAAGCAAAAGAAGAATTCGCAGAACGTGCAGAAAAAGTTGGTGCGGCCAAGATAGATAAACCTACATCTACTGCACCAAAAGCCGCTGTTGGCGGTATATTTGAAGGTCCTAAGTCTGGTTATCCAGTAGAACTACATGGCAAAGAAGCTGTAGTACCATTGGGTACTGGAATGAAAACTTCCGGATTGACTGCACCAGATTCTCTATTAGAAGAAGAACGTGATGAAGAACTAGAAAAAGAAATAGAAGCATTGGCTGCATTGAAAAAAACAATGCGTGAAACAGATGCTAGTTTCGATAAGCTAACCGCTTCTATTATTAAATTGAACAAACTAGAAGAAGAAAAACTAGAAAGTACAGAAGATCAAGTCGATGGACTTAAAGGTGCCAATGACAAACTTAAAAACGTATTCAACAATGTTGGGTTAGATTTATCTAAGTTTGCTAGTAATATAAAAGTAGTAACACGTGAAGCAAGTTCAAGTGGTACAGGAATAAAAGTACCTGAGGGTTTGGGTGGTATTCTTGGTGGAACTGCTGGCGGCGGGAAAGAAGCTCCCGCAGGCGGCGCGGCAGGTGGAACAGGAGTTACCCCGCCGTCAGCCCCGCCGTTAGCAGGTATGGGCGGCGGCACTGGATTGAAACCGGCTAAAGCTAAAGATCAGGATATTAAACAGAATCTAGGCGATGTTAAAGCCGCATTGATGAAGCGTGGCATGGGGGATGAAAAATATCTTAATGCTGTTCTTGGTAATGTTATGAAGGAAACCGGCGGTGTACTTCAAAACGAAAATTTAGATTACGGTAAAACTAGTAACGAGAGAATCCGATCAATATTTGGATCCAGAGTAGCTGGGAAATCAGATCAAGAAATAAATGAGATTAAAAAGAACCCCGAAATGATGGGTGAAGTAATGTACGGCAAAGATACTAAGATCGGCCGTGGCATGGGTAATACTGAAATAGGTGACGGTTTCAAGTATCGCGGACGAGGCTATATCGGTATTACTGGTAAAGCAATGTATGCAAAGGCTTCACAAGCATTGTTCGGTGATGATAGACTAGTAAAAGACCCGGATCTATTGAATAATCCTCAAGTAGCGGCCGAAGCAACTGCATGGTACATGGAAATGACTAAAGGCAGTATGGCTAAAAGGATGGGTATTGATCCCTCACAGCCTATGACTCAAGATATGGCTAACCAATTAGCAACTAGTCAAGTTGCAGGCCGTGATGTTAATAAGTCAAGTGACTACATTAAAGGTGAATTGTTAGGTAAAGTATCGAGGTACGCCGCATCTAAAGACATTCAAGGAATACAGCCATCATCCAGCGGAACAATGGTTGCATCCGCAGATACTAAAAAATCAGAAATACCAAAAGCACAGCGTGGAGGTGTATTTGACGGACCTGATTCAGGTTATCTAGTAGAGTTACATGGTCCTGAAACAGTTATACCTAATGACAAGATTGCTAGCATAGCTAAAAAGGAGCTAGAATCAGTTACAAAAATGTCCGGTAGTATAGCTCAATCTGAAGGGGATTTACCCAAAGAAGTTAAAGAATTCTTCCAACTACAAGGACAAATCAATAGTCTACAGTCTTTAAAAGCAGACGATGGTAGAGAAACATTCAGTGCAGTAGACCCAGAGTCACAAAGAGCACAAGAAAGAATGTTTGCTAAACTTGACGAAATGATGTCAGGTTTGGTTTCAACTGGATATGATAAAGCCTGGTTAGAAAGAGGAGGCGATGACGAACCAGTTGCTCCTAAAGATATTGGAGCATCATTAGCAAGATATACAGACGAAGATTCAGGTGTTACTAACGCCATGAAGAAACTAATGCCTGCAGGAATGATATCTGATAGTCAATCTAGTATGGCTACTGCACCCTCAGCCGACATAGTAACAACTGCAACCGACACGTTAAAAGATATCACAGACAATACGAAAACTGCAATGGTTGACGCATTGAAATCGATGCAAGATGAGTTTAAGATTACTCTATCTCAAATAATGCAAAGACAGCCCGACTCCGCAGAACCAATGGCAGTTAAGGATACAGTAACTGAATTATTAAGCAGTAAATTGGATATGATGATAGATAAGCTATCCCAAAGCAATGATACACAGGACAAGTTATTACAGTATTCAAAGGTTTAAAACTAAATACTAATAACGCATTAAACGATATGACATATAAAAAGAAATTCCTAAACAGAAGCGGTGTATCTAGTCCAATCTCCGGTGGCAATAGCAATCAGGGAGCTTGGAACGGAAGCCCTGGTCAAAACGGTTCAGCAACCGGTGGCTGGAGTAATGTTGATATGGGCTATCGTAACTACATGAGTAGACTTCCTGAAGTCTACACAGGTCACCCAAACCGTATTGAACGATACAATCAATATGAAATGATGGACGTTGATGCTGAAATCAACGCATGTTTAGATATCATTTCAGAGTTCAGTACGATGAAAAATGAACAAAACAAGACTCCATTTGCGTTTGAATTCAAAGACGATCCTACTCCACATGAAGTAGACTTACTAAAGACGCAACTACAACAGTGGTGCAAACTAAATGAATTTGATGTACGAATCTTTAAGATTTTCCGTAACGCTATCAAATACGGAGATCAAGTATTCGTTCGTGACCCTGAAACTTTTAAACTGTTTTGGGTCGATATGGTTAAAGTTATCAAAGTTATTGTTAACGAAAGTGAAGGCAAGAAGCCAGAACAATACGTTCTCAAAGACATAAACATAAATTTACAAAACTTATCTGTAGCACAAAAAACAAATACAGATTTTGCGGCTAATCCTGCAACTGGACTAGGTGGCACAGGTGGCGGTGGTGCCAGTGGTGGTTACACCGTACCCGCAATGCCATATAATACTACAGGTAGTCGATTCACTTTAGGCCAGAGCGAGTCAGCCATAGATGCTAAACATGTAGTCCATCTAAGTTTGACTGAAGGTCTGGATCGTTTCTGGCCTTTCGGTCAAAGCATTCTAGAGAATATCTTTAAAGTATACAAGCAAAAAGAATTACTTGAGGATGCGGTTCTTATCTATCGTGTACAACGTGCTCCTGAACGTAGAATGTTTAAGATTGACGTTGGTAACATGCCAAGTCACATGGCTATGGCATTCGTTGAACGTATTAAGAACGAGATTCATCAACGTAGAATTCCAAGCATATATGGCGGTTCTAGTATAGTTGATGCATCATACAACCCATTATCAATGAACGAAGATTACTTCTTCCCTGTCACTGCTGACGGGAGAGGATCAAGTGTTGAAGTCCTTCCCGGTGGTCAAAACTTGGGCGAGATTGATGACTTGCGCTACTTTAACAACAGATTAGCACGTGGTTTACGTGTTCCAAGTAGCTATCTTCCTACAGGTCCTGATGATAACACAACTCCATTGAGTGATGGTCGTGTTGGCACTGCGATGATTCAAGAGTTCCGTTTTAATCAATACTGTGAACGATTACAGAACTATCTTGCAATGAAGATGGACGAAGAATTCAAATTGTTCTTACGTTGGAGAGGTCTAAACATTGATAGTGGATTGTTTCAATTAAAGTTCAATCCACCACAGAACTTTGCCGCATATCGTCAAAGCGAACTAGACAATGCACGTGTTGGAACGTTCTCTAGCATGGAAGCGTTCCCTTATATTTCTAAACGTTTTGCACTAGAACGTTTCTTGGGATTAACTGAAGAAGAAATTACTAAGAACGAACAATTATGGCGTGAAGAAAATAACGAGACAGAAGATGAAACACCGGAAGGTCAAGATTTACGTAACGTTGGTGTAAGCGTAGGTGATATTGAAACTGATGAGCAGACTGGAGAAGAAATGAGTGAACCAGAAGCACCTGAAGGAGAAGAAATGGCTCCTGAAGTAGCAGGCCCAGTACAATCATCACCGGGTGCAATGCCACCTGCAGGTCCACCAGCATAAGATAAATAAAGAATAAGGTATAAAACCAAATGAAGTTAATGGAAATGTTTGATCCGCCGGTAGCAGGTTATCAAGATGTTAATCAAGATAACAGTAAACCTATATGGAAACAATCTAGAAAAACTAAGTTAACACTTAAACAAATACGTAAATTACGTAAGATGTTAGATGTTCGTAATTATGAAAAGAAACAACATTTAAAGAGAGTTCATACTCAATATGGACCAAAAGCAGAAGCTGAAGGCGGAGCCCCGGTTTAATTTCGTATATCTAAAGTGAAAATGTAAAAAATCAGCACTTATTGTGCTGTTTTTTTTGCTACCCACTAAATAGTTATTACAAAGCCATTCTATTCAGGAGAAACAAACAATGGATAACAAAAAATTTGAACAACTCATTGACCTAATTATCAATGAGAACGAAGAACAAGCCCGTGAATTATTTCACGATATCGTGGTAGAAAAATCACGTGAAATCTATGAGTCTATCATGGACGATGAGATGATGGGCGAAGGCGGCATGGTCGGTCAAGTAGGCGACATGATGGATGAAATCAGTGCTGAAGAAGCCGGCGGCATGACCGAAGGTGACGAAGAAATGGAATTCGATGCTGATGACGGCGAAGGCGATGATGAAATAGTTGACATCGATGCTGACGACATGGGTGACGAAGGTGGTGAAGAAGTTGAAGATGCTGTTATTCGTATTGAGGACAAGCTAGACCAACTAATGGCAGAATTTGAACAAATCATGGGCGGTGGCGATGACGACATGGGCGATGACGACATGGGCGGTGACGACATGGGTGATGACGACATGGGCGATGACGAAATGATGGAAGCCGAAGATGATAATGAAGACGACCTAGAAGAATCAGTTATGGAAGCTATTCAACTAAAACAAGTTGGTGGACAAACATACAATTCATACGGTAAGATGGGTGACAATGGCGATCAAACAAAGAGCCCAAGTCTACAAAACAGCGGACAAGCTGGTATGGATTCTAGACCAGTCAAATTCAGCGGTCAATCTGAAGCTGTACCAACAAGCCCAAAGAACCCAAGCAATGCGTACTCTAAAGGTGAAACAAGTGTTAAAGGTGCCGGCCAATTCAAGAATGCCCCAGCACAAAAGACACAAGACTTAGAAAAAGCTCCAGCCCCAACTAAGTCTCAGGCATCTGGCGTAAACACAAAGAGCCCAGTCTCTGAGTCACGCAAGACAACAAAGCGTATTTAAGGAATCTGAGAGCAATGGCTTTGTATCTCAAGGAAAATCTGACTTTTGACCGCGCACAAATGGTGGTCGAAAGTGCAGATGACGGCAACGGGAAATCCCTATATATGAAGGGAATTTTCATCCAGGGCGGGGTTAAAAACGCAAACGAGCGTGTTTACCCCGTATCTGAGATTGAGAGTGCAGTACAAACATTGAACGAACAAATTCAAAATGGTTACAGTGTCTTGGGTGAAGTAGATCACCCAGACGATTTAAAAATCAACCTCGACCGTGTGTCACATATGATTACTCAAATGTGGATGGATGGTGCAAACGGGTTTGGTAAGCTAAAGATTCTACCAACTCCAATGGGCGAGTTAGTAAAAACTATGCTACAGAGTGGTGTTAAACTTGGCGTGTCTAGTCGTGGTAGCGGTAACGTGAATGACTATGATGGCAAGGTAAGTGACTTTGAAATAGTCACGGTTGATGTTGTCGCACAACCTAGTGCGCCTAATGCTTATCCTAAAGCAATTTATGAAGGTATGATGAATATGCGTCATGGTCATAAAATGTTGGAGATTGCAAAAGATGCACAAACAGACAAGAAAGTACAGAGATACCTACAAGAGGAAGTAACACGCCTCATCAAGGATCTCAAAATCAAATAAAAGGGGAACATCAAATGTTTGATGCTATCAAACCATTACTTGAGAGCGGCCTAATCAACGAGGAAACTTCTCAAGCTATTAACGAAGCTTGGGAATCTAAATTGAACGAGGCACGTGAGCAAGTTCGTGCAGAACTACGTGAAGATTTTGCACGCCGTTATGAACACGATAGAAGCGTGATGGTTGAAGCCCTAGATAAGATGATGACAGATAGCCTATCAGAAGAAATTTCCGAATTTCAAGCTGAAAGACAGGCTATGAATGAAGACCGCATCCGCGCACAACAAAAACTACGTGAAAGCGCAGTTAAGTTCAATGACTTTATGGTTACTAAATTAGCCGAAGAAATTAAAGAATTACGTGCAGATCGCAAAGCAATGAAAGAAAACCAAGACAAACTAGAACAATTCGTTGTTCATGCTCTTTCACGTGAAATTAAAGAATTCTCACAAGACAAGCAAGCAGTAGTTGAAGCTAAGGTTAAACTAGTTACTGAAGGTCGTCAACAACTTCAAGCATTGAAGCAACGTTTTGTTGCTGAAAGTGCTAAGAGATTGAATTCTGTTGTTACATCACATCTTAAGGGTGAATTATCTCAGCTTAAGGAAGACATTCAAATCGCCCGCGAAAATACTTTTGGTCGCAAGCTATTTGAAGCCTTTGCAGGCGAGTTCTCTGTTACTCATTTAAATGAGAAAGCAGAAACACGCAAGTTAATGGCACAACTACAAGAAAAAGAACATCAATTGGCAGAATCAGCAAAGATTTTATCTAATGCTAAGAAGCTAGTTGAATCAAAAGAACGTGAGGTTCGTATTATTAAGGAATCCAATCTACGTGAAAAGGCTATGGCAGACTTGCTTGGTACTTTGAACGAAGAAAAAGCTTCTACAATGAAGAGCCTACTAGAAAGCGTCCAGACTACCAAGTTGAAGATGGCTTTCGATAAATATCTTCCAGCAGTTTTAAACACTGGCACTGAGAAGAAGCCTGCAAAGGCTGTATTAGCAGAGTCCAAAGTGATTTCTGAAATTACTGGAGATAAACCAGCTGCAAAACAACAAAATGAAGTTGAACAGGATAGTAATCTTATCGACTTTAAGCGTTTAGCAGGGCTATAAAAAAAGACATATATTAGGAGAAAATACAAATGTCACAAGTTCTATTAGAAAGCCGTTGGGACGAGACCAAGGATGCCCTACTTGAAGGCTTAAAAGGTACTCGCCGTTCATCTATGGGTGTTATCTTAGAAAACACTCGCAAAGCACTATTGAAGGAATCTTCAGCAGGCACAACTACTGCAGGTAATATCGCTACTTTAAACCGCGTTATTCTTCCAGTTATCCGTCGTGTAATGCCAACAGTTATCGCTAACGAGTTGGTAGGCGTTCAGCCAATGACAGGTCCTGTTGGTCAAATCCACACTCTACGTGTACGTTATGCTCAATCATTGACAGATAACAGTGCCGCACAAACTAGCGTTACAGCTGGTGAAGAAGCATTGTCACCGTTCAAGATTGCTCAGGCATATTCTCGCACTCCAAGTGGTGATGGCTCAACAAGCTATTACACAGCTAACGACACTGCTGCCTTAGAAGGCAACGGTGGTAAGCAAATCAGCGTACAAATCTTGCGTCAGGCTGTTGAAGCTAAGTCACGTAAGTTACAAGCACGTTGGACATTCGAAGCTGCCCAAGACGCTCAAAGCCAACATGGTATTGACGTTGAAGCAGAAATCATGGCCGCATTAGCACAAGAAATTACTGCTGAAATCGACCAAGAAATTCTATTGTCTCTACGTACTCTAGCATCTACTGAGTTTACATACAACCAAGCTACTGTATCAGGTACAGCTACTTACGTTGGTGACGAACACGCTGCCTTAGCTGTTCTAATCAACCGTGTTGCTAACTTGATTGCTCAACGCACTCGTCGTGGCGCAGGTAACTGGGCTGTTGTATCTAGCGCGGCATTGACAGTATTGCAATCTGCAACTACTTCTGCTTTCGCACGTACTACAGAAGGTAC